GTGTAACCAGTCACTCCGGTATAACCTGTGTACCCTGTGTAACCTGTGAAACCAGTGTAACCAGTCACTCCAGTGTAGCCTGTGTACCCGGTAAATCCAGTGAAACCAGTGTAACCAGTCACTCCAGTGTAACCTGTGTACCCGGTAAAGCCAGTGAAACCAGTGTAACCGGTCACTCCCGTGTAGCCTGTGTACCCTGTAAATCCGGTGTATCCTGTGACTCCAGTGTATCCTGTGTACCCGGTAAATCCAGTGAAACCAGTGTATCCAGTCACTCCAGTGTAGCCTGTGTACCCGGTAAATCCGGTGAAACCAGTGTAACCAGTCACTCCAGTGTAACCTGTGTATCCGGTGAAACCAGTGTAACCAGTCACTCCGGTATAACCTGTGTACCCTGTGTAACCTGTGAAACCAGTGTAACCAGTCACTCCAGTGTAGCCTGTGTACCCGGTAAATCCAGTGAAACCAGTGTAACCAGTCACTCCAGTGTAACCTGTGTACCCGGTAAAGCCAGTGAAACCAGTGTAACCGGTCACTCCCGTGTAGCCTGTGTACCCTGTAAATCCGGTGTATCCTGTGACTCCAGTGTATCCTGTGTATCCTGTGTACCCGGTAAATCCAGTGTATCCAGTCACTCCAGTGTACCCAGTGTAGCCTGTGTACCCGGTAAATCCGGTGAAACCAGTGTAACCAGTCACTCCAGTGTAACCTGTGTACCCGGTAAAGCCAGTGAAACCAGTGTACCCTGTGACTCCAGTGTAGCCAGTATACCCTGTGTAACCAGTGAAACCAGTGTAACCTGTGACTCCAGTGTAGCCCGTGTACCCTGTGTATCCCGTGAAACCAGTGTAACCCGTGACTCCAGTGTAGCCAGTGTACCCGGTAAATCCAGTGAAACCAGTGTACCCTGTGACTCCAGTGTAGCCAGTGTACCCGGTAAATCCAGTGAATCCAGTGTAACCAGTCACTCCAGTGTAGCCAGTGTAGCCAGTGTACCCGGTAAATCCAGTGAATCCAGTGTAGCCAGTGTATCCTGTAGCTCCTACAATTCCTGCGTCAGTAAAAGTCCAACCTGTAATTGTACCACTTCCTCCTGCTGCATCTGCGTTGAGTGTGAGGGCGTTTCCTGTAAATCCTGAAATCAATCCTTCCATATAGTTCGCAGGAGTTGAGGTACTGAACATACGCACACGCTGACCTGAAGTAAATGCAGTCTGAGTTCCGGTTGCTAAGCTGGTAAGAATTCCTCCTTTCAATCCTGTTCCTATTGTTATGCTTGAACCGCTTGTTAGTCCGTAGTATCCAAGACCTGTGTAGCCAGTGTATCCGGTGAATCCAGTGTACCCAGTCACTCCAGTGTAGCCCGTGTACCCTGTGTATCCTGTGAAACCAGTGTAACCTGTGACTCCAGTGTAGCCCGTGTACCCGGTAAATCCGGTGAATCCAGTGTAACCTGTGACTCCAGTGTAGCCCGTGTACCCGGTAAATCCGGTGAAACCAGTGTAACCTGTGACTCCAGTGTAGCCCGTGTACCCGGTAAATCCGGTGAAACCAGTGTAGCCCGTAACTCCAGTGTACCCTGTGTACCCTGTGTATCCCGTGAATCCAGTGTAGCCTGTGACTCCAGTGTAACCTGTGTAACCTGTGTATCCTGTGAATCCAGTGTAACCTGTGACTCCAGTGTAGCCTGTATATCCTGTGTACCCTGTGAAACCAGTGTAACCAGTCACTCCAGTGTAACCTGTGTACCCTGTGTATCCCGTGAAACCAGTGTAGCCTGTGACTCCAGTGTAGCCTGTGTACCCGGTAAATCCAGTAAAGCCAGTGTAGCCTGTGACTCCAGTGTACCCAGTGTACCCCGTGTATCCGGTGAAACCAGTGTAACCAGTCACTCCAGTGTAGCCAGTGTAGCCAGTGTATCCGGTGAATCCAGTGTAGCCTGTGACTCCAGTATAGCCCGTGTACCCTGTGTATCCGGTAAAGCCCGTGTAACCTGTGACTCCAGTGTAGCCAGTGTAGCCAGTAAATCCGGTGAAACCAGTGTAACCTGTGACTCCAGTATAGCCGGTGTAGCCGGTGTAGCCAGTAAAACCAGTGTAACCTGTGACTCCAGTGTACCCAGTGTATCCCGTGTAGCCAGTAAAACCAGTGTAACCTGTGACTCCAGTGTACCCAGTGTACCCGGTAAATCCAGTGAAACCAGTGTAACCTGTGACTCCAGTGTAGCCTGTGTAGCCAGTGTATCCTGTAAAACCAGTAAAACCGGTGTACCCTGTGTAGCCGGTAAAGCCAGTGTATCCAGTCACTCCAGTGTATCCGGTGTACCCTGTGTAGCCGGTAAAGCCAGTAAAACCGGTGTACCCTGTGTATCCAGTAAATCCCGTGTAGCCGGTAAAGCCAGTAAAACCGGTGTACCCTGTGTATCCAGTAAATCCCGTGTAGCCTGTGACTCCCGTGTAGCCAGTGTACCCTGTGTACCCTGTAAAGCCGGTGTAACCCGTGACTCCAGTGTAGCCTGTGTACCCTGTGTACCCTGTAAAGCCGGTGTAACCCGTGACTCCAGTGTATCCGGTGTAGCCTGTGTACCCTGTGTACCCTGTAAAGCCGGTGTAACCCGTGTATCCCGTGAATCCAGTGTATCCAGTCACTCCAGTGTACCCAGTGTACCCCGTGTACCCAGTAAAGCCAGTGTACCCAGTGTAGCCAGTCACTCCAGTGTACCCAGTGTACCCAGTGTATCCTGTGAAACCAGTGTAGCCCGTGTAACCTGTGACTCCAGTGTACCCTGTATATCCTGTGAAACCAGTGTACCCAGTGTACCCGGTAAATCCAGTGAAACCAGTGTACCCAGTCACTCCAGTGTACCCAGTGTAGCCAGTAAAGCCCGTGTATCCGGTAAATCCAGTGTACCCAGTAAAGCCCGTATATCCGGTAAATCCAGTGTACCCAGTAAAGCCCGTGTACCCGGTAAAGCCTGTGTATCCGGTAAATCCAGTGTACCCAGTAAAGCCCGTATATCCGGTAAATCCAGTGTATCCGGTAAAGCCCGTGTATCCAGTAAAGCCCGTGTATCCTGTGAAACCAGTATATCCGGTAAAGCCCGTGTACCCGGTCACTCCAGTGTAGCCTGTGTACCCTGTGTAGCCAGTAAAGCCAGTGTAACCTGTGACTCCAGTGTAACCCGTGTACCCTGTGTAGCCAGTAAAGCCCGTGTATCCAGTCACTCCAGTGTAACCCGTGTACCCTGTGTATCCGGTAAAGCCAGTGTAGCCAGTAAAGCCAGTGTAGCCCGTGTATCCGGTAAAGCCGGTGTATCCAGTCACTCCGGTGTAGCCAGTGTAGCCCGTGTATCCGGTAAAGCCAGTGTATCCAGTGACTCCGGTGTAGCCAGTGTACCCTGTGAAACCAGTGTAACCAGTATATCCCGTTCTACCGGTGTATCCAGTATAGCCTGTGACTCCGGTGTAGCCAGTGTACCCCGTGTATCCAGTAAAGCCAGTGTAACCCGTGTATCCGGTAGTTCCGGTAGTTCCGTTAAATCCCGTAGCTCCTGTGGGCCCTATCGTGTGATAGTAAGGCAACGAGTTCCATCCGGTAAGACCCGTTCCCAGTTTCAAGTATCCCGTTTCGAGCTCGTACCCGAACTCGCCTTGGGCGAGGATGGGGTTCACGCTCGTCCAGACTGCGGCGTAGTCTCGCCGCAATTCAAATTGAATGTAAGGCATCCCTTATTATAATTAGAGACTATTGGGCTCGACCACAATCGAACACAGGGCCCATAGAGTATACAGAACTCGCATTTCCGCCATCGAACACGATCGATTGCACAGGGCCGGTTGGGCCTACGGCACCTGTAGGACCCGTAGGACCGGTAGATCCGCCACCTGACCCACCCCCGCCCGCAGGTCCGGTTGGGCCTATAGCACCCCCAGGTCCCGTAGGACCAGTGGATCCACTGCCTCCCCCGCCGGTTCCGCCGACGTACGGCAACAGGTTCCAGGGAGTAGACCCGTTTCCCACTTTCATCTGACCAGTGTCGCTTTCTACACCGGGCTCGCCCGGCAGAAGCACCGGATTGTTTGCCGTCCACCAGCTCGCTGGCCGATTGCGCAACTCGAACCGCACCGACCGAGTGCATGAATTGCTCATTCTATTGTATTCACCGGTGGCTAGAATATATGAATGCTTAATTATAAATGGCCGGGTGTGGGATTATGGGGGGCGGTAAGCGAACGATAAGGCGCAAAGCCTACACCACCAAGCGCGGCGTGCACGTTCGTGCGTCCCGCGTTCGCGACATGGGTGCGAAAGGAAAGTGGGCGGCCAAGCACGGCCCCGGCATCGGGCCGCTCAAGGAAGGCGAGTTGGTGAACAAGGGCTACGCCGCCACGAAGACGAGCACGGCTCGCCACCGTGCGCTGAAGAAGGCCGTGCGGTCGTACGGCGCGCTGTCCACGTTTCGCAAGCTGAATGCGGCCGCCACCTACACGAAACGCACGTCAAAGGGGCGCTCTCGTACGTTTAAAGCCGACCGCAACTGGGTCCGGAAATCATTTATGTAGGAATTATAAATGGATCTCGTCAGCTCGATCCTGTCCGTTCTGCTCTTTGCCGCATTCGTCCCGGGCGTGCTGGTGACGCTGCCCTCGAAGTCCGCCTCCAAATGGACCGTGCTCGCGGTTCACGGAGTTCTGTTTGCCCTCGTCACGGGGTTTGTGATGCACTACTACTGGACCCGCATTAAGGAGCACATGGGCAACTATGGCGCTTCGTGCCCCCCAGGCTACCAGATGGTCGGTGCGAACGAAGATTGTGTGCCCGTCGGCGGGCATCGGTAGACCCTTGCGCCGTATGAATTGAATACTTGTTAAAGAATAATGGAGACGTTTCGCGGAAAACGTCTGATCATACCGAAATCACGAAACTGGGACGTCAATGACCTGACCGACAAGTATTCCTTGAAACAACGGTTGTCTTGTCGCTTTGGCGACAACCCTGTTCCGCTCGATATGTGGAAACAGCACCCAGAGTGGTCGCTGCGTCAACTCGAAAAGAATGTGAAGACGTGTACGCTCTACCCTTACGAAGTGGGAATGCGAGTTCTGAAGATGTTCAAGCCCGAGAAATGGCTGGATCCTACGGCTGGATGGGGCGACCGTTTGCGGTGTGCTATTTCCTACGGGTGCGAGTATCTGGGCGTCGATTCGAACTCCAGCATGCAGCCAGCATACGCGTCCATTATCGAAGATTTAGACGCCGATCCCAAAAAGTACCGGGTGAAAGACGGGAGGTTTCAAAGTGTGCGCATCGTCGGAAAGTACGATCTGGTGTTTACCAGTCCGCCGTTTTACACGGTCGAAAAGTATGATAAAATGGTGGGGTGGGCGTCGGTGGACGAGTTCATGGAGGAGTTCATGATTCCGCTGTTCAAGAAATCAGTTCGGCATCTCGAGAACGGGGGGCATATTGTGCTGTACATCGAAGACCGCCCGGAATCGCCGTTCATCCAAGAGATGAAGGATCACGTACTTCGGGCTCATCCTGAACTCAAGTACGAAGGCGCGTTTTATTACGAAGGCGCTAAGCTACGACCCTACTACGTGTGGAAATTAGTGTAGGTATATACAAATGTGGCTGGGCTTTGTCTTGAAACTCGCGCTGTTCGTTCTCCTAGTTCCGGGAGTGGTCGTATCGCTCCCCGCGGGATCGTCCTTACCAGTGAAAGCGCTCGTGCACGGCCTGGTGTTCGCGGTGCTCAACCACGTGCTCTACAAGCTCGTCCACCCGATGCTGCGCGAGCGCTTCGACAACCCCAGCACGAACGTCGCGGCACCGTGCCAGCCGGGATACAAGTCCTGCCCGTCCGGCGACTGCATCCCCGCGACCGATCCGCACGAAACGTGCCCGGGAAGCACGGACGCGTACTAAACACCCTGTTCTCAAAACACAAAAAACCCAAACTGCGAAGTTCGTCCGAACGCGCAGTCTGTGTTGTTGATGGTTGCTCTATAACGCGTATGTTCACCAGGACGGGCTGTCCTTGGTCTCGGCAAATCGCTCGAGGTAGGTGGTCTTCATGTTGTTGGGGGAGAAGTAGCTGTTCAGAATGGACTGCACGGTGTTAATATCAAACTTCTTGCACGAAAAAACGTCCAAGTAGAGGTCGTTGCTTTCTTCTACGAAATGGCCGGTGATGTTTGAGGTCTCGATGAGCTGTACCAGTGTGTATCCCTTCTTATTTCCTGATCCGAACATTACGATCTGGGGCTTCCCGTAGGGAACCATGTCGATTTTTTTTACGAGCGTGTTGGAGAACCGTTCAATATTCTTGGCGCATCGGATGGACGGAGCTGAGCAGGAAGCGGCATCTATAATAAGATGATACCCCCATCGACCAACACTCATTGATATGATATTCTGGAAGAAAATAATGTGAAAACGGATGTCGCACTCGCAATACCGTAAGTAGAAAAGCCAATGGTGTTCCCAACCGATGGTCGCAACCACCACTCGGGGATTAAGGCCGAGAAGGATACAGTGAAGCTGCTGAACGAGTCCGTTCCCGCGTACATTTCATCGATCTACGGTTCGGACATAAAGTTCGTTCATCACGGAGGCACAAGGACTGTGGCGGACATCGACATCGTGAAGGATGACGAGGTGGTGGACTCGATATCCGAGAAGAACCATCAGTCGGGCACGTTCGATTATATCAACTCGACGGCGGTCTCAGGGTACCTTGACGACGCGGACGTAAAAGCTGCGCTGAAGAGAATCAAGGACGAGGTGAAGACGGAGAGTGAAGCGAGGCCTCTTATAGCGCGCATATTCCAAGATAAACTGATGTCTATAAACTCCGACCAGATCAAGAAGATTCTGGAGACCTACAAGTCCCGGGCGCCCAGGTGGATGCTCGTTCGCGCTGGCGGGCAGATGCACTTCTTCCCGCACACAAACATCGACGCGTTCCTCATCCGGGACGGCGACCGCTTCGAGCTGAGGCAGACGCGAGCCAAGGGCTCGGCCAAGATTTGGCGGATTCGCGATGATCTGGAGACGGACACCACCCTGCGGCTGCGCTACGTTCTCAACAACGGCGTCAACGCCCTTCTGGGGCTGTCCAAGAAAAATAAGTGTTCGGTTCCCTCCATTAAAATCCAGCAGGACACAGTGAAGTCTCTTCTGTCGGCCGTGAAGGCGGTTATTCTGTAGCCGCAAATCGATCGCGAATAATCTTGATGGCGTCGGCATTCTTGTCGAACATAATGCAATTCCTATTTTTATTCTTGCATGCGAGCCCCGTCGTTCCCGACCCGGCCATCGGGTCAAGAACCGTGTCCCCTTCGTCCGTCGTCATGTCCACGATGCGTTCCAGAAGCTTCACGGGTTTGGCGGTCGGATACTTCCGCTCCTCCGCCCCCTGGGCGATGGAGAACACGTCGTCCCACAGATCCATGGCCGGCTTGCCGTGGCTCTCGTGGAGGTAGATTTTCTTGTAGAGGTTGGAGCCCGCCTTCTTGGGGACGTAGAGCCGGTCGTCGGTACGCAGCGCCTCCAGATCAGATTTCGGCATGCGCCAGCCCTTGGCGGGATTGAACGTCGTCCCGCCAATCTCGAACTCGTACGCGTGCCCCTTCATGGTTTTATCGCACACCAAGTGCCCCAGCGCAAAGTTCCCGCGCGCGTCCGCGTTCTTGAACGAGTTTTTCTCGTAGTACTCGTCTTTCGGCTGGTACACTAAATTGAATTTGCGCCTCGGAGACATTGAGCACCAGAAGATGACGTCCACGCTCGCGCCCAGACAGTGCTTGACGTTGTTCTTCGAGCGGCATCGCTTCCAGAATATGGGGACGACCTCCTTGAACGCCTCGCGCAGCACGCACTCGGGAATGAACATCTGGTCGGCGGAAATGTGGAAGAACAGAGATCCCGTGGGCTTGAGGAGCGGGACGCACAAATTCACAACTTGGGTTATAAACGCTTTATAGGTCTCGTCTGTCCATTTATCGTCAAAGCCCACGCCCCCGTGCGCGTCCATTTTATACGTTCGCCCGCTATTGAAGGGCGGGTCGAGATATATGGTCTGTACGCTCTTATCATCCAGGGTTCGCAGTAGCTCCAAACAGTCCCCTTGCCGTATATCGAGCATTGTTGGTTCTCTGTGTATCTCACGACCGACATTCGTTTTCTGCCTAAATGCTCTCAATGAACTGCCAGCGCAGGTACTCGCAGATCTTCTTCCAGATCTGGTCGTGCGAAATCAGGCGGTCGCGGCTTTTTAACAGAGGGAAGTACACCTTGTACTCGTCCAGCTCGAGCAGCTCGAAGAACTTGTAGAGAATGTAGGAATAGGACAGAAAGTTCGTGCGGTCGTCGGGACAATAGATCAAAAACGGCGCCTGGATTTCCTGGAACATGGCCCTTATTTTTTCTTCAATTTCAGGAGTAATTGTGGGGGGAGGATTACCGTTCAGTCTAGAAATAATATGAGTAGCGTGTTCATAGTACTTTGATCTGTTCAGCTTCTTTAAGATCTCGCGCATATCCTTTTCCGTCAGCTCGGCCACGTTCTGGATGCGGCGCTTACGGATCTCGCAGATCACCTCGTTCATCACCTCGTTGGGAATGATCGTGGACTCCTTGGCCTGGAACTGGTTCAGAATCTCGTTGAGGTGGTTGATCTTCTTGTACGCGTAATTGTTGCGCTCCTTGGGGGGATCACGGAAAGACGGAAGGTCGGATACGACTAACATGTACTCTTCCGATCCACATACTGGACACACAAGAATTCCTTCGTCGCACGACTCTTCGCGCGCAACGTTGCACTTCTCGCAGTGCTCGGTGATGGCCTTCTTGATCTCGGTCGATTCGCCAGTGTTGAGTTTCATCCGAGCCGTGAACTCGTCGAACAGCTTCTTCTTGGAGGGCGCGGACGTTTCCGACGTGGTCTGCGCGAGGTACTTCACAAACGTGTTCTGGTCGGCGGGAATCGATGTGGACGGCTGGATCTTTTCGCCGGAGCCGTAGTACCGCAGCATGATGTCGGCGTTCTTGAGGTAGTAGTCGGTCAGGGGATTCTCCAACTCCAACTTCTCCTTGAGACCCTTGATTTCTTCGCGCAGTTTCGACGCCTTGAGGATGTCTCCGAGATCCGAGGACAGCTCCAGCAGTTCAAGGTCGTGCTGGATCGACTCGAGGTGTTCGCGCATCGACGCGGAGTTCGTGCTCTCGTCGCGGATATTCGCAACAATATTTTGGTGGACGGAATCCAGCGTTCCGGACACGACATCGTTCTTCTTCGAGGTCGATGGTGTATCCCTCTGCCGCTTTATCCTGAAGATGTTGTCCATTATAACTTCAATTTTGTTCTCTTAAAATACTCATTTGCGGACAAGCAGGAGAAGGCACAGCGCGATTCCGGCAATGAGCGTCGGGGCAAAGGTGTCGTTCACGAACGCCTCCCTGTTCTCTGCCCTCGGGCACTTCGAGATGTCCACTTCTTTACAGAGGTCGGGATTGAAATCCGGAGACAGGCTGGAACTCAGGAACTGGGAGGATGCGCCGCTCGAGACGTCGCACGTATAGCACTTGCACGCCGGCGAGGAGGGCTCCATGATGGAATTAAACAGGTATTTGGGGTTCAGCCCTTCAATGTCTCCGACCACCCCGCCAATCAGACCCGAGCCCAGAGAACCTCCGCTCGGAATGTTGTTCACGTAATTGTACCTGGCCTGCGTCGATCCGTCGGGCGCCGTGCACGTGCTCCCCGTATTCACAAAGAACCGGTTCCCCAGTGGCGGATCGCCGGAGGTCAGTGTTTTCACGTACGTTCCAACCGCGTTCAAGTTCGTATACAGCTGGCTGAACGATCCGTCCGTCCCGACGCCCAGGGCATCGGTGGTGGGAACGTTGTCGGAATAACTGTAGGCCGGGCCCATCAGGCTGGTTTCGGCGCTCCCCGCCCCGTTTTGAATATCTTTCCAAATAGAGTTCTTGCTCAGGTCGGCCCCAGTATCATTCGCTGAGGCGCTCATTGTGTTCTAAATGGGATTTTACTTGGCGCTTATATTCGGGATTCGTCAGCGCGCACGGTCGCTGTTTCAGAATGGACGCCGAGGCAATGTCGAACGAGTAGCCGAACTTCTTGCATATGAACAGCAGCGCCAGGAACCCGGAGCGGTTGATTCCGCACTGACAGTGGATGTACACGGTCTTGCACGAGTCCGTGCGGATGAAGGCGTTCAGCACAGATTCGAAGTGGGGATACCATTTGGTGATATCCTCGTCCGTGCTGTCCAGTGCTTCGATGCACGCGTAGTTCTCGGGGTACTTCTCGCGAAACCACGCGGGGCTGTCCTTGTCGAAGGCGCAGTTGACGACGTGCGTTATAGCGTGCATGCGCACGAATCCGGGGGTCAGGTACATTCCGGGCCCAAACATGATGTTCGTGTGTATCTTTGCGGGCGGATCGTTTTGCCATCCTCGGGAACACCGTCGCCAGGTGAGCCAGTTCATTACTACTTGACGGCGCGAACTTTTAAACGAAAAATGAATGCAGAGTTTAAAGAGTGTGTGACTTCATTCAATCATAAACGATGTCCGTGTTCACGACCCTAGTGTACGGCGACGATTCCAGTAAGCCCATCGCCAACTTTACGACTACGTCTCTGAAGGATGCTGCCTATGTCGTCAACGCTTACCTAAACACGCTCGAGAACGTAGACGTGACGCAGAAGTTTGTGAAGAGGCAGTTTGATGCTCCATACTATATCAGCAACCAGCATCCTCCTCGTGCCGACGGCCGGCATTCTGTTCCTGATGTTAGTTTTACGTACAAGCAGCAGGAGGACTTTACGATGGAATACCGTGTCCATACCACAATCCATGATCACGTTTGCGAGTGCCCAATCCATACGAACCGCTCTTAATTGTTTGGAAAACGAATACAGTTCCATCAATTCGAATAAAGTACAAAGTAAGATGCAGAAGTACAGTCCGTACTTCAATTCCACGCACCTGCACTACGCGAGCATATCGCGGCGCGGGCAGGAGATCGCCAGTTCCCGGAATCGGGTGGGGTCTCGGTCGCGGGGGTGCGGGTGGAGCAATCAAACGATACACGCAGAACGCGCAGTTGTGAAAAGTCTTGGAGACGTGTCACAACTCCACGGTTGTATTCTGACGGTTGTTCGGGTCAACAAACAGGGGCAGATGATGAACTCAAAACCATGCGCGTCCTGCGTGAAGTTCCTGGAGAAGTGCATTAAGAAGTACGGACTGCTGAAGGTGCTGTACTCCGCCTCAAACGAGAGTAGTGCCGAGGGTGCCGACCACGTATGCGATGGCCACGGCCACGCCGGCTAGGATGCCGGCGCCCATATACGACGGAACGCCGCCGGACGTGTAGGTGTTGGGGATGTACTGGAGGATGAGCGACCGGGGCGTGGACAACGAAACGACGAACGCGCCGATAAAACAGCCGATGTACAGCATCAGGCTTTTTATCGCGTAGCGGATCATGTTGAACGAGTGCTGCGTGCTCTGAAGAGTCGCGGCCGGCTTGTCGGGGGAGGCGGCGGAGAACCCGTTGGTCAGGAACGGGTCAGTTCCACCGGTCACGATGGGCGCGAACGTCGTGCCCTGGTTCATGGACGGGTTCTGGACGGGCCCGGATCCGAGGAGCTCGCTCAAATCTGTCGCACCATCCGCCATTGTGTTTTACTTAAAGGTGGGTAATTCACATTCGGCATCTTCCGCGACGTACTTCACGCACTTGTCGCCGTGCCTCACGACCCGGCCCTCGATGTCCGAGGCGGGAACGGACAAGGCGGCGCGCACGGGGATGGGGCGGTGGAACAGCATGACGACTATTCCCAGCCCGATGAGGAACGAGAGGAACGGAACAGATTTCTGGCTGCGGAATATTCCGAGGATGCGGCTAATCATCGCTGCACTTTACTACTGAGGGGCGAGTAAATTGAGGGACGTCTGTTTCCCGTCGCACGGAACCTCGGTCGCCTTGAATTTCACGCAGCCGTTCTTGGTGTGGAAGACCTTCTTGGAGTCGGGGGTGGGCGTGCTGGTCTCGTCCCGAGGAGGAGGCGAAAACACGGCCACAATGAGCATTCCTACCAGCGCACCCGCAAATGCCCACAGAAGCGATATCATTGTTTTACATCACTATATAATTATACGTGGACGTATCGGCAACCGTGTTCGTGATTGTGAACCCCGTTCCTCCCTGAATAGAGCTCACAAACGCTGGACGAGCATTGACGGCCGTCGTGGAATTGCGACTTATGGACACGATGCTGTACGGCTTGATATCCGTATAGGTCGTGAGAACAGAGCCAGTGCCCCCAGCAGTGACTGTTCCGCGCACGTAGAGATCGGGGAACGTTGGAGCGCCAGTGTAGGGCAGGACGCGGCGGGACGCTATTTTTCGGGATCCGTTTACTCCTGCACTCACAGTGAATGGTGAAGAACGCCCAGTCCAAGTAATTCCATCAAGGCTAGTCGCAATCGCGTAACTACCACTTTGTCCAAAAGCTACCCATACAGACCCATTCCATGCAACTCCCCATCCATTCGCAGTAATAATTGAATTTCCGTTAGACGACGCATTCCAATTTATTCCGTCGTAGCTGTATCCTAACGTGTTTCCTCCATTACCACCCGCTACCCACAACGAACCGTTCCAGGCTACGGAGAATCCGTACGCGGTAAATAAAGAATTTCCGCTGGATGATACATACCAGTTGATTCCATCATAACTGTAAGCTAGCCTATTTACCGAATAACCACACGCCACCCACAATGAACCATTCCAGGCAGCTGAATATCCAGTTGAAAATATAGAACCTACAGTTACAGACCCGAACCACGTTTTTCCATCGTAACTATATGCCATCGAGTATGTTCCACTACCAGTCGCGACCCACAACGATCCATTCCATGCTAATGAAAAAACTGAACTGGTAAATGGTGAAGTTGCCAAAGTCCAGTTTGTACCATCGGAACTGTAGCCTATATAACCTCCACCAGCAGCCCCTGCTACCCATAACGACCCGTTCCAGGCAACACAATATACAGACGTACCAAGTGACGAACTTACTGCTGTCCAGTTGATTCCATCAGAACTTTTCGCTAAGCCACTTGTTCCAGCACCGGCTGCAATCCAAAACGAGCCGTTGAAAGCAACTCCATGCCCAGAAGTAGTAAATATTGAATTTCCAGATATTGACGGAATCCAATTTAACCCATCATAACTGTATGCTAATGAATATGTACCATTACTAGCCCCAACCCCAGCCGCCACCATAAAGTTCTCTGTGGGAACAGGTGGGGGCAAAACTTGAGTTATACCAACGTAGGGCAGGACGCGGCGGGACGCAACACCTACTACTGAACCACTAAATGTTGAATTTCCACTTTCGGATGTGGTCCATGTTTTACCGTCATAACTGTATACTAAAATAGTATTGTAACACCCACCGGCAATCCATAACGAACCGTTCCAGGCAACTGTATAACACTGACCAGAATTTTCACCTGCATTAGTGAAAAAAGAGTTCCCGTTGACCGATGCATACCAGGTAATTCCATCATAGCTGTACCCTAAATTAGTTGTTCCACTCCCACCAGCAACCCATAACGAACCGTTCCAGGCTACCGCACTTGCTGAACCAAAGAGTGAATTCCCGTTGGCCGATGCAGTCCAGGTAATTCCGTTAGAGCTGTACGCCAAGGGATTTGTTCCACCTCCGCCGGCAACCCATAACGAACCGTTCCAGGCAACTGTAGTTACGAATCCAGAAAATATTGAATTTGCACTAGCGGATGCAGTCCAGGTAATTCCGTCAGAACTGTACGCTAGAGTATTTGTTCCACTCCCACCAGCAACCCACAACGAACCGTTCCAGGCAATCACAGATACTCCATTACTAAATATTGAATCCGCGTTGGCCAATGCAGTCCATGTAATTCCGTCAGAGCTGTACCCTAATTTATTTGTTCCATAACCACCGGCAATCCACAACGAACCGTTCCAGGCAACCTTCGTTACTCCATTACCACCTATTGAATCCCCAGCCGATACAGTCCAGGTAATTCCGTCGTAGCTGTATCCTAACGTGTTTCCTCCATATCCACCGGCAACCCATAACGAACCGTTCCAAGCAACCGCTTGTACTTTATTACTAATTATTGAATTTCCGTTGGCCGATGCAGCCCAGTTAATTCCATCATAGCTGTACCCTAGGGTATTACTACCGGCGCCGCCCGCGACCATAAAGTTTTCTGTGATGCTCGTTATTCCACCCCCATCTCGGCCTGTCGCTCCAATAATTCCGCCAGTACCTCCAGTCGGGCCAGCCACTCCCAAGTATCCGGTAGGACCTTGTATTCCAGCGATCAGAGGTAGTTGAGACCACGGAGTGACGCCGTCCCCGATCTTTACGTATCTGTACGAAGACATATTACTGTTTACCTAGAAAAGAAGGATCTAAATGTGTACGATCACAAGATAGTGTACGTATACGTTCCGGTATCCGTAACTGTATTCACAATGGTGAAACCTGTTCCCGGAGTCATGGAGCTCACAAATGCCGGCAATGCAGCGATCGCTGCCCCCGTTCGGTTCAGAGTAATCACGCTATTTGATTTTACGTTCGTGTTGGATACAGTGACGGTGGTCGTGCCGTTCGCAGTCACTGTCCCGCGAGTCAAGGACGGAAACAGTTTCGTTCCAGTGTAGGGCAGGACGCGGCGGGAGGCGAGTCCGTTCACCCTAGAACCAAGAAGGTTACCGCTGGGCGATGGAGTCCATGTTTTACCGTCGGAGCTGTATGCTAATATAATCGTATTCCCAGTGTTGTATCCGCCGGCCACCCATATTGAACCGTTCCAGGCAACTGCATACACTATGCCCCCAGTGCTCAGTGGATTATTCGTAGCTGCCGCCCATGTAATTCCGTCGGAACTGTTCGCTAATGTAATCGTATTCCCAGTGTTGTACCCACCGGCAACCCATAACGAACCGTTCCAGGCAACATCGGTTGCTTCAGTAAAAATTGAAGTTCCGCTGGTCGATCCCGTCCAATTAATTCCGTCAGAGCTGTACGCTAAGGTATATGTTCCATATCCACCGGCAACCCATAACGAACCGTTCCAGGCAACTGTATCTACGAATGTAGAAAATATTGAGTTCCCACTGGTCGATCCTGTCCAATTAATTCCGTCAGAGCTGTACGCTAAGCTATATGTTCCCCTACCACCTGCGACCCACAGCAAACCATTCCAGGCAACTGTATGACAATAACCAGGGGTTTCCCCAGCAATATAAAAAACCGAAGTTCCGCTGGTCGATCCTGTCCAATTAATTCCGTCGTAGCTGTAAGCTAAGCTATATGTTCCTTGACCACCAGCGACCCACACCGAACCGTTCCAGGCAACCGCGTATACTCGAGTAGTAATAATCGAATTTCCGTTGGCCGATACACTCCAATTAATTCCGTCAGAGCTGTAGGCTAAGGTATATGTTCCATACCCGCCGGCGACCCACAGCAAACCATTCCAGGCAACCGAATATACTGAAGTTGTAAAAGGACTCTTTGTTATACTCCATTTTATACCATCGTAGCTATACCCTATTTTCCCGTTATTTGCACCCACTATAGTGAAATTTTCCGTGGGTATCCTTGGGCTGTTCACTATTGTCGTCCCGACGTACGGAAGTACTCTGCGAGACGCGCACCCAGATCCATAACTTCCGGTTGTTCCTCCAGTAAACGGATTATTCGCGGCCAAACTCCAGGTCTTTCCGTCCGCACTGTAGGTAAATCCAGTAGTTCCAGCATTATTTCCGCCGGTTGCGACCCATACCGACCCGTTCCAGGCAACGCCGTCAACATACCCACCCCCCGTCCCAAATAAATTATTGGTCGCCGCAGTCCACGTCTTTCCATCGCTACTGTACGCTGCTACAATAGAGGATGCTGTATTAAAACCTCCAGCGACCCATAATGACCCGTTCCAGCCAACTGCATATACTTGGCCTCCAGTGCTCAGTGGATTATTCGTAGCTGCCGCCCATGTAATTCCGTCGGAACTGTTCGCTAATGTAATCGTATTCCCAGTGTTGTAGCCGCCGGCCACCCATATTGAACCGTTCCACGCAACCGCATCAGCGTACCCCCCGGAAAAGATATTGTTTGACGCTGCGTTCCAATTAATACCGTCGGAACTGTAAACCAAGGAAACCGTATTTCCGGTATTGTACCCGCTAGCCACCCATAACGACCCATTCCACGCAACCGCGTATCCCTCACCCCCGGAAAAGGGGTTATTGTTAGCTGCCGTCCATGTAATTCCATCAGAGCTGTAAGCCAAGGAAACCGTATTTCCGGTATTGTATCCGGCAGCCACCCACAACGAACCATTCCATCCCAGTGCGTAACACACGCCTCCTGAAAAGATGTTGTTTGAGGCCGCGGTCCAAGTAATTCCGTCGGAGCTGTATGCGAGCGAAATACTAGACGTTCCCGCCGTGTTTCCGCCCCCGACCACCCACAAGGAACCGTTCCAGGCAGAGGTATACGCAAAACTTCCGGATCCGGAAAATAAATTATTCGCAGCCGCGTTCCACGTTTTTCCGTCGTACGTATAGGCCAGTGCAACCGTAGTCGAAGTGTTAGAATTTTGACCAGTTGCAACCATGAAATTATCCGTGGGTTTTAAAGAGCCATTTAAACCAGTAGGACCAGTCGCACCAGTAGCGCCCACTCCAACAGCTCCGTTTGGACCGGTTGGCCCCGTAGGACCGGTAACTCCAGGAATGCCAGCAATATAGGGGAGAGATGACCATGGAGTCACTCCGTCTCCGATTTTTATATAAGGGTAATTTGTGGCCATATTACTGTTTTAATTAGAAAAGAAGGCGTGAGCGTTTACATAATCATATAGTTGTACGTGCTCGTATCGGGCACCGTGTTCACAATCGTGAACCCCGTTCCTCCGAGCACAGAACTCACAAACGCCGGAGCGCCCGTTACACTTGTAGAATTGCGGTTCAGAATGATGTTGCTGTAAGATTTTACATTCGGATTTAATCCGGTCACTCCAGTCGTACCGTTTGCCGTGATGGTTCCGCGAAATGTTGGAGGGAACAAGGTTGATCCGTCGTACGGAAGTACTGTGCGCGAAGCAACTGCGTAGCCAATACTGCTGAACGGCGATGGTGTAACGGCAGTCCATCCAGTTTGGCCGCTGAAACTGTACGCCATAGTATTCGTTCCATTTCCGGCGGCTATCCATCGCGTTCCAGTCCAAGCGAGCGAACGTCCGGCGGTACTGAACGTCGAGGTTCCCAGCCCCGTCCACGTGGATCCGTCGGCACTGTATGCTAACGTATTCGTTCCTTCACCGCAAGCGACCCATACCGTTCCATTCCATCCAAGGGCTCGCCCAATCCCAGTCGTTCCGAATGGGGAGCCCGACACGGCTGCCCACGTAATTCCGTCCGAGCTTGTTGCTAACGTATACGTTCCCTGGCCGCCAGCTAACCATTTTACACCGTTCCACGCAAGACCGGCTCCCAACGTAGTGAACGGCTGGGATATACCTGCATTCCACGTTTTTCCGTTGTAGCTGTACGCCAACGTATTTCCGCCTTGGCCGGTCGCTACCCACAAAACACCGTTCCACGCGACCGAATACCCGAACGCACTAAATGTCGACGTTCCAAGTCCCGTCCAGTTAATTCCGTCATAACTCCAGGCGATGGTATTTGTTCCCTGCCCAACTGCGACCCACATCATTCCGTTCCACGCGATTCCTCGTACCAATGAGAAGTACGAGTTCCCATTGCTCTTCCAATTGATTCCGTTGGAACTGTACGCCAGCGTATTTGTCGGATCTTCGCCACCAGCCACCCATAAAGTTCCATTCCACGCGATGGCTCGACCACTACCCGTCGTGAATGGCGTATTTGAGACCGGAGTCCACGCGCTTCCGTCATAACTGTACGCGAGAGCATTCGCTCCAGTCCCACCCGCTACCGTGAACGCATCGCTCAGAATTGTTGAATTCTTCACGGTGGTTGTCCCAACATACGGCAACACTCGGCGAGACGCCGCGGCATATACTTGAGTAGTAATAATCGAATTTCCATTGGTCGATGAAGTCCAGGTACTCCCATCATAGCTGTAGGCTAACCTATACGTTCCCGAGCCGCCAGCGACCCATAACGAACCGTTCCAGGCAACTCCACGTACATTGGTTGTGATGATTGAAGTTCCGCTCGTAGATCCATTCCAGGTGATTCCGTCAGAGCTGTACGCTAACGTGTTCGTTCCTTGACCACCAGCGACCCACAACGAACCATTCCAGGCAACCGTATATACTTGAGTAGTAATAATCGAAGTTCCGCTGGATGATTGATTCCAATAAATTCCGTCGTAGCTGTATGCTACCGTGTTTGTTCCTCCGCCTCCAGCGACCCACATCGAACCATCCCAGGCAACCGAATATACTTGAGTACTAATAATCGAATTCCCGTTGACCGATGAATACCAGGTAATCCCATCGTAGCTGTACGCTAGAGTATTTGTTCCGCTCCCACCGGCAACCCACAACAAACCATTCCAGGAAACTGTATATGCAGCGGTTGTGAACATCGAATTTCCATTTGTAGACGCAGTCCAGGTAATTCCATCATAGCTGTACGCTAGAGTATTTGTTCCGCTCCCACCGGCGACCCACATCGAACCGTTCCAAGAAACTGCGTATACAGCACTTGTGAAGATTAAAGTTCCATTCGTAGACGCAGTCCAGGTGATTCCGTCAGGGCTGTAGCCTATAGTATTCGTTCCAGTCGCACCGGCAACCCATAACGACCCGTTCCAGGCAACCGCATTTGCATAGGTTGCGAAGATTGAAGTTCCGTTCGTAGATCCAGTCCAGGTAATTCCATTGTAGCTGTACGCGATCGTATTTGTTCCTTGACCAGCCATCACCATAAAGTTCTCAGACTGAACGTCATATCCTGATCCAGTCGGTCCTACAGGCCCGGTAATTCCGCCGATCGATCCAGTTGGTCCAGTCGGTCCCGTGACGCCCGTAACACCTTGAAACCCACCGACGTACGGAAGAAGCGAAGACGAGTACTGCGATGAGGCGTCCCCGATTTTCACGTAATTATACGTCGCAGACATCTTACTGTTCTAGGTAGAAAAGAACGTACTTAATACTACGAATTAGATAATCACGTAATTGTAAGGTCCAGTATCTCCCGTAGATGTCCCAACGACCGTGAATGACGTGTTTGGGATTATAGAAGTAACGTATGCCGGAGTCATTGCTGGGGTCATAACTTGTTTTCGCGTCAATAGAATTGTGCTTGTAGCTTGAACAGCTGTGTTCTGAATAACGATTACATTCGTTCCGGTCGCTCCGAATGTTCCGCGCGTCAAGTTGGTAATAACAGGCAAAGTCCCAGTCGTAGAGTACCCTATCTGACCGGCGTACAGAACAGTCGCCGGGTTCGTTACGAGCGTCGCTATACCTGTAGACCCAGGTGCTCCAGTGTAGCCAGTGTAGCCAGTGTAGCCAGTGACTCCAGTGTATCCGGTGTACCCGGTAAAGCCTGTGTACCCGGTAAAGCCCGTGTATCCTGTGACTCCAGTGTATCCGGTGTACCCCGTGTACCCGGTAAAGCCGGTGTAGCCCGTGTACCCAGTGACTCCGGTGTAGCCAGTGTACCCGGTGTATCCGGTGTATCCAGTCACTCCAGTGTATCCGGTGTATCCCGTGACTCCGGTGGGACCGATAGGTCCTCCGTATACGACGGAGCCAGTGGGTCCAATCGGACCAGTGTAGCCAGTGGATCCATTTGATCCATTTGATCCTGCCGATCCAACTGTTCCAATCGGTCCAAACACTAGATTATCAATTGTCGGAATGCCGGGGGTATATCCAAAAAATGAAGAACCAAGGTACAGCCGCTGGCCTCCGGCAAATCCAGAATACGAGTAGACCAACGTGTTGTCCTGGTAAAATTTGACTAAAAGTCCGTCGTACACCACAAGGAACGAAGTAGTTGTCGTGTACGGGTTCGGAGATGTGAATGTAGAGGTTCCGTTAATGTAGATTTGCGGGTTTCCGAAAGCGGGCATGTACCATGCATACCCCACATTCGCTTGACTGATCCCCGATCCCGGAGTCACAGTTGTTAATCCAAACATCTGGTCAGTCAACGTTATAATCGAGGTTGCGCTCGCATACGCGTAAAAGAACCCCTGCTGAGACCATACGCCGGCATTCGACCATGAGTTTGTGGTCGTTGTATTGTAGAACGACCCGACGTGATCTCCTTGCGCCATGTTCGTTAACAGTGAAGTCCAGGTGCTTTGTCCCGCCGGCCCAATCGGTCCAATCGGTCCAGTATATCCCGTGTACCCCGTGTACCCAGTGAAACCAGTCGGGCCCGCTGGTCCAGCAACTCCGGTGGGACCGATAGGTCCCCCGTATACGACGGAGCCAGTGGGTCCAAGTGGACCAGTGTACCCCGTCGGCCCGCGATTGCCGTTGTCGAGCAAGATTCCGGGTAAATTCGGCCATCTAGTCGCGCCATCGCCTACTTTAATCATGCGCGGAAAGTCGGTCTGGTATCCGACTTCACCGTTCGCAAGAGTGACGGCGTAATCAGAATTCCACTCCGCATACGTTCCCCTGCGGAACTGAATGATGTCGGGCATCGTATCTTGTACTATTCTCCAGAAACAAGAATGTATCCTGTACCGTCGTCTCCGAGCACGCAGTTCGCGTCGTCCGTGCCCTGGTAAATGATCTCGTCGTACACCACGCCAGGCAGGCGTCCAAATCCAGATAACATATACGCTTCCACCACTCCGCTCGTCGACCCCTTCGTGTACACTGTGTCCGTAATCTTCTTGGGCACCGAACAGCACCAATCGGGCTGGTAGGCTAGTGCGATGGCCTTTCTGCGAACCCGTTCCGTCCACAGCGATGTGTCGGACGTCTTGTTCACGAAGCTCCGTTCCTTCCCCGTTGCCCGGTTGAAGGGAAACCGGGAGATGTCGGGTATATCTATTTTCGGCTCAGCTTTGTACGAGTACCATCCAAAGATGAGAATGAGTGTTATGGAAAGGGTCGCTGCTATAAATGAGATGTCGATCTCCATTAGTTTATTATCAAATAATTGTATGTGCTCGTATCGCCCGCCTGGCTCTTGATTGAGAATGATGTGCCCGGAATGGTTGACGACACGTATGCCGGCCCAACCGTTCCTCCCACGGTCTTCACGGTGAGCACAATAACCGAGTTCGCAGTGACTGCAGTGTTCGATACAGTCGCACCAGTTGCTCCAGTCGCAGTAACAATACCGGATGAACCACTCGCAGTCCCAATAAAATCTACGCTGGAACTGTAGATGTAACCTCCGCCAACAACTGCGGTTTGGTACTGTCCAGTGGACGATACAGATACTCCGACCCAAACTTGTGAGCTGGCTTTTTGTACCCAGGTATTACCGTAATCGGAGGAAAAGTACATGTAACCTGGTGATAAAGCATAGCCAACAACTGCGACTTGGTACTGCCCCGTTGAAGATACAGATACTCCGTTCCAAACTTGTGAGCTGGCTTTTTGTGCCCAGGTATTACCGTAATCTGACGAAATATAGATGTAACCTCCGTAAGCAACTGCGGTTTGGTACTGTCCCGTGGACGATACAGAGACTGCGTTCCAATTTTGCGAGCTATTTTTTGCTGTCCAGGTATTACCGTAATCTGACGAAACGTAGATGTAATCTCCGTAAACAACTGCGGTTTGGTACTGTCCCGTGGACGATACAGATACTGCGTACCAATTTCGCGTTGCATCTGAAGTTTTTTGTGCCCAGGTATTACCGTAATCTGATGAACAGTAGATATAACCTGGTGATGAAATAGAGCCAACAACTGCGGTTTGGTACTGTCCCGTTGACGATACAGATACTCCGCTCCAATATCGCGAGCTATCCTTTGGTGTCCAGGTATTACCGTAATCTGATGAACAGTAGATATAACCTGGTGATGAAATAGAGCCAACAACTGCGGTTTGGTACTGTCCCGTGGACGATACAGATACATCGCTCCAATATCGCTTTGCATCTGAAGTTTTTTGTGCCCAGGTATTCCCGTAATCGGATGAACCGTAGATGTAACCTCCGTAAACAACTGCGGTTTGGTACTGTCCTGTGGACGATACAGATACTGCGTACCAATTTCGCGTTGCATCTGAAGTTTTTTGTGCCCAGGTATTACCGATGGACGACGATGTTGCTGACGCAGGCATTATAGCAACTCCTACCGCCCCGGGTGCCCCGGGTTCCCCTGTTGCCCCTGTTGCCCCTGTTGCCCCTGTTGCCCCGATGACTCCGCTGGTCGTATAAATGTTGCCGGTCGCATAGATATTGTCTACGTTAATTAGGTCTACCTTCACAGCGTAGCCGTTCGCGCCGTCGCCGACGATTTTCGGAGAGAGCGTGTGCTGAAGGAGGTTGCGGGTATTCGATCCAGAAAACGGATCACTTCCGTTGCTGGACATTTGTTTATACAGATGGACAAACAGTTTAACTACTTTCCGACCCCTATAAACATGGAGCCCCTATTCACCCCCTCCTCCCAGACTCTTTCGGAGCGCTACACTTTGTTCCCTATTTCCCCCCAAGAGGAAGACTTGTACAAATTGTACAAGAAGGCCGTCGCGTCGTTCTGGGCGGCCGAGGAGATTGATTTCAGCAAGGATAAGGAGGACTGGGAGAAGCTCGCGGAGCCCGAGCAGTTCTTTATTAAGCAGGTGCTCGCGTTCTTCGCGGGCTCGGACGGGATCGTCCAGGAGAACTTGGCTACGAGGTTTCAGCGCGATATCCAGTCCCCGGTCGCGCGCCTGTTCTACGCGTTCCAGAATGCGATGGAGGGCGTGCATTCGGAGACCTATTCGCTTCTCATCGACCAGTACGTGAAAGACAAACAGGAACAGAACCAGTACTTCCGCGCGATAGACAAGATCCCGTGTATCGCCAAGAAGGCCGAGTGGGCGCGCAAATGGATCGAGTCCACGGAGTCGTATGCGACCCGCCTCGTGGCCTTCGCGTGCGTGGAGGGAATCTTCTTCAGCGGCTCGTTCTGCGCGATCTACTGGGTCAAGAAGCGCGGCCTGCTGCCCGGCCTCACGTTCTCGAACGAGCTCATTTCGCGCGACGAGGGGCTGCACACGGAGTTCGCGGTGACGCTGTTCCACAAACTCCAAAACAAGATCGACGCGAGCCAGATTACGAGTATCATTCGGGAGGCCGTGGAGATCGAGACGAATTTCATCTGCGAAGCCCTACCGTGCTCCCTGCTGGGAATGAATGCGCGGGACATGAAGCAGTACATCGAGTTCGTGGCCGACCGGCTGGCCGTGCAGTTTGGGATCCCCAAGATTTTCAAGTCCACGAATCCGTTCGATTTCATGGAGCTGATTTCGCTGGAGGGCAAGACCAACTTCTTCGAGAAGAAGGTCTCGGAATACTCCAAGCCCGGCGTGGGAATGCGCGCCGAGGACATGGTCTTCAGAGTGGACGAGGACTTCTAATTAGGCGATGTACTTATACTTCGCAGATACAGAACTCCCTAATGGAGAATAGAATTTTGTGTAGTTTGAGCCGTGCCCTGCCGCATAATTGCGCCCTAGGAACGTGAAAGGAGCGGACGTTGTATTCACACCTGTTAAAGAAGGTAGGAAATCGATTGGCTGGCGGACGGATGGGAGGGGCTGGTACAGGTGCGTAAACACCTTCACCCCGTTCACAGCTTGTTCTCGGGAATCTACCGCTGCGTACTTTTTGAAGCGGGTGAAGGTCGACGCGTCGGGGGTCGGCATATTTACGTTTAAAGAAAGAAGCTTTATTCGTCATAAAAGGAAAATGCATCTCACCTACGTCGCCGTAGTCGTTCTCGCGTCCATGATTTTTGTTCTGTCCGGCATGGTGGGGTACGTCTACTGGCAGCAGACGCGCATGCTGCAGCACATCCAGTCGCTTGCCGTCGTGGTCTCGACGCAGTTCGTTCGTCCGCCAGAGCACCCGCAGGAGCCCCCGCAGGAGCTGCAGCCCCAGTCCGATGTTGACTCCGATCTACCCGCCCTAGTGCCCGACAACGGTGTTAGCGCTCTGAAGGAGGAGGAGGATGACCGGGTGAGCGTGGACGAGAAGGCCGATATTGTAGAGGGCCCTCCTCCTTCGTCCGCCACCAAGGACGCGGAGCCTGCTGAGAATAAGACCGCGGCTCAGATCCGCGATCTGCTCACCGCCAAGGGCATTCCGTTCGGCAAGCGCGACTCCAAGACGGTTCTCCTCACTCTACTGAAGGCGAGCGCATAAGATATTCCAGTAATACAATGAAGCTGTATAATCAGCACTTAGACACGTTGGCTCAAGGCCAATCAAAACTCCTAGTCTTCGACTGCGAGTTTTGGCGAGTGTACGGCTCGGCCGGATTCCACGGGATCCCCGAGACCGACGAATTTTTTATTCCCCGCGAGCTGGGCGGATTCACGCTCTCGAAAAACGCGGACGGGACGTGGGAGTACAAAGGTTTCTTCTTCATTACGTTCACGAACCCCAAGGGGTACGACGTGTCCTTCGTATCCTCCGAGTTCGCGAGTGTGAGCGACAAGACTGCGGCGACGCTGGACAAGTACCAGTCCGTACTTCAGCTCGACTGGTCGAAATCGTTCCTGCACACCCTGCCGCAAGGCGAGCAGCAGAGCGTGCTCCTGGACAGTCTCAAGGTGTACAATGGCGACAAACACATTTCCGACCACCACAGGCCTCCATCGTGGATCAAGCGGTTCATGAAAACTTATTCTGAGTCCACGATTGTGGTGAAGGGAACGTCGGATATCGAGGCTCTGCAGAACATGTGCACGATGCACGGGTACAGCTACCTCCCTCCAAAAGCCGTGGTGGACATCGCTCGATGGAACCGCAAAAGCCGAGCAGTGTGCGGCACGGCGAAGCTTCAGGGAACGTACGACTGCATTCTTCGCGACATTGATGATACGGGCAGCAAACGCCGGCGCCTGCGCGACATCCTACCCCTGCAGCGGGCGCACGAGCCCACGACCGACGCGTCAATGACGCTGCTCGTAGCAATATACATTGTAGCCTCCCAAAAGATATAATATTTAAATGATGTCGGCATAGAAATCTAAATGGAAGAAGAATGGAGACCGCTCCCTTGGGCACCTAAATATTTGGTATCAAACATGGGTAGAGTTAAAGGAGTGCGTGGTCAGATTATGGTGGGCGGGCTTGATACAGATGGATATCATCAAGTATTAATTTATCCTTCAAATGGAACAGGTGGAAAGCATAACCGTTTGACGCGGAAAGTATACCGCCTTGTAATGCAAACATTCAACCCAGATAACAATGGAAAAAATCAAATTGATCACATCAATAGAAACCGAAGAGATGACCGTCTTGAAAATTTACGTTGGGCTACATCTCAAGAAAATAGCTCAAATCGCGGACGTCCTTTTGATATGATAGGAATTAATTGGAACAAAAAGAACCAGACATATATGGTTAGAGCTTACAATGGAGTAGGGCAAGGACAAGTATATTTGGGTTGTCGTAAAACGATAGAAGAAGCAAAAGCATTAAGAGATGAACATTTAAGTACACGAACTACTGTATAGATAATGAGGTTAATATCAATAGATCCAGGACTTCGACACTTGGCGTTCTGTGTGATGGAGGGAACGAGCCGATCCGATGTGCGAATCGTGCACTGGGATCTGATTGATGTGATGGCCGAGGGCGCGGGGCACGACGCGCCCAAATGTTTCAAGTGCAAAAAGCCGGCAAACTGGATGAACGGTAAAAAGGCCTATGCGTGCACGTTACACAAAACAAAGTCGGCCAAGCCCCCGACCAAGGTGTCTTTGAGCAGGAAAACCATCGACGAACTGAGAAAGGAGGGCGAGCCGTTCGGAATCGTGTCCACGACCAAAAAGGGGTACGTGGATATTCTGTACGCGCACTACCACTTGAATATTTGGAAGCGGTGTATCAAATCGAGCAAGCAGTGCTCGGTCGTGGATTTGAGCGTGCCGATCGCCGCGTCGCTGGAGTCCAGAAAGGCGCTGTGGGAGGGCGCTGACCTGATCGCGTGCGAGCAGCAGCCGGACAAGCGCATGCTGTGCGTCCAGGCCATGATCCACATGTGGTTCGTGTGCCGGGGGTTCAAGTGCACGGGCGTGTCGGCGACTCATAAATTGACGAACATTCTCACGATAGATCCGACGAAAACGTACAAGGACAGAAAGAAGACGGGGATCATTCATGCAATGCAGCTGGTGCCGCCGACATGGTTGTCGCACATGCTCAAACACCCCAAGAAGGACGACTTGGCGGACACGTTTTTGCAGGGGCTGTGGACGATGGAGCACACGAAAACTCATGCGTTGTAGTTTTCATAACTGTATCGTAAGTTCACACAAATGGGCGACGTCTTCGGAGCAGATTTCCTAACGAATCCAAAGATGTCGGAGTCTATGGATTTGCCGGAGATGGCCACGATCGATCTCCCCGCGTTCGGCGAGTCGTCCGCGCCTCCGCCTCGGCTCGTTCCCTCGCTGGACGAGGCGGGCCCTATCCGCACCTCGGACGGGCTTGAGAACTTGAACGCCGACCACTTTTTCGGGGCAGCTCCGTCGTCGCGCAAGATGAACGAGGAGTTTGTGATGAAGGAGAAGTACGAGATCCTGCGCAAGTTCGAGCGCCTCGCCAAGCTGGGAGTCCCGATGCGCAAGCGGTTCACGCTGGACTCGCCGCTGGAGGAGATGAAGATGGAGCTGGAGTTCATCAAGCGCGAAAAGGCGATGGATCAGACCATCAAGCAGTTCTGCGAGTGGTACATTACCGGAATGTCTGCGCTGGAGTGGAGCTCGAAGAACGTGGCCATCATGAAGGCGTTCGGGCTGCAGCTGGACGGGCTCTCGGAGTCCGCGCAGATGAACGTGGCGGACATGGAGGAGGATTTCGAGGAGCTCTACGACCTGTACGGCGACAAGCTCAAGATGCACCCGCTCGTCCGCATCCCCATTCGCACGTGCATGATGGTGTACATGGTTCACCTCACGAACCAGATGGCGGCCAAGGCGCCGATCCCGAACATCCAGGAGATTCTGAAGACGAACCCGGACATCGCGCGCCAGCTGGCCACGGCCGCCATGCAGCAGCAGTCGCAGGGAATGCGCCAGGCCGCCCCGCCCCAGGCCGCCCCGCCGTCCGCGCCGGGCAACCCGCTGGCCGGGCTCTCGAGCTTCATGTCTTCGATGATGCCCCCGCCGCCGCCCGAGCAGACCAACGCCCGGCCTCCGATGTCCGTGAAGCCGGCAATCAAGTACCCCAAGCCTCCCGCCCAACCTCCAATCCAGCGCGCCCAAGCCCCGGCGCCCGCGCCCGCGCCCGCGCCCGCTCCTGCGCGGGAAATGAAGGCACCGCAGGTCAATATTGACGACTTGCTCAAGTCCGTCAATGCTGGCGTGGAGACCAAGCGCGTATCGACAACGCCGAACACGCGCAAGGGCGGATCGACGGGCAAAAATTCCGTCAGCATCAAACTCTAAATCCCAAAAAATAATTTCTGCGTTTAAATCATAAAAGTAATTTAAAGGAATGTTTAAATGGCTCCGTAATTTTAAACGTTATTTCTGTAATTTCTTCTGCACTGCCGAAATCGACCACTCCGCATACATCCCCCTCATTCACGTCGACTACGAATACGAATACATCCCGATCCCAACGTCCCCGCTCTCGCTAGAAGGCGGCTCGGACGATAATTTAGCGTGCTACGATTAAGACGAACCCTCTCCAAACTGTTCTTTCTACGAGAATGAATAGTTTAAATAGTGTGGTTTGATAGGTATAGAGTTTTAGAACATGGGGCTTTCCTTCGTGTCGTAGGCCGGCTGATCGCATCCCTTTAGCCCGGCCTTTGAGCGCAGTTCGTCGTCGGGTTTTCCGACCATGCCCTCGCGCGCAAAGTCCGACTTTCCGCGGAACAGGCCGCCGGCCAAGACCACGAACCCGGCCGTCAGTATAATTGACGCAATCAGATCGCGGGTTCCCACAAAACATACCGCGAATACCGCTATACGCCGAAGAAGTATGTTCTGCCCGTACTCTTCATCGTCTGCGCTGAATTCGTGGACGATGTAGCGGCTCGCCACATTCGTGAGCAGAATCATCACGCCAATCGCAAAGGGCGACGACGCAACCGAATTGATGTGCGCGAGCATCTCTTGTGTATGTGCTTGATTTTATACGGACGTTCCCTTCACACTTCCCGAGGACGGTGCGCCCGTAGGAACGCTGGTCTGGGGAGGAGGCGCGGTCTTGCTCTTGCCCGCAACCGCGGTGTGTGCGACCGTGTCTCCCTTCTCCAGCTTCTTCTTCGGCTCACCCTCCTTGCTCAGCGACTTGAGCACCTCGCCGATATTCAACGCCTTCTTTGGCGACTGCTCTTTCGCGTCAAGGTACTCGGTCACGCCCGAGCTGGTTACGAGGTAGGCGATGCCTAGAAACACTCCTACAACCAGGCTCTGACGTACAGTCACGTACACGATTCCAAGAAGGAAGACGGCGTGGCCTACAGGCGAGGACAGGAAATCCTTGATGTGGGACGGAGGCGGGTGGGTGAAGAACGCGATGTAAGCAATCAGAAGACCAACGAGAACAAGTTCGGTGCGCGAGATCTTCATTTGTTTCAACGTGATATTTTTCTGTCGTGTTTTGAATAACTGAGACGATGGCGTCAATTGAAGAAGTATGGGGGAGCTCGTTTCCAAAAAAGGGGTATACGATGGCTGCGCGCGGCGCTCCCAAAGAGGATGCGCGAGATGCGGAGCGGGAAGGACGTGTGGCGCCCACTCCCATCCACCGATCCAACGCCGCCATTCAGCGCAATCGCAAGACGATCGACGACCTCACGAAAAGCCTGCCTATCGTCCAGAACGATGACGAAGGCGACTCAAATTACGCGCCCGCCCGCGTTCCTCAGCGTGAAGGGTTCACGGCCACCAAGACCGAGTACTCCAAACCCTTCTTCCCTTCGGATACCGGCACAAGTTTCGCATACGCTCCACCCTCGTACCAGGACGCAGCGCATGAGATTAAACTTGATCGTATTATGCGCATGATCGAGCAGAACCGAACCGGATACGAGACCCCGTCGTCTCACGATATGGCTCTGTACGTATTCACGGGAGTTATGGCGCTGTTTGTTCTGGACACGTTCGTGAACTTAGGCCGTCGTATGGGTTAACTAGTTGTGGATACGAGTCTCAAATGACGAAAAGTCGTCGAACCCATTTTCGAGCATCTCAATCTCTAGACAAATCGTGAAGTCGACCGTACGATTTCCGGCGGCAGCATACGCTCCGTCCGACGTCCAGTACATGAACCCGCTGTTTCCCTGCTGGGCGTGGGTGCGTACACGAATATGCAGGCGATCCAGAGTTCCAAGCGCGGGCGAGAACCGCGTAATGTTCTCCTGTCCCGAATGATCGTTGTACTCGATGAACGAAGTGTACACCACAGCCGGAATTTTCGCCAGGAAACCGTCGCGGTACGTTGACCTGCTCGCTCCAACCACGGTCTCGTCGGAGTAATTGAGACCCTCGACATCGAGAAGGAAGTAGTACTGCGAGTTCGTTGTCGTGTTCACCGGCGTATCGGAGGAGAAATTGGAGGCGGATGTGTTGGGCCCAGCCGAGATAGCGTGAGTGACTGCGCCACCGTTGATGTTCGTAGTCTTCACGGTCAGAGGAAACTCGCCGCTCACCACGCGAATGCTCACGACATTCTGGTACTGCCGAGGCAAGTACACGACGAAATCGCCGTTCGTGTAATACTTCGAGGTATCGCGATCGGCCGAGTCGATGGACAAGATCTTTTTCACTGTGCGAAGGGCCTTGACGGGCTGAGACGGCGCGACGACAACGCCATTGTAATCGAAAGCCCGGTGGTTCATTTGTTATATTTCACGCGGGAAGTTTTACACGTCTTATTGAACCAACGTTTACCCTTTGCGGTTTTCTTGGCTTTCCTGGCTAAGTCGGCATCTGCCGTATAGTGCGTCTTCCCGCACGTCAAAAAGCTGGCGGCGCGAGCGTACCCCCACTGCTGCTGAGATGCGCCCGGACGATGGCCGGTTCGCCACGCCGCCATTCCGCGGTTATACGACTGCTTCACTAACGACAAGGGAACTCCGGTCGATTGGGAATAGGCGTTCAGCGAATGCGCCTTGGGGAACTTTCGTTTCCATTCCGAGACGTACTTTGATCTGCGAGTCTTTGCGCCCCTATCAGTTAAAAATGGCTTATAGGCCTTAGGATTTTTCCACGACATAGACCGTCGCCGCGTGGCTGTCGATCTGCGTTGTTTGTTTTGTTTGGCGGTTAAGCCGGTATGGTACCTCTTGGGCCAATACATTACTTTATAACGTGGGAATTGTTAGTTGGTTGAATGTGTCCACGAACTCCATGTCACTGTCGTGCTCATCGAGTTTCAGAAGAGACTGTACCATATTTTCCACGGCAATGCAGAATCGCCAGAATGCCGGGATATCGAATGATCCCCCGGTGTCCATCTCGTACTCCAAATGCGAGGCGTTCTCCTCGGCCGTAATCTTGGCCTCTTCGACGTTCTTCAGGTTCTCGGGGTTCTTGACGAGCAGAAAGTCCGGAAATTTTGACCGAATATCGCGGAAGAACTCCACGCCGTCGGCAAACCACTGGTCAGTGAACTCTTCCGTCTCCTCGTCTAACCCCTCCATATCTTCAATCAGTTTGCGCAGCGTCTTCAGGTTTTTTGCCTTTTGCTCGGGGCTCAAGCTGACTTCATCGTCGTCGACGTCCATTGTGTTGCTCTCTTTGAATATGAGAAAAACGTTTCCGTTTTTACATTAAGCGACCGCAGGGTACTTTGTTAGAGTGCGGTGTTCGCCTCGAGCCAGTCTACAATGTACTTGATTTGTGAGTTCACGAGATCGATCTCGTCCTGAACCTCGCGTTTCTCGTCATTCAAATGACTACGCACATCGTTCTCACTGGCGGGATCCATAGGGTCTCCGTTTGGCGATACAATGTCGTTGTCGAGTACGTATTGGATCTCGTCCATCTCCGTACAGAGTCTCGACAGAACGCGTTCGAGGTTCTCCTTGGTCTTGTTATAGATCTCGCGAATGTCCTGCATCTTCAATGAAAAACATTCACATTCAGTGTTTGCTTTCCGTTTTCTAGACCTTTATCATGGAATGGACGACCCACACGGTCGCGGCGGCAGCTGCCTGCGCCCCGGTATGCATCAGCGCGCGGTTCAGCCCAACTTTTCCGGAGAGGTAGCACCACAGAGTCACCGCGGGATTGAAATGCGCGCCCGAAACAGGTTGGGATAGGGCAATCGCCACTGCGAATGCGGCAACTACGAATAACGGAGACGTGGTGAACGCGATCGCCCCGATGATAAGGCATGTGCCGAGGTACTCGCTCATTGCGTGAACATACATTGTTCTTGTTGTATAAGGAGGATGAAATAAAAAAAGAGCTTACATAATAATAACTTTATAAAAATAGATGGTATATGGTATAATATACAAAATTACCAACAAAGTTAATGGTAAAGAATATTACGGACAAACAAAACAACATATAAAAAGATGGTCTCGTCATAGGGCGAATGCTAGGGATGGTGTTGATGGACCATTATACAACGCTATAAGACTTTACGGAATAGATAACTTTAATTTTGAAATTTTGTGTTCATGTGACACATTGGCCGAATTAAATTCAAAAGAACAAGAGTTAATTCGTATCAATAACTCTTGCTGTCCAAATGGATATAATATCAAAAAAGGTGGAGATAACCATGAACACTCGGATGATACACGTGAAAAAATTCGTAAATCACTTACAGGCAGAAAATTAGCTTCTCTATCAGAAGAACGCAAAGAGAAGATTAGTTTAGCTTTAGTTGGCCATGCTGTTTCGGAAGAAACTAAGAATAAATTAAGAGTGGCTAGCTTAAATATGTCCGATGAAACTAAACATAAAATGAGACTAGCTAAACTTGGTAAAAAACAATCAGAACAGCAAGTAGAAAACACTCGAAGGAGAATGTTGGAATATTGGGCGTTAAAAAAATCTGAAAAAAATCCAGCAAATAATAAAAATGAAATATCTCGTCGTGAAGGGATGGCTTAGGCTTCGGTGATAGGCTAGAGTCTTTGAAGATGTGTGTTCACTACGCCATCGAGCACAAGCTTCAAATATATGTGGACTGGAGGGATTCCATATGGTCGCACGGCAACGAGTCGTTTTACACATACTTCAAGCTCGTGAACATGCCTATCCTGAACTCTCTGGACGATATACCCGAGGACGCAACCTATTTCCCGAGCTACTGGAAGGGGAACATCAAGACCCCCTTCTCCCAAGAACTGTTTCTAAAACAGGCGGAGCTTGGGCTCAATGTCGGGATCCTCGGCTCAAGCACGCCTACGCACGCCGATGTTCTCGTCCACTCCTCGTTTTCCAACCGTTCGCTGTACAATGACTCCTCGTTCTTCGCAAACGTGTTCCGAGTCATCGATCCGCGCATAACTGTTCCGGTGTTTCAGCGTCAAGCCGAACATAAACTATCGTCGTCCATAGGATTCCATATCCGGGGAACAGACCGTACTCGGAATCGTACACGCCTAGAATTGAGCGTCCAATTTATGGCGGTCAATGCGGTCTCCAATGGAGCGTTTTCGGGTCGGAGTATGGTCGCGGTGGGCGATGACGCGTACAGTATTGAGATTTGGAAGCGGTACTTCCCCCACACGGTGGTCTTCAGTGAGCTGGTGCTCAAAAACACGTCTGCAGGTGGAAACCATAATGCGTCAAAAGAGCAGCTGGTGTCCAGCAAAGACAGCATGAATGTGGAAATGCTCGTGGACTTTTTCACGCTGGCGTCCTGCGAGCGGATTATAAGCACGTTCAAGGACAGCCGCTTCGCACATGAGGCCAGGCGGCTCTCACCGTTTGTAGCAACAATCCTGCGAAACGAATAGTTTCAAGGTCATACAATAGGGATTAACAAAGATGTTGACGACACAGGGATATCGACTAGACAAGAAGACCATCTCGAATCTGAACCACGTAAAGGGCGTCCTGAATGTGAAACCATACATTCCGTCGGTGTTCGTCAAGCCCCAGTTCGTGACACGGTATCCGGTCTTCACGGAAACGAAAGACTACCTCTACGTGCCCAAACACTACGGACTCGCCGAGTTTGGGCCCATAACCGAGTCGCAGCGGGACGTCCCGAAGACCGACGCGGCCTTCTGGGAGTTTGCGGGCGCGATTCGCGAAGGACAGAAAGACGTCGTGAACGCCTACCTTTGCCCCGAACCCAGGGACGGGATTCTCTCTCTTCAAACGGGCGGCGGCAAAACCGTGTGCGCGCTCTACATCGCCTCGAAGATTCAGATGCCCACCATCGTCTTGGTCCACAACACCTTCCTTCGCGACCAGTGGGTGGACCGCATCAAATCGTTCCTGCCGAAAGCCCGCATCGGCTCGATCCAGGGCGACACTGCCGACGTCCTGGACAAAGACATCGTGGTCGCCATGCTCCAGAGCGTCTCGATGAAAGACTACGAGCCACACGTCTTCCAAGGATTCGGACTTGTGATCGTCGACGAATGCCACCACATCGCGTCGGAGGCGTTCTCGCGCTCCATCTCCAAGCTCACCTCGAAGTACATGCTGGGTCTGTCCGCTACGCCCGAGCGGAAAGATAAGCTGATGTACGTGATCAACTGGTTTCTCGGGCCGATGCTCTACCGCTCGAACACGGCCGACAAGGTGGACGAGAACGTGCGGGTGGAAGTCTACGATTTCGACCCCAAGGACGAAGAGTACAACACCATCATCTACAACAACCAGGGCGTCATGTTCACTACGCTCATGGTCAATAAGGTCGTGGAGTTCAAGCCCCGGAACGACCTTATCGTGGGTATATTGAGCGACCTCTTTGAAGAGGAGGGGCGGCAGATACTTGTCCTGACGGATCGAGTGGATCACACGGCGACCTTGTTCGAGTCTCTCCCTCCTGAAATCAGGGAGCACGCGTGTATCCTGGGCCGCAAAGTCAAGGCGACCGAGCGCGCCGCGTTCTGTGCGTCCAAGCGCATCCTCATTGCGACCTACGCAATGTGCAAGGAGGGGTTTGATGTGGCCACGCTGAACACTCTTATCATCGCCACGCCGCGTCCGGATGTGGACCAGATTGTTGGCCGCATCATGCGCACCGAAAAAACGGGGAGGTCTGTAGACCCGCTTATCGTGGACATCGTGGATCCGGCGTTCCGACGGCAGTTCCAGGAGCGGCTGCGACTGTACAAGGAACGAAACTACCAAGTAGAAAAAATGCGGCTGGAATAATAATGAAGACCCGCCGCGTAAAACCCCGAAAAGGGACTCGCCGCGCGAAGCGGGGAGGAAAGGTGATTGGGCAGGGAGCTTATGCGATCGTCATTGATCCTCCGATCGCTTGCGCCGATAAGCGCGATATGTCGAAGTACGTGTCTCGCATGTCCAAGCGCGAGAGCAAGGAAGATCTTGTCTCAAAGGATCACCCTCGGCTTATCCGGAAACTGAAAGAGATCGATCCGGAGCAGAAGTACTTTTTCTATCCGGAATACTGCCAGCCCGGAGCTCTGTCCGAGCAGAACAAGCTGGATGGAGTTACGTACAAGAACAAAATGTACTCGGAAATCGTTCTGAAAGGGTCGGACGTATGGAATCCCATAATCAGTAAGAAACGGTCGTGGGCAGCGTTCCTCAAGGGTAAGAAACTGGGTAAGAAACTCCCGATGCCCAAAAAGAGTATTGCCCAGATTGATTATCTGAAGACAGCGATCGACCTCCTTCACGACAACCATATTGTCCACGGCGACCTCCACGGCAAGAACGTGATCATGGCCGACGACGGCATGCCGCGCATCATCGACTTCGGGAAGAGCTTACTGGATGCCCCCGCGCGCATCCTCGAATGGGAGAAAAATAAGGTCGAAGATACGATGCCGTCGTTAGATGAGAACTGGCGCATGAGTCGGTAGTTATACGTCGCCGGTATTATCGTAGTTATAGATCATCGAATAGTCGTCGTGCGGTCGGTCGTGAACATCGCCGTAGTCTCCGCGGTCGGCTTCTAATAGTCCACCCCGTTCATTCCTCTGTTCTTCGCTCTCAATGTAATCTCTGGTCGTGTGCCCGCCTTCGGGAACGTCCAGAGGGTTCACGTCTTCGTCCTTATCCCGCTCCTCCGTGGTTCGGACGTTGAGTTCTTCTACGAACCGCCGACGATCACTCACCGAAATGAGGTGCTGAGCGATTCCAATATCAAGCATCTGCTTCATGGTTTCGCGGTCGCGATCCGACATCGATTTCAGGACTTTTGTGAACATATCGCGCTCCATCGTCCGCAGCTGCTTGACTTCGCGTTCCGAGTTCTCTTTCGTGAGAAGAATCATGTTCATCGTCAGATCACGAGCCACCGCGACCTTTATTGTTTCGACCGCCCCGGCATCTGTCTTGATGAAATCAAAAAGCTCGAAGAGCTTGCCCTTCGCTGCGTCGCGGAACAAAGACGCGTTCTCGAACGAGTTCGCATTCTCGGCAAAGTCGCGCATTTCGCGAATGACCTTCTTTGAGATGCTCAGCGGAGCAAGTAGATCCAGGATTCGGGTCAGAAGAGATAGGAGGGATACGCCATCTGTGGCATTGTCCACGAACTTACGAATCGCGTCCAGTTTCAAGGCCTTGGGGAATCCAAGAGACACTCCTTTCTGAATCTCTTTCGATGACGGGAACGAGTATTTCACGGTCGGGCTGTCCAGCGGGATGAAGACCGCACTCGAAGACGGTTTTGTCTTTCCTATCTCCGGGTGGCGTTGAGGTAGTAAAGGTCTCATCTTCCCCACAATTGTCGTGCGGGGCTTGGATGTCGTGCACTCCCCAGTCTTCTCCGAACCCTGCGTGTCCCCGATACGGAAATCGGTCTTCTTGGGAACGATCGCGGGCAGCATGATATTTTCGTCGAGCGTCGTTTCCTCGACCACGGTTTCAGAGCGCACTTTCGCCGACTCGAACTGGAGCTTGAACTCCGTGTACGCCTGCTTGATGAACTTGACGGACTCTTCGCGCACCTTCTTGCGGTTGTTCACGACTTCGCGCAGAATCGTGGACAAGGGTTCGGCAAACGAGGTAGGGAACGATTCTACGGCTTCCTTGATCACGCTCAGAATCATTCCTAGAACGGGCGCTTGGTTCGAGTCATCCGTATCCCGAGGAAACCCCGATAGTTTCATTGTGCGTGATCCGAACGATCGACGAGGAACAAGGAAAGGGTTGTGTGTCTGCAGGAGAACGACCATTCCCGCGATTCCCAGCATTCCCTCGACTTTGTTGCGCGCGGCGGGTTGAAGTTTGGACGCGGACACGGATACTTTGCGGATATTGCCCAGAACCGGGGTGAGCTGGTTTTCGCTGGGGAGCACTTGGAGTTGGTTGAGCATGAATATAATAAGCGCTTCGCCGGCGTTCATCATATTAAACGCGTTTCGAAGTTCGCTGAGCGATGTCGCGAACGACGTAGGGTGCGTTTCTCGCTTGAACGACTTTTCGTCCAGAACGTCGTGGCTCACAATAAGACGGCCATTATCATCGAAATCGTCTTGGGCGACATACGTATCACTGTTCACCTGAACTCCGCAGAATTTACACACTCGGAACCCGTCTTCCGTGGACGTCCACTTCGTGTAATAATCAAACCTGTTCGCATCAAGATCTCCGTCAAGAAGAGCAAGAGTGTGGCCACACACGATTTCGACATTGTTCACGTCGAGAAACCGGTTCTTCATAGGAGTGATTTCTTTGAGAAGGATGCGGATATTGTACGCTTTGTCGGGCGGAAGCAGCGTATCGTCTTTCAGGATCGTGAGAACGTTCTCTGCTAATTCCGAGGCGTCGGCAGGCCGGTACTTCTCGTACTCCTTCTCTCCGATCTGAGCTTTCACTGGCTGGTAAAACTTGAAGAGAGCCACGTAATCGCGCTGGATGTTCGCCTGGGTCGTTTCCGTCCATGCCTTCTTGCCAGCATTCAGCACCTCACGCCGTTCCTGGGTTATGAATGTCGTGGGAGCGCACACTCCAGACGTGACCTGAACCCAATCATCCTTCTCTTTCTTGTACGTCGGCGCACGAAACACCCCGGACGACAAGAACTCCTCGAAGTTGGATACGTTCAAACACTCGTCGGCCGTCGATTCGGGAAGGTGGATTTTGGGACGTTCGTTGATCACGTCCGGCGCAATCAGCCCAAACTCCCCGGCCTCCGATAAAAGCATCTTGGCCACGAGGAGGCCGGCATCTTCCTGCTTCATGAGCCACAGGCGGGGATACACCGCTTTCTCCCATTTGGAATTGTACACCTTCTGCAATCGGTCTGAAGGAGCAACTATGTCGTCCGCCGCGGGAAACGACACGGATAGAACCGGAGGAGGGCTGTTCACGGTTCCGGCGGGAGGAAACCGTTCCTTCCACGAAGCCCAGGGAACTTTCGATAGGGACACATCGTACAGCTTTAGGTACTTCCGACCTTCGACGTATGGGTCGGTCGTAGTGGGAACCGCGTGCGAAAGAATCGCTTCGATCGTTGGGAACACGTCCAATAGAGGTTCGGCCGTCAGAATCTTGGATGCCGCGCTTGAACCGAGAAAGGGGTGGTCTGCTAACGGTCGTGGCATATCGAGGCCGCGTTCCTCGATAAAGAAGCCGATGCGTCGAACATCGTCGCCGGTGCTCTCCATCTCGACGCTCGTCATCTCAATAGTCCCGTCGTCGCGCATAATGAGCTTCGGACGAACGAACGACCCAAGAGCCCCAATATCGCCCCGCCCGTCTTCGTTCACGAGAACGGTTCGTTCGGTCACCGGAACGCCCATCGCGCCCTCTGAACGGTACGGGCGCGGAAGGGCTTTGATGAGGGTGGGGTAAAAATTCGGAGTGCGCCGAACTCCTTCCTCAAATAAAGGCAGGAACTTCTCGGCATACGAGTACTTCTCGTACTGAAACGATCCGTAAATAGGTTTGAGCCAGGGAACGTTAATGCGTTTGCGGGCGGTGTCTATACGGTAGTCGGTACGTGTGAACGAAATGATGTCCGTGTATATTTTTCGAATACGCTCAACTTCACTCTCGATTTTCGCATACTCGGCTCGAGACACGTGCTTCTTTTTCGGAACGACCTTCTGGAAGTAGTCGATAAGCTGCTCGTCCAGCGTGAAAAACCTCAGCTCTTCCGGCCGCTGCATTTGTTCATCGAAGTCTACGGTTTCTATAATTTCAAGATCAGCTGCTTCAAACTGAAGACTTATCTCCATCGTTATTCTCTATCACGGAACAATATTCCTCGATAGTTTTCCTCGCGTTGTCGAGAATCTTTTCGGGCGCGTTCTTTGTGTTGAAGCGCAGCACCATCTCGGGTCTGAGAGGGTGGGGAATATCGTAGGACACGAACTCAACGTCGTCCTTGTAGATAACTTCCTGGAACAGAGCTCCTAGCGTGTGGCCACCCAGAGGCAGAGTGATGCTATACGTACCCTCATCCTTCTCCCGCATGATGTTCTTGAGCGCCTCGGTCATATATACATCCACGCGCTTGCGCAGAATCTGGACGGCCATCTTCACCAGATCGTGGGCTTTGATTACTCCGATACTCTCAACCTTCAAGTCGAACCAGTTCGGGCGGTTCTTCTCGTCGCGGGAATAGCATTTCTGGACAAGGAAGTTGTCGAAGTAGCGCCCTGCGTCCTTGTCGTCCTCGTGAGCCTTGACGTACTCCTCGCGCTCCTTCTTTGCTAGATTCGGGTCGACGTGCCACAGAGTTGTGGCGGTATGTACCTGACTCACGCCCTCGCTCTCGACGGCCAGGCTTGCGGTGATATGGATAGACTCGCCCGCACGAACCTTGAGGAACATACACGGAGTCCCGAAATCGGGGTCTTTCATCAGAATGCCTTCGCGGCCAGACTCGACCGTGAAATCGTCGGTCGTAATGACGTCGTCCTTCTTGATTTCGGGCATGCGAAGCTCGATCTTTGCGTCCTTGATGATGCCGGACTCGTCCGGGGTGACGTTGACTGGGAGCATTTCCATTCGGTGCCGAAGCATTTCGTGGGGCATCTGGGTCGTGTTCTTGAGGATCTGGACGTCGCGGATCACAACGGTGGGGATTCCCGAGAGCAGGATGCGCCGAATCGAATTAATCATACTGACCGGAAAGTACACAAGCTCAAGAACTAGAGACCTGCCCTCATTGGAGGTGCGCAGGCTCTTGATGGCCGGCATAGTTTGTTCCTCCATCTTGTCTCGTTATTGTTCCATCCGTTTTTTTCCTGAAAACCCATAATGTCGCAGCCCTACCTGTTTTACAGCGACCGGTGCCCGAACTCAAAGCAGATTATAGAGACGCTGAAGGCGCTCAACAAGGCTGGTCTTTACAAGTTCGTTGACGCGTTATCTCTCCAGCCCGCCCAGCGCCCAGCCTGGCTGAAGAGTGTGCCGACCCTCTACGTCCCCGACACCAAGGAGGTCATTGTGGGCAAGGACATTTACGGCTACATCGCGAAGCCCACCAATTCTCGCAAGGAACACCCCACGAAGCCGGAGGCGGGAACTGCCGCTCCTCAGAACCAGATTGGGGAGCTCTCGGCTTGGGGGTTTGAGGGTATGGGGCGCCTCAGCGAGTCCTATTCTCTCTGGGATACGCCGTCTCAGTTCGCATCGGGAGGCGGTAGTATGTACACGTTCTTAGACGGGGCTCCGGCGGCTGCGATGTCGCAGGGCGACATGCCCTCGTCCGGCGGCCCATCGTCAAAGAATACGCTGGACGACAAGACGAAGTCCGCAACGAATGCCGACGTTATGAAGCGGATGGAACAGATGGCGAATCAGCGCAAGAGCGAGTTCGGAAGCGTCGAACGTAAATAATCATTTTCATATATTCGTGCTGAATACTACAATATGGCATCCAAACGCACCCTCATGGCAGCCTTCTTCGACCAGTTCGGGGCATTTGCTTCGGAACTGTGCGAGATGTACCCCAATGACGCCGACTTCTCCCTGTTTTTAAACACGCTGTCGCTCATCAAGATGACGAACCCGGCTATGGTGGTGAGTTATGTCACCGACAACGTCGTCCAGTTCGAAGAGAAGATTATGAACAGCGACGAGACGTTCTTCATGGACTACGATTTTCGGGAGTACACGAGCCACGTCGATATGAACATCTTTCAGAAGCTCAAGCAGTACATTGAGAACATGAGCCCTTCGTCCAAGCAGAATGTGTGGAAATATATTCAGAACATCGTCCGGCTCGCCAAGGCTATCCAGTCGACGGGAAATTAGACCGAGTTATATCCAGCGAAGTCGCCGCAGACTCTTTGTACGACACAGGCGCCGGCACTGTATCAAACCCATAAAGATCACGAGGAGACAGCGTTCGCAGCTCCGTGATCGCATCGTCTGGCCTATCGAAATTCCGGAACAAAATTTGATTCACCTCCGCTGGCGTCCAACGGTACTCCAACTCGGGCGAAGTCCAATCGTCGAACTCGCGATCGTAAAAACTGCGAACCATCTCCTGAAGAATTGCGCGATTGCACTTGCGGAACTGGACGATCATATCGATGCGCCCCGGCCTGATCAGCGCCTTGTCTATCCGCTCGGGGTAATTCGAAGAGATCGCAATAATGCGTCCAGAACTTTCCAGCGTTCCGTCGAGAATGTTGAGCAGGAATGAGAGGTCGATCTGTTCCGGCTCGTCCTCGTCTTTGTGTGCGGCCTGCCACGCATCTTCGGGACTCAGTTCTTTCTTTACGACCGGCTTCTTGAAGTCTCGGCTCAGAACGGTGTCCCCCATCGCGTCAATGTCTTCAATCACGTAGAGCCGCTCGTGAATCGGAATCGTATACTTCTCGCTCTTTGAGCCGTCGTAGACATATATGTCGTCGTTGTAAAAAAGATGATTGAGCTGAGCCTTGGTTTTGATTTGGGATAGGTGGATGTTAATGATGTGCCGGCGCGCAGTGTTCGCGATCGCCTTGACGGACGACGTCTTGCCGCACCCCGGGTCGCCGTGAAACATGAATCCCAGAGTGTACGGAATCCCCTTCTTCTCATACCAATCCTTTCGAGTCAGGAAAAACTCGACGTGCTTACACACCTTGTCGCGCTGTTCAAAAAACACGTTCTCAAACGTCCGCGTCGTATGGAACTTGTGCTTCGTATAAATGAGATGCGTTGTGGGCAACGAATTCTGGGTCGTTTTCTTGGATTTGGTGTTGGTCATCATATCGAAATAAAACAGGGACGTTCCGAGTTTATTGGCCATCCGCCGTTCGTAGTCTGCGTTGCACCGCTCCACGAAATCGCGGAGAAACTGGGACTCGTGGTCATAACAGAAAATTCGGAACTTGATGGATTCAAGTTCTCCCTCCGTGTGTTTCAGAGACGTGAGCTGGAAATAAATATCGTTCTCGACCATGATCGGCTCAAACTCGTTGGGCAGGTATTCGTGGTGGCTCACGCACAAAAGGTTGCGGATGGCGGGAATCGTGCTCACGTAGTGAACGACCGAGTCCATTCGGCTCTGGCTAGACGAAATCGGCTGGGACTGATTCGTTTGTTTACCAGACCCTTTCACGGTACGCTCACACTCGATGGTCGCTCGAACGGGCTTGTTCGAGGGGGGAGGGGGGGTCGACGGTTCGAGCCGTTTGCGGCGGCAACAGACGTCCTGAATGTGCGGCCACCATTTGGGATACGACGACACCAACTTGTCGTACAGGCTGAGACCGATGAAACTGTAGAGTGGATTTCGCCCCATGCCCATCGACATCCCCATCGCCATCATCATCTGATTCCGCATCAGATCGGCCATATTTTGCTGCGGCTGCATTTACGTTTTCAACGCTAGAACTCTGAAAACGGAAATAGTCTAAAGAATAAAACTAGACAGCATAGAATGGGTAATACCATCCAAGTTTCCGGGCAAATCCACGAGATAATGCTGAAACTCAAGAGGGCTCGTCCCTCAGAATGGATCGTGCGATATCCTCCTACCAAACGGCTGCGAGTGTCGTCGTTCGAAGAGAACGGCGCGAAAGCGGTCAATCTCCCCTATAAAGGAGTTATCATTCATGTGAGGGACGGTTGAATTCAATTAACTTCGTTTCATGCACATATCGAGAGTCGGGACATTCACATTCATGGGTTTAGAGCGCTTTAGTCTTAGTTGCTCAGACGCTTTTTCCACGACGTCGTTCGAAAGGCTCACGTACTTCTTGATATCCCGCAACGGGCCCTGGACGTTCATGGACGGGAACAGAAGCCGGATGGGGTGGATTTCCGATAACACAATATAGTTCTCGCCCGACACATAGTCCCGGAACTGCTCGATATCCAGGGGGCCTCCAAACATCCGTAAAATAGAGCGGGGAGGAGCGGGCGAGAGTGTTCGGGACTTGTACATGTCCCCGTACAAATGCGTAAGAAGAGCATGTCGGTTCCACTTCGAAGAGTCCGGGGTCTTATTGTCCGAATACAGGTGCGCTAGTGCGCATTCGGGGGAACAGAAGTTGCCTTCGCAGTTGTAGATGTTGTTGTACACGTCGTACGATATTGGAAGGACGCACGGAACCCAGTTAAACGTATGCACGCACCAGAAACACGCGGTCTGGGGCGAATACCGTTCCGTCGAGACCTTCGACAGAATCGCCTTCAAAAGCTCGGTATCGAACCTCTCAATATTCTTCTCGACGGAGTTGAGGATGTCTGAGTACGAGGTGACATCTCCCGCCGGAATAATGTCGTCGCCGGGCGACTCAGAGACCTTCAGGAAGAAAACGACGGGGGTCTCATCAATGGACTGGGTCTTCACAACCGCCTTGGCTTTGCGTGGAGGCATTTAAACTTCTAAAGCGCAAAACGTCAAAACCGAAAGTGTTTTTAGAATTTAAAGGATGCGCATCGTCTGCATGACGAACGATGCCCAGCTCCCAATGATGAAGAACATGCTCAACTCGGCACTGAAGGCTGGGTTTCCCATGGAGCTTTTTCACTGCTACCTCCTGTCTTCGAACACCGAGCAGGCTGTGTACAATACCCCCGAGTTCAAGAGCATAACGACCCGCAAGCTCGAAGTTATTCTGGACAACATGCGATACGACCCCCTCGTGCTGTGGATCGACAACGATATTGTGCTCTTCGAGAACTGTTTGGAGGATATTCTACGACGCCCGGGATCGTTTGTTATGCAGGACGATCTGTGGGGAGCGTGCACTGGCTTCTTTTTGGCGCGCAGGTCGCGCACGAGCCTCACAACGATTCAGAACTCGATCGAGTACCTCAAGCTTCGGCCGAATGGTACTGAGAACGACCAGCACGCGTTCAACGCCGTGAGACGCGGAGTTTGGGGAATGACGGTGTCTCTTTTGCCCCAAGACGAGTACCCAAACGGGAAAGTGTACTTCGAGGATGGCCGTAGGGCGCACGCGAAAATGGTGCATTGTAATTTTTTAACGTCCACGTCCGAAAAGGTGCAGCGCCTGAAATCGAGCGGCTTCTGGGACGAGGCGGACGCGGCGTTCAGCATGGTTCGAACATACTCCATCTAAAACGAATTTAAAGATAGCGTGGCCCAAAGATGAACACACAATGGACCTATCAAAGCAGTACCGCAAACACACGCACCGCGAACATATTCTCTCGCTGCCCGACACCTATGTCGGCAGCATTGAGAATGCGGATGAAGAGATGTACGTCGTCGACGAAGAGAGCTTCAAGCTACAAACGATTTCCCCATTCAATCCCGGGTTCTATAAGCTGTTCGACGAACTTCTCGTGAACGCTCACGATCACGCAGTCCGACTGAAGCAGAAGAATTCGGAGAACCCGGTCAAGACCATTTCCATCGACGCGACCGAAACGACCATCACAATCCGGAACGACGGGGAGTCGATCGACGTCGAAAAGCACCCAGAGTACGGATGCTACATTCCCCAGATGATCTTTGGCGAGCTGCTGACGTCCACGAACTACGACAAGACCGAAAAGAAGCTGGTGGGCGGGAAGAACGGCTACGGCGTCAAGCTGGTGAACATCTTCTCCAAGAAGCTCGTGCTCACGGTGGTGGACGGCGTTCGTGGCCTGAAGTATGTTCAGACATTCGAAAACAACATGTCCACGGTCGGTGTTCCGTCCGTCAAGGCCTGCAAGACCAAGCCGTACGTGGAGATTGAGTGGACGCCGGACTTCGGGCGCTTCGGGTGGTCAACTCCGGCAATTCCGGCAGGCATTCTCCAGGTGATCCAGCGACGCGTGTTTGACCTCGCAATGACGGTTGGGAAGGAAGTGAAAGTCACATGGTGCGGCGCACATATTAGGTTCCGCGATCTCGCAACCTACGCGTCCTGGTATCTTCCGAAAGATGCACCCGTCGTGACAGACGTGCCGCATCTCGGGTGGCAGGTTGCAGCTGCTGATTCCCCCACGGACAAGTTCTTCAGCGTGAGCTTTGTGAACGGCATATGGACTCGTTCGGGCAAGCATGTAGATGAGATTACTAATCAGATTGTTTCGTACTTTGTGAACCATTTGGAGACTAAAAAGAAAATAAAGGTGCGCCCCGGACTCGTGCGCGACTCGCTGGCCGTGTTCGTGAACTGCTCCATCGAGAACCCGAACTTCAGTTCGCAGACCAAGGAAGTGATGACCTCGAAGGTCTCGCATAAACTGTCCGAGGACTACCTCAAGAAGCTCGTGACAAAGCTGAACATCGTGGACACCGTTATGGCCCAGCAGGCTGTGAAGGACACCAAGGAGGCATCGAAGACGGACGGCAAGAAGCTCTCCAAGATCACGGGTATTCCCAAGCTGGACGATGCCGTCTTCGCGGGGACGGCGAAGAGCCAAGAGTGTACCCTGATTCTCACGGAGGGCGATTCGGCCAAGGCCATGGCTTTGTCCGGTCTGTCGCAGGATCAGCGCAGGTTCTTCGGCGTGTTTCCGCTGAAGGGCAAGCTACTCAACGTCAAGGACACGTCGGCAAAGAAGGTGGAGATGACGGAGGAAATCGCGAACTTGAAGAAGATCGTGGGGCTGGAGTCGGGCAAGAAGTATGCCGACATTCGCAGCTTGCGGTACGGCAAGATCATGATCATGACCGACCAGGATTACGACGGCTCGCACATCCGCGGCCTGCTCATCAATATGTTCCACGAGCTGTGGCACGAACTCATCAAGATCCCCGGCTTCATTACGTACATGGCCACCCCGATCGTAAAGGCGAATAAGGGCACGCAGACCAAGACCTTCTACACGCAGTACGCGTACGAGGAGTGGCGCAAGACGGACGCGGCGCGGGGGTGGAAGGTGAAGTACTACAAGGGATTGGGCACGTCGACGCGCGACGAGGCCAAGGAGTACTTCAAGATTCCCAACATCATTCCGTACGAGTATGCCGCGAACAGCGACAAGCGGATCGATTTGGCGTTCAATAAAGCGAAGGCCGACGACCGCAAGGATTGGCTGAAGACCTACGATCGCGCCGACATCATTCCAAACACCAAGACGCTGAAGTACGAGGATTTCGTGGACAAGGATCTCATCCACTTCTCGAACTACAACCTTGAGCGCTCGATCCCGAACGTGATGGACGGGCTCAAGACGTCGCAACGCAAGATTCTGTACTCTGCCCTCAAGCGCAACTTGAAGCAGGAGATCCGGGTCGCGCAGTTCGCGGGATACGTGTCCGAACATTCGGGATACCACCACGGCGAGCAGTCGCTGAACGACGCGATCGTGGGCATGGCGCAGGACTTCGTGGGCTCCAACAACGTCCCGTGGTTCGTTCCGCAAGGCCAGTTCGGGACGCGGCTGCAGGGCGGCAAGGATTCCGCGTCGCCCCGTTATATCCACACCTACCTCCAGCCGTACATTCAGAACCTCGTGCCACAAGACGACTTTCCGTGCCTGACCTTCCGTGACGACGACGGACTCCCCGTCGAGCCGGAATGGTACGCTCCAGTTCTTCCGATGATTCTGGTGAACGGGTCTCGCGGTATTGGGACGGGGTACTCGACCTTCATCCCCCAGTTCAACCCCGCAGATTTGAAGGCCGCGATTTCCGAGTGGCTGGAGACCGGCACGGGTCTCGACCGGGAGTTTGTTCCGCATTACTCGAAATTCAAGGGGGCGATCCGCAAGGTCGCGCCGCAAGATTACGAGTGCCGCGGCGTGTTCAAGATGGAGGGCGACATGCTCGTGATCACCGAACTTCCGGTCGAGACTTGGACGATGGACTTCCGCGAGAAGCTGGACAAGATGCTGACGGACGGCGTGATTCGCGATTACTCGGACACGTCGACGGACACGGAGGTTCTCGTGAAGGTCAAGCTTGGCGCAGCGGGCGCAGCGCCCGTCGAGAAGATGCTCGTCGAGAAAATCAAGCTCACAAACATGCACGCGTTCAACTCGAAGTGTGTGATCCAAAAGTACGAGACCGTCGGCGAGATCCTGCGCGAATACTGCGGCGTGCGTCTCGTGCTGTACCGCGAACGGCTGGCGTACATGCTGAAAGAGCTCAAGGATAAACTGCCGTACCACGAGAACGTGGTGCGCTTCATTCGGCAGCAGTGCGAGGACAAGCCGCGACCAGAATTGCGCAAGAAGGCCGCCGACGAATGCGACAGGCTTCTGGCGTCGGAGAAGTTCGATAAAATTAGGGAGTCCTACGACTACCTCTTGAACCTCCCGATCGCGTCACTGACGCTGAAGCACGCCCAGAAGCACGAAAAGGATCTGGCGGATCTGAAGGCGCAAATCGCGGAGCTGGAGAAGAAGACGGCGGTCATGCTGTGGAAAGAGGAGCTCGGGAAGCTGAAGGTCTGAGACTATAAAAGATAGAAGATTCAACCAGTAAAATAACCCAGTCTTTTTTCATTTAAGTTATTCTCATTATGAAGGTAATATATTGACGACCAACGTTATTTGTTCCATTCTGAACAGCAGCATAGTATTGTCCGGTCTGCCAAGTATCACTTGATACACTTGATCCACCACCGCTAGCCATTACAGTTCCGCTACCACTCATATTTGGAGTTCCATTTGTTCCATCACAAATGTGCCAACCAGCAGGAACAGTTGCAGCAAGACCATACCACATAATAATACTGCCGATGGGTAACATTGATGTCGATCCTCCTGCGAATCGCTGGGTCCACGCAGACCATGTTGTTGCATTCGTTCCGTATCGTGTCCACATCGCGTCCGAACTGGAATCCATACCACGCTGGGTCGGCCATCCACCGCTTCCGTCGTTTGAATACGGGGTCAAAGTTTCAACGAACACGTAACTTGGCGGTAACTTTACATCCCCACCATTGCGCCATTCGCATGTAATACCCTGTCCTTGTGTTGCGTAATAATATGGAGTGCGAACAGGGTCAAGATTAGGAGTAATACTAGTACTATGGTAATCGCGCCGTCTTAACAAACCGCTGGACGAGTATAATTGTTGTATAATCTCATTTCCAGTTCCAGGCATCAATGCCGGATTTGCAAAAAAAGTATCACTATTGCTATCTGGAATTGACCGGACCGGGTTTACGTAAAACCCAGCTTGCGATGACGTTACTGCACTTCCACTGGCGTTCAGGACAATAGAGTTATTCGTTGGGGCACTTGCGCTACTTCCAATCGCTACAGCATTTGACCCCGATCCATTCGCATTATTGCCTATAGCTATAACGCTATCTCCGCTTCCAGTAGACCCCGTTCCGATTGCTATCGCGTTCTGAACGGTCGCATCTGCGCCATACCCAATCGCAATAGAACCCGATGCAGTCGATGTTGTGGATGAACCGATAGCCACAGCATTTATCGCCGATCCATTCGCATTATTGCCTATAGCTATAACGCTATCTCCGCCGCCATTCGAACTCGTGCCTACTGCTATCGCGTTTTGAACGGTCGAGTTTATATTAGACCCAATCGCAATCGAGCCTGTTCCGGTCGCATTGTTAGATGATCCAATGGAAACTGCATTTGTAGCGTTAGCGCTCGTAGAACCTCCAATCGCAACCGCACCTCCAAATGTTGCGGACGACGAATTTCCAATCGCTATAGAATTATCGCCAGTCGAACCGCTGGACGTCCCGATACTGATGCTGGACGTACCGTTTGATCGACTGGACGCACCGAGACTGATGCTGGACGTACCGTTTGATGCAGAGAGTGCTCCTATAGAAATCGATTGGTACGTCTGACCCGTGCTTCCTGCTCCGTACCCTATAGCGATCGCCCGAGCATATTGCCCCGTCTGACCGGCGTTGAACCCTATCGCGATCGCTCCTCCAGTGATGCCCGCCGATAGAGTTCCTTGGCCGTACTGTCCCGCATTATTCCCGATCGCGATAGACTGCGGCTGTTGGCCAGTTCCTCCAGCGCCCGCGCCAACCGCAATGCTGTATGCTTGCTGGCTATACTGCCCCGCGTTCGCGCCGATATTAATTTTCGAATCGCCAGCGACCCACGCAGTTCCGTTCCAATATACATAGTCCCCGAAATTGAGAGCTGTCGTCGGGAGTCCAGCACCGGTGTATCCGGTGTACCCGGTAAAGCCAGTATACCCAGTGACTCCAGTGTACCCTGTGTACCCCGTGTACCCAGTAAATCCGGTGTATCCGGTTCTTCCCGTGTATCCGGTGTACCCGGTAAATCCTGTGCCTCCGGTATTACCCTGTATACCCATCGAGCCAGATGGTCCGACAGGTCCTATTAATCCAGGAGCAGCACACGCAACTTGCCCCTGTGCGAGATATTGACTGTAGGACAGGAAGGGCATTGTTGTGTTAAACTAAGATTTTCATAACTGGGAATTATCATAAAGATAAGGATGGCGCAAGAAAACCAGCCAATCACTTATCAGCAGTTATTGGCGGACGTATTTGATGAGAACGCGCGTAATCGGTTGGTCGATGCCCAGGAGTACGAGGAAGAGGAGGTCGATCCGTATGATATCGATAAGTACTCGGAGAACGAAGTGGATGACCACGAAGAATTCAATAAGTTCCAGGGTGATTTGAACAAGCCCGAGCACGTCATCAAAGTTGATCCGGCCGTAGGAGGAACTACGACCTACGGCTACAATAAAGATGTGCGAACGACTGTCGTGAACATCGACGGGAAATTCAGAGTTGTGCCCACGACACTGGCTGCGCGCGTAACGTCCTATAACCAATGCCTTTCCGGCGCGTTGTCTCAAACTGCATATCAGAATTCGTCGGCGACTCGGTTTCTCGTAGGTCTCGGGAGACAGTACAAGAACGTGAGTTCCGTAAAGATTATAACGATGGAGTTCGAGAATAGTTTTAATAGCTTCACCGGGATCAAAGCTCAAGATGACGGAACAACTGTTGGGCGAGACAACACATCGTTCGCGTTTCTGTACTATGTGAACGGTGCAACGGGATCTCCCGGAATAAGCAACGTCGTGTATTCGTCCGAAGCGAATTCGGTGTCTTTGGTGTGGGACGATTATTCTGTGGTGAGCCGAGTCATTACGATCGCGTTAGCGTCGAATCCATCAAGCCCAATAAAAACCATAACGGATTCGGACACTCAGTACTGGACCGGCCCGTCCACCGCATTCCCGTACCAAACGTCGTTCCAAATCCAGAATTTACCGTCGCCGGGTCCTTACGTCGTGAAACTGACGTTAACAAACGCGACTGGGAGCACGAGTGTATCCGTAAATACGATCGTTATTCCTGACGGAAATTACGCTCTTACGGGAACGTACGGTCTCATCCCGACAATCTTATCGCAGATATCGACTGTATGTACGACCAACCTCCCGAGCGGATGGAATTTCACGAACCTGAACATTGTCCAGGATCCGTACTCGTTCAAGCTCACGTTCAAATGGGATAATCCGTACAGCCTTCAGTTTCCCCAAACCACGGACTGCTTCACACAGAACGGGCTAGGGTACAACTTAGGGTTTTACGATATCAGTTATTTTTCATATGTGAAGTCCGGCTTGTACTACATAGATTGTGATACTCGGCCTGATGTGAGCCCCGATAGGTATGTGTATCTCGTCATTAACGACTGGTTCCAAATCCAGCATCAGTATGCCGACCAAACACAGTTCGGCGCGTTCTTGAAGATTCCTCTGACTGCGCCAAAGTATAGCGTGCAGTATGATAATATTCAGCTGGACACGATCACGAAGGAGTACTTTTTCCCTATGCCCGTGAACATCCAAAAACTCGATATCACCGTGGTGGATTCGTACGGGAAGCTTCTTGACATGAACGGAGGTTCGTTCTCAATGAGTTTGGCTATTAGCGAAGTCTTGCAGCCAGGAATCTACGAAAATTTGCTGAAGATGTAATAATGGAGAAGTCAGTTCTTGAGAACATCCAGGATCCGCACGTCGAGAACCGATACAACGCGACTTCGACGTCGCAGCAGTATCCTGCGCCGAAGCACGGCGGCCGTGTACCGAACATCAACGATCCTTCGCTACAGGAGCTGTCGGCGCGACCGTACAAGATGTACGCGGACGGCCCCACTTTATTCGGCCAGACCAATCGGTGGGATATGATCGGGCACATCCACAAGGAAACTCCGCTCAACGCCGTGTTTTTTAGCGACGCGAACGTGGAGAAGCTGCAGCAGGATATCCAGACCCAAGTTCTAGTTATGAGCGGGAACAAGTACCATATCGATCGGCAGAGCGACGACGATTTGAAGATCATTATGCGCAGCTACTACTTGCAGTACGCCCAGAACAACCCGAAGATGGTCGCGCAGGAACTGTCCGATCTGAACAGCCGCGTCATAGGGTATGCGGCAAGCAAGATTTACTCGGAGGTGGATTTCCATATGTTTTACCGCAAGGATCTGGAAGAGTTCGCTCCGGCCATCGCGAATCCCCAGAATCCCCACGTCTACGGGACGCGCACCGGAGAACTCAAGAGCTTCTTTTGAGCCCGCGGAATAATACTTGAACTCTTTTTTTTAGTGTAAGCAATGGATCTTCGCACCTTTCGTGCGAAAACGTACGCGAAACACTCGGGACAGCTGTATGTCTTCGAGCCCACATGGGACTCGTTCCGGCCAATTTCAAAGGTTGGTTGGGACGGACAACAGTACGCGTACACTGCCCCCCATACTCAGAACCTGTTTTCTCCGCACTACGGATTCGCAAGTCCTGAAGAGAAGCGAATGTGCGCAGACATGGCCGCGTCGGTCGACATGGATAAAGCGGCAGACATCACAGACCCCGGCGATTTCATGAGGTGGGCTGGTCTTGGTGGATCGGAGTGGTTCCGTGATCGGCCGTGTGTGTTCTTATCGCCGTGCTCATCCCGAAACTGGAAGGAGTACTTGGCGTATCTCAAGTCCCGACCGAAAACCCTGCGTCGGGCTCCTCGTGGCCGACTGACTCTCCGACGACGTAAGCGTTTAGTCGCTGAATGAATACTCTAGAAAATGAAGGTGAACATTATTTCGAACTACAAGCCCAAGACTGGGCTGATGCATGATGTGGGGATTCTGCGAGGGATCCTCACGGCTGCTCTCGATAAGAATGTTGAGATTTTCAGGGTGCATTACATGCAGCCCCAGTGTGCGGACGCAGACCTGAACATCTTTATGGAAGTCATAAACCCCACCCTGTTCGCATACGCTGGCCGAAACATCTGGATTCCGAATCCGGAGTGGACGTACAAGAGCTGGATCCCGTACCTTTCGTCCATCGACGAAGTGTGGGCAAAGACCACCGAGTGTTATGACCTGTTCAAGGAGCATACGCCGAGCGTGAAGTACATTGGCTGGGCGTCCATCGATAAGATCTGGGTTCCCGAGACCGACAAGAAGAACTATTATAAGGCGATCGTTCCGGTGGGCAAGAACATCTACCGCCACCCGAAGCCCCTGCTACAGGCGTACCAGCGCATCCTTCAGTCCGATAGCGCGATGTACCGCAAGTTGCCGACGCTTCATATTACCTACAGCGACACGGACGTTGAGATTTTTGTGCCGGAGGACATTTCGTCGAAGGTCGTGCTGTACCCAAAGCCACTGAACGAGAACGACTACGACGAGCTCATGCGCGAATGCGGGCTGAGCGTATGTTTGTCGGTGAGCGAGGGCTTCTCTCACGCCGTGAACGAGTCTATGTCTGCGGGATGCAACCTCCTTCTCTCCCCCATCCGCCCGTTCCTGGACAACCTGGTGGGAGATGCTCACGTGGGCACGTTTTATGCGCGCGAATCGAAACGCCAGCAGCATCCGGAATGCTTGGGCATTCTGATCGATTCGGATGTCCCGTCGATCATGGAGGCGCTGGAAGACTACGTGAACGCCGATTTCAAGACGAAGCGGGTGGGATCCCAGATGTCTCGCGAACTGTACGGCGCACACCACCAGGCGTGGGTGGACAGAATGAAGTTCATGTTGTCGGAGATGAAAGTTCCGGCATACTCGGCGAAGGACGCTATGCCGAAGGAGGAGTCGTTGCCGGACGTGTCGATCGTGACGATCACGAAAGATCGGCGCATTTTCATGCCGCTGGCCAAGTATTCGTACATGATCCAGTCGTATCCCGAAGATAAGATGGAGTGGGTCATCGTGGACGACGGAGAGGATAGCATTGAAGACACTCTGATCGGAGTTCCGAATGTTCGGTACGTTCGATGCGACCAGGCGATGACGATCTCCGAGAAGCGCAACCTGGGCGTCCAGAGCGCGATGTACGATGTCGTGGCGTTCATGGACGACGACGATGTGTACCCGAACAACTCGATCCTGCACCGCACGGCCATGATGCTGAAAGAGCCGAAGAAGGAGTGCGCGTTCTGCACCACGATTCCGTGCTACGATATTTCAAAGTACTCGTCGTTCATGAACGTTCCGCCGATGACGCTGCCCCAGTCGAAGCGGGTCTCGGAAGCCACCCTCATTTTCACGAAAAAGTTCTGGACGGAGCGGGGGTTCAAGGCGGATGTCCACGTAGGAGAAGCAGACGCATTCATTCAGGGTCGTGAAGGAATGTGCCGGGAGTTATCTCCACAGGACGTTATTGTGAGCTTGGTTCATCCCTTGAACACGTCCTCGCGCAAGACGCCAGAGATGAAAGAGCCCAACGGAAATCATTACGGTTTCAACGAGACACTGTTCACGCTCGTGTCCGAGATCGGAGAGACTTTAAAGGCCAAAAAGGCGGCGTAGACCGGTCTTGCGGCGCGTGCGGCGCGCGCTGCGGCGGCGGCGGCGGCCACCCTCAGTCGCCTCGGCGGCAGGCACGTCGGCGGCGGGCGCGCCCATCTCCTCACCGCCCTTGAGGACAACGCGGCCCTTCGGCTTCAGACCCAGGCGCTTCAGCGTCTTGCGGATCGTCTTCGCCGACACCTTGCGCGAAGACTTGCGGCGGCGGCCGCCGACAGCGGCAGGGGAGAGAGCAACAGCAGATCCACCGTGTTCAGGTGCACCCTCGACCATTTTAGTTTATACTCTTTCTAGGAGAAATTGTTTAGGCGGAGCAGGAGAGACACGCTGGCTCGACCGTGAATTTTTGTGCGCTCGATGCGCCCTTTGTGCGCAAATAATAGCATCCGGTCTTGAGACCCTGTTTCCAGGCATAGATGTGCATGGACGAGATCTTGGCGTAGGTGGGCTCGGTGAGGAATAGGTTCAGAGACTGCGACTGGCACACGAACGGGGCTCGGTCGCGGGACATGTTGATGAGAGTCTTTTGGGGGATCTCCCACACGGTCTTGTACAGTTCACGAACGTTCTCGGGGATCTCGGCGATGCCCTGGACGCTCCCATTGTTCGCGATAATCTGGGTGCGAATATCTGCCGTCCAGAGCCCCAGACTGGTCAGGTCTTCAACGAGGTACTTATTCACAATCATGAAGTCGCCAGCGAGCACGCGGCGCGTGTACAGATTGGACGTGAACGGCTCGAAGCACTCGTTGTTGCCGAGGATCTGGGAGGTTGAGGCGGTCGGCATCAGCGCCACCAGCAGCGAATTGCGGATTCCGAACATGCGCATCTTGTCGCGGAGCCCCGACCAGTCAAGTGTCGGCTTTACGCCCCATAAATCAAACTGGAACTTTCCTTCCGATGCCGGCGATCCGGGATACGAAGGGTAGCACCCGAACGCCTGTTCGACCGGAACGTTGCGCCAGTACTCTCCGCTCATATTGTCCATGGATCGCTCGATGCTCGCAGAGCAGGCTGCGAAGTATATGTGCTCGAAGATAAGCTTGTTCAGCTCCTGCGCCTCCAGAGAAGTCCAGGGCATGCGCAGAATCGCGAACACGTCGGCCAGTCCCTGTACGCCAATACCCACCGGCCGATTCCGCTCGTTCGAGGTGCGGGTCTCGGGGGTAGGGTAGAAGTTCTTATCGATGACGATGTCCAGGTTGTTGGCCAGAATGCGCGTGTACTGCTGGAGCTTCCGGAAATTGAAGTACCGCGTTCCGTCGGCCGCCGTGTCCACGAACTTGGGCAGCGCGAGCGAGCCCAAATTGCACACTGCCGTCTCGGTGCGCGACGTGTACTCGATGATTTCGGAACAGAGGTTGGACGACTGAATGGTGCCCAGATTCTGCTGATTGGACTTGGCGTTGGCCGCGTCCTTGTAGCAGAGGTACGGCGTCCCGGTCTGGATCTGGGCGTCGAGAATCATCTGCCATATCTTTTGGGCGGGAACAGTCTTGCGTCCGTATGCCCGCCTCTCATAATGAATATACAAACAATCAAACGCCTTGCCCCAAGCTTCGTCCAAACCAGGACATTCAGAAGGACACATGAGCGTCCACTCCAAATTGTGTTCTACGCGATACATGAACAGATCAGGGATCCACAGACCATAGAATAGATCACGCGCCCTGTCCTCCTCGGCGCCCTGATTGAGCTTGAGACGCAGGAAGTCCTCGATGTCCGCGTGCCAAGGTTCCAGGTAGATGGCGAACGAGCCGTTGCGCTTGCCGCCCTGGTTCACGTACTTCGCGGTGTCGTTGAACACCTTGAGCATCGGCACGAGGCCAGTGGACTCGCCGTTCGTTCCGTGGATCTTTGAGCCGCGCGCGCGGATATTGTGGACGGACAGCCCTACGCCGCCAGCCCACTTGGAAATCTGGGCGCAGTCGCCGAGAGTCTTGTAAATGCCGCGGATCGAGTCGTCGTCGGTCTGAACCAGGAAGCAGGATGAAAGCTGGGGCGTGCGCGTTCCGGAATTGAAGAGGGTGGGCGTGGCGTGGATAAAGAAGCCTTGCGATAGGGCATCGTACGTCTCGGCGACCGCCGCAAACTTGTTTCCGTGGAGCTGAATCGCCACCCGCATCCACATGTGCTGAGGCCGCTCGACCACCTGCCCGTCAGACCGTAGGAGGTACCCCTTCTCCAGCGTCTTGAACCCGAAGTAATCGAACATGAAGTCGCGGTCGTAGGAGATCATCTCCTGGTAGGTCGCCGCGTGCTTGCAGACCATATCGTGGTACTCGTGCGTAATGAGCTGGATCGAGCCATGGTACAGTGCCTCCACACAGTCGAGCAGAGTGCTCGGGGTATTCTTATGATGATTTGAAATGACGATGCGCGATGCTAGCTTGCCGTAGTTGGGATGGTATCGGGACTGCATCATCGCGCACGTCTCTGCCGACATCTCATCCAGCTTTGAGGTGGTAATGCCGTCAGCCAGCTGATTACATACTTTCTGGGCTACGAGATCCGGGTTTACGTGGTCAAGGCCGTCCGACAGTTGACGGATACGCTGCAGAATCTGGTCGAAGCTTACTGGTTCACGCTCACCGCTACGTTTAACGACGTAAAGGTGATCGGTCATATTGTTTTCCATTATTAGTTTGCGCCCTATAAAATTCGTTTCTAAGGTGCAGAGAGTCGCATCGACACATGCATGGCCTCGAATTCCCGCATAAGGAGACCTAAGGTATACGGCGTACTGATTTTTTCACCCTCCATTTCGGCAGTCGAGTCCAGGTACCCAGTTTCGGGCTGGAACAGAATGTCGTGCTTGTCTGAGCGATCCATCATGCTTTCCTGTAAGAACCGCGACACTCCGTGCGAAAGCAAACAGTCCCGCTCCATCTCGCCGATGCGCAGGCCGCCCCCGTCCGCCCGCCCTTCCACCGGCTGTTTCGTCAGGAGTTTGCGAGGACCGGTCGATCGGTAGTTGATCTTATCCTCCGTCATCAGCTTGAGGCGCAAGTAATAGGTCGGGCCCATGAATATTTCGGCCTCCATCATTTCCCCCGTCTGGCCATTGTACATCAGCTCGTGCCCCAGAGGGTGCATTCCCAATTTAAGCATGATGTCTTTCAGTTCGCCAATGCGGTTCTGGCTGGAAAACGACGTCGAATCTAAGAGCGCTCCGAGTTCCACGGACACTTTCACCCCCATGGTTTCAATGAACTGGCCGATGGTCATGCGCGACGGGAATGCGTGGGGGTTCACGATCATGTCCGGCCGCAGACCCTTTGACGTGTAGGGCATATCTTCTTCGGCTAAAGCTATTCCAGACGTTCCTTTCTGGCCGTGGCGAGAACAGAACTTGTCGCCAAGTTGAGGAACGCGGTGCTCGGCGACGCGGATCTTGACTCCGCGTAAAACGACCGGTCCTTGCCCGAATCCTCCTCCGGCCTGCTGGACATCGTAGCGGTACACTGCATCAACGATTCCCGTCTGACCCTTCTTCGGGAGGTACGCTTTATCGCGATAGCCTATATTCTGACCCGCTTCGTTCGTGATGGGTGTCACGATCCCTAATAGAACAGTATCCTCCGTGATCTCCGACCCGACTTTAATTATCCCGTCCGCGTCGAGTTTGGTGTAATCCTTCCCCTCTTGAGGAACGACCGTTTCGCGGAACCGGACATCCGTAAGAATATTTCCGAACTCGGTGTGCGTTTGCGCCATAATATTCACCATCTCTTCGGCCTTGTCGTACGAATGGTAGTACGTCGTACCGAACATCCCGCGCTTCATCGACGACGAATTCAGGATGACGGAATCTTCCTGGTTGTACCCAGAGTAAATACCCAGCGCCACGATTGTGTTTTCGCCGTAGGATAAGCACCCGTCTTTCCCCATAATATATTTCGACGTCCACGTCTGGGAAAGGGGCTGCTGAGCATTATTCAGGATCGTGGAAATGGTGTCGAACCGCTTGGAGAACGCGGTGTTGGCCCAAGAGCAGGCGTGCTTCACCTGCTGACAGAAGAACATGTTCCGCGGAGCTTGGTTGTGATCGGCGTTCGGGATCATACTTGCCGACGCCGAAAATAACGTTATGCCGTGTATTTCCGACAATTGACTCTCGGAGAAGGGTTCGATACTCACTTTCAGTCCTTCGGTTTCCTGCGCATCCACGTACTCGACAATTTTCGATACGAAATCCGACCACTTTCCTACGCGCTTCACGGTTTCGGGCTTGATTCCTTCGCGGTACAGTGGCCTGCACGGGCGGCCTGCGTCCGTTTGGATCGTGTACTCGTTCTCAAACCTGTTCCAGCACAGAGATACGAACTTGGAAATCTCGCCACTCCGGCGCTTCTGGATCATATCGTAATGGAAATCTTCGGCGCCCGACGTGAACACGCCGACCAAATCCGAGTTTATATTCACTTTCGTCCATGACGCAAGGAACTTGGAGGGATGGATAAGAGCCAGAGGCTTGAACGTCTTGCGTTCCGAGACGAGCTTCAACATATCGTTGGACGGCGACGCAGTGGACAGCGAGCACAACAAGGTCAGGGATTTAATGAGGCCTACATTCCCGCCGTCCGGATTATCGGTCGGGCACAGAAATCCCCACGAACTTCCGTGGATACGCCGGGCGTCGATTTGTTTCGTGCTTTTATCCATGTCCACATTCACGCGACGAAGGTATGCGATTGTTCCGGGGTACGAGATGCGTCCTAGTTCCTGGGACACGCCGTCCTTTCCGCCCCACTTCGCCTTGAACGATTTCTCGAGTTCCGCCAAAAAGTTGTAGGATTTCCAGTATATCGCCGGAGTTTCGCGCACGAGATCTTTGAGTTTCTTACCCGAATACGTATCTTTGTTGTAGAACACGCGCTCCTCCATGCTTCGCAGCATAAAGTCTCGGGTGCTCGTATACACCTTTCGGAACTCTTCAAAGCACAGATCACCGGACGATACAAGGCGCTTGTAGCGGTAATGATCACGATCGCTTTTGGGCTTTATGTCCAGGGACACATCGATCGCCATCCGCAGCATCTGGCCAAGGAGGTAGGCTTTACGGCGGTACAGTGATGCGGAACTTTCGCCTTCGCGAAGCTCGCAATGACAGAAGAGGTCGTTGTACAGGTTCACGTAGACTGCAGACTGCGTGGGCGTCCGGCACTGCTTCTTCATGATCAATAAATTCGGGTCTTGCCCCTGATCTGTCTCGGCTCGCATAAGTTGGGCAAGGAACACTTCGTGAGACAAAATGAGTTCTGCGAAGGTCTCGTCGTAGATAGTGCGCTCGTCGTCGGGGATTCCGGCTAAGACTATGTCGTAAATATCTTTGTGGTTCGACACGCCGAGTGCGAAGAACACGCTAATGATAGGAACGGGATTCGCGAATCCGGGAATCTGGATCACGCATAACCGTTTCTTGGAAAAGACGGATAAGTCGTCGGTTTTCTCGAGTAGTTTATCGTCGTCGGGTTTCCGGTTCTTTGGCGGTAGAGTAAGGAAGTGGAAGTGAGGACCGACCGTGCCCGATTCGTTGATCGTGCGGATGCCGGCAATGTACTCGTACACCTCGGCTTTCGTCGCGCCCTCAATCTTCGTCTCTTCGTCTGCTAACTCCACTGTTCCCGCGATCTTGGGCGCGGACGACGAGACAGAAATCCGTTTATTCGCGTAGAACATGTTTTCTCCGAGCCGCTCCTGGGTAAGAAGAACCTTTTCTGACCCGCCAATCACAAAGTACCCTCCCAACTCAAACTTACACTCTCCCGCCGCAAACAGTTCTTCGGACGTCATCGCAGATAAGGGGCAAATCGAGCTCTTCAACATTAAAGGGAGCCGCGCAATCATAACGTCCTCGAACCGAACAGTTTCGCGGACGCCCTCGGTGATGTAATCGAAGTCCATCGTTCCGCGAACCTCGAACGAGTAGGTCTTGTTTGTGAGGCGACACATATGGGGCAATAGAACAGCCCCCGATTCGTCTGTCGGGGGAGAGTACACGAGCTCCGTCCCCGACTTTCCGCCTACGAACACTTCAATCTGGCGCCCGTCGGGAAGATTTCGAGTCAGAGGATTGAGTCCGCGAATGAAATTTGGGATCTTTGTGTTCAGGAAGTCCGCGAACGAATCCAGGTGATGCCGAACAAGTGGATTCGGAACGTCCCGAAAATAAGTGTCTATGACGTGTCTCGCGACCTCCATTACTTTCCCGACAGAAAATCAAGGATGGACTCTTACAGCGTAGCCATCGCAGCGACCGTCGTGTTCACAATCACTCTTTTGATCATCTACAAGTTCCTGGTGAACCCACAGATGGTCATTGTATCGAGTAAATCCAGATGCCCTGATTTATGGGCTTACAATGAAAGTGAGAAGGTGTGTGAGCCTCAGTATACGACCTCGTGTTCATCATTTGATCCCGATTCCCAGACACTCCGAACTGCTACGGCTCGGTGCACTCTCGCACACAATTGCGGCTCGACTTGGCCAGGTTACTGTCCTTGAATGCGCATACCGAGAATCGAACTCGGGTACAGGCCTTATAAGAGCCTGTGATTAACCACTATCTTATATGCGCATCCTTAGTACGTCGAATGCGTTTAGATTGTTTTGAATAAGGAGGGTAATGTATGCGGAAGTTTTCCGGCCGTCTGGCTTGGATGACGTTATAGGATACGCGGAGGAAAAGGAGGCGCTGAGAACCTACCTTACGACGGGAACGTATAAAAAAGCCATTATGCTCGCCGGTCCTCCCGGGATTGGGAAAACGACGCTGGCCCTCTCGTCTGCCCGAACGTTTGGATTCGATCCCCTGGAAATTAATGCGTCCAGATCGATTCGGAGCTTTGAAGACGTGGAGAAAATCAAGGACGCCTGCCGTTCTGCCGTGAACATACATTCGTTCATTCGCGGCGAGACGAGTCGTAAGACGTGTGTTATTTTAGATGAAGTGGACGGCTCTGATCCTCACGCCCAAAACAAGATCGTGGAATGGATCAAAGACCCCAACCGGAAAGTCCCGATCGTGTGTACAGGAAACGAGCTCCCCACAATTTTCAAACGGAACAGCGAGTATATTCATACCCTGCGCTGCGCTCCCCCAAAAGCATCCGACCTCCAGATGTTCTTCCCGAAGCACGATGTCCAGGCTATGATGAAAGAGTCGAATCAGGATGTGCGAAGGATGCTGCATCGCATGCAGTATGGCGAATCCGACCCTATTCCTAAGTATCTGTGTCCTCCGACTGGCTTGCCAGTGGAGAAGATGTTCGTAATGCGTCAGTCGATGTTCGGGCTGCCGGACCCGTTTCACGAATATCGTGGCGACAGACAGGGCACCGCACACTCATCGAAAACCACTGGGAAATGCACGCCCGATGGTACTCGTGCCGGCAAGCCCGAATCCGTGCGCCGCCCGAAGAAATAGGCTCGGTGCAGATCGCACAGGGGGCAGTCGCAACCGTAATCGTATCTAACGAAGCATTGATCTGGTTCTGGCTCGCAGTCACCGCGACAGGCTCAGAGAAATTACGTGGAACCGCAGGCATAGTCACCGTCAAAAGAGCATTCGTGATGCTGCCGTACATATGGGTCGTATACACCCGATTCAGAATTTCCAGGAGGGATGACTGGTTGTTCATAAACCGGGCAATTAGATTTGTCCGCGCCGGAAAGTTGATGGCGCGAATGGTTTCATTCGACAAAAATTCGACTTGAGCTTCGGCGATCTTTTCGAGTACATCGAGAACCTGTTCGTCGACCATTTACATTATTTATCCCGGTCTTTGAAAACCACTTAGCGTTTGAGAAAGGCGTCCATTGGACCCACTTTATGTTTCTTGAGGTACGGCGCACTCATAAACAGGAGCGGATCCAAATCCTTCTCTTTGAGTTTCAAGACTTTGAGCGTCGCTTCTTCTTCGTCCAGCCCGTCCTCTACAAACTCTTCATAAAACTTCTCGTAGCTCTTCTTTTTGTACCCGTCCAAATCCTCAATGGCCAGCGCGAACAATTGTGCGACCGGATTCTGGATCTGATGTGTTATGTAAAACTCCACGTCCGGCTTCAGCTTCTTTTCCCGAACATAATCCACGTGCTCAATCTTGTCGCCCTGCTTCTTCTGGCCTGAGCGGTTTGCGACGTACACGTACGACAACCTGTCCCCGACCTGCGGCTTGTTTCCGGCATCGCGCTCCTCCATCCGATCGGCCAGAACCCGGTGCGCGATTTGTTCGGGGTTCTTGTAGTCGTCGCGCAGCTGCTTCGACAAAATGTACTTTTCCAGCGGATACTCGTTCTTCATGACCTTCACAAGCATATCCTTGACCATCTTCTCGGCCGTCTTGATGTTGCGATGCTCCATGAGCGAATCCAGCGCCCCGCCGAATATATCTTTTACGATCGGGGCGTTGTCGCGCCGCTTCAGGGCGACCCCCATGGTCTTGCGCTTACACTTTGTAGTATCGTCCTCGTACATCATACCGACATACCGCTTTCGACAGAAGAGGATGAACGGGAAGAACGTTTTCTCGTACTCGATCTTGTGCGCCTTTCGCCCGGCGGCCGTGATCCGCTCGGCCGCTTTCTTACCCAGAGCAATGCTTTCCGCCAAATCGCGGGTCGCGAATTTGACGAAGATAGAATCCGTGTCTCCGTAGACCACCTCTCCCCCAAACTCGGTCTCCACGATCTTCTTGGCGTCGTAGATTTTCTGACGCCCCACCGCAGTCGTGCACGCCGCAACCTCGATCTTTCGGATCGGCGAGGTTCGTGAACCACACTGACCGTACACGGAATTCGCGACGACTTTGTAGGCCAGCTGCAGACCGTTCAGCACGGACTTCTGGGCGTCGTCCTCCGTCGTCTCCATGATCTTTCGCGTCTCCTTGCGCTTTTTTAGCAGGATCTCCAGCGTCATGGGAAGTACGCCCACCGTGCGCGGGTCGGTGGTTGGCTGGACGAACCCACAGGTTATGCGCCCGGACGGCTTCTTCTCGTCGTCAAACGTGTCGTACGAGACTTCGTCGATCTTGAACCCCTTTGCGCGAATATCCGTTCCGTCGGAGCCCTCTTGGTGTCGGAGCTTGCCGGACGAGTCGTAGGTTTTTACGTAGACCAGCGTGTCGGGCGACAGGTTGAAGGCAATCATGTTCGACGGGTACAGCGAGTTGAAATCAAGAACGGGGATGGGCTGATCCAGGTACATCCCAATCTTGGGCGGAAGCACGATCGCGCCCTCGTACGACGTGTCCTCGTCGCTGCCGTGCTGGGTCATGATGATCTGATTACGCTTGGAGGCGTTGTAGACCACTGCCGAGTAAATCTTGATTCCTTGTCCCCGCAGAAAGATGTACTGGATTGGAACTCTGCATACGTCAGCCATACCGCGAGCATTGACGATCGTATCCAGCTTCGCCATGAGCGTCAGCACAAGGTCGCAGTCTTGGATACAGTACTTTGCGATGACTGCCCGATCATCTGCCGATCCACGATGCGAAGCGAACATCTCCTGGGCAGACGTATCGTCCTTACCGAACGACCACTCGAGCCTCGACCTATCCTCGTCCGACAGGTCTTTCAGAATGGCCTTCGTTGGGTCACGGATCGTGAACCATTTCTCGTCCTTCTCGACCACTTCAAACTTCTCGCCTTCGCGGTACGGGTTTGTCGTGTTGGTCATGACATCGAATCGTACCTGATTACCCACAAACAGGCCGCGGGTGCTTTTTGTCCAGACCTTCACGCGCGCGTCCAAATACTCGAGCCTCACGACTTTGTCGCGCAAGAACACGGATGCGACGTTATCGAGCTTGTACGAATCCAGGTTCTGTTCGCGGCGCACGCTCAGGAGAAGGTCGATCGCCAGGCGGCCGGCGACTTCGAGGTATCGCACCGCAAACTTGCCCGACGCCAGCTCGAACGTTTTGCGCTCGGTCTTCGCGCGGTCGTGCTTCCAGGGCGTGTTGTCTACACGCCCGAGTCTCAGCGTCAGCTTACAGCGCTCCGCACGATCGGCGATGTACCCATCATCGAACCCGAACGTATTGTACCCGGCAATGATGTCGGGGTTCTCCAACCAGATACATCGCTGGAACTCTTCGAGCAGATGCTTCTCGTTGCGACAGCTCACAAACTTCACGGTGGGGTCTTTCGAGTCTGTGCACGTTCCCGATACGAACACGTAGCGCTGAACGGTTGTGAGAAGATCGTCGGTGTACCGAAAGCTCACTCCGATCTGGATGATCTCGTCGGTTTCGTTGGATGAAACCGGGAAGTTTCCCGACGCAGAATAGGTCTCAATATCGTACGCGGCCGCATACAGAGGAATCTTGGCGGTCGGTTCGGGAGATACGTCCTTGTAGTGTACGACGAAGGATACGTCCACGTTCTCGTCGTCTTCGGCATCGACGTCTTCGGCATCAAACGAGAGGGGGGACGACGGAGAAATGTCGAGTTGGTGAAATAGACGAATGAGAGGGGGGAGGTTCGCTTCGTATATATCTTCGACGAGCACTCTACGATCACCGATCTTCATGGAATCCTTCAGGGTTCGAGACACGACCTTGAACATCCACAGTGCCGGGCACGTGATTTTCCAGACCTTGATAGGTGTGAGGCACGAGAATCCGCGCATAGCGTCCAGCTTGAATTCTTGTGTTATAGCCAGCCCGAACATCCGCTTGCTCGATGCGCTCTCGATCGCGAGATGGATATCGCCAGGCAGTTCGCCATCGGCCGATCGCAGATAGAGGTACGGCTGGAATCCAGTCAGTCGGACTTTCGCGACACGGTAGTCCTCTAAGCGACCAAACACGTCGACCACGTACTTGAAATTCGAGTCGCTCTCCAGCCAATCGGCAGGCTGGATGAGCATTTTATTCATCCAAGTAAGTTCCTTAAGTTAAATTCATTTTCATAGAATAATAGATGTCGTCAAATTACGGATTACCGTTCATGTATGCGAACACTCGTCAGGGAGAAGCAGCCCGGGATGTTGCTCGCAACGAGGACAATACCGCCACTTTAAAGGCCGCCCAGCCGTCGGGATGCGGAAATAACTGGGCGGTTGCCGCATCGATTCCGGGCATGATTCCGATGGGGAATTTTGGGAACTCCCCGGAGGGCGGCTGCGGTATTGATACGCACAGCGACCTTCTGTTTGGAGCGCCCGGGACGGCTCGCATGAAGGGCCCGAAGCAGACCTTCTCCCGGCCGTTCGCCACGACTCCCGACCTAAGTCAGGGAAATCTGGATAATGTCGACGACCAGAGCCGCGTTATGTTCGGACACTCTACGGCGAACCGGAAGAGTATTCAGACGGTATCAGACAAACAATTTCCCGTGTTTGAGCCTCTAATTGAAGAACGGGTAGCTGACATTCCTGATCACAATTATTTTGTAGAGCCGTTTCTTCGTGGGGGATATAGCTCACGTCTTGTCCCGAGGAATCGCGTTGACGTGACAAAGTAACCTCTTCGTGCTGCTTATCGAGCATCTCCATATTCTTGCGCCGCTCGACTGCCTCCAGCTGCTGATCGGTAAGAACCTTTACCGGCTTCTTCGCGTTGATGTATGACTCGGCAACCGACATCCTTTTCGGCAGGATACGATCGACTGCGTCCAGCACGTTATTCGTATCCGCGTACGCCCGCATCGCGTCGTCCTCGGTGCACCCGGCCAATTCCATAATTGTCTGGATGTTCCTGTTCATTTTTGTTGTATCAAATGTAAATACCCTTAATATGCGTTTCGTCGACGCACTTTGCCCCCCCGCCCTCCTCTATCTCCTCTACATCGTAGTCCACATCGGTCTCGATCTCTCGTTCGGACTGTTTGCGACGGCCGTGGGCAAGGTCGTCATGGGAGTCACTGGAGTCATTATTCTCGACGCTCTGTGCTCCGTTGACCTCGGAGTTGTGTCTTGGGTCATCGTCGCCACGCCATTCATTATGGTCGCTCTCGCCACGTCCATCTCGCTGGGGCTGGGCATTGATCGCGCGGCCGGTAAGCTCATGCGCGAAAACTTTTTGTCGCTGACGGGCGACAACCTCAAGAACCGCGACGGGATGGTGTCGACGCTGAAGGACGAGGTCGGCGCCCTCCCGCTTTCACAGGATTCCACGTATTAAATAAAATGCTCTTTGTCGCCTGGCTGTATCGCCAAGTATTCGCGTGCTGTCGCCGCATCGATCGCTTCCTGTTTTCCCAGCCCCATACGGATCAGCGGGGCGTCGCTGTAACGGATCTCCCGTGGCTGTGGGTCGGCGGAGTCAATCCGGACGGTAGCGTGATTGATTACACGGAGGACATCAACACTACGATTACGTATGGAACCGCCGTGACTCCAGAGTGGCTGGACTACGTATTGGACGCCAAGAACGTACAGTGGAAATATCTTGATCCGAAGACGTTAGAAGAGAAGGATTTTCCTTCACTCGGTTTTGTAATAGAGAATGATACCGCACCAGAACCATCTGAAGAGCCGTGTGACGAGTGAATCGCTCGCGTACGTCATAACGAGAGGAGAAACCTACTTTGAAACCGCCGAAGAATTTGTTCGACTCAACAAGATCTTCAGCTACGAGGGCATATTTGCTTACGTGAGTTTATGGGCAGACATGATTATAAGTCCGCTCATAACCATTCTCATGGCGATTTATTACCAAGAACCGCCGGGAATATTTAGTGTCCTCTCTATTCAGAAAACGGTGAATTTGTGGAGGGACTGGTTCTTGTACGAACAAATAAAGAAAGAGGTTCACGAATGGACACAGATAGTGAAATCCATTGGCGGCCCGTTTATTTCTACGAATGACCCCACTTACCATATTTACGTATACGCCGATGCTATGCAGCGAATACATTACTCGTTCTTCCCAAAAAACTGACTGAACGTCTTCAGGAGTTCAGCACCCTGCTCGATGGCCGGCTTCATCTCCGACAGCGACCCCATCAGCTCTTTCTGAAGCCCCATCAGCTCTTTCGTGTCGCGGCGCATACCGCCAATCTGCTCGGGAGTCAGGTTGCGATATGCATGTAGGATCGTTGTACCAATGTCTACATGTGGATCGTCTGTCTTCGGAGGTGCGGGCTCCGGAGTCTTCTTGTCGGGAACATCCTTCTCGTCCTTGTGCTTCTTCTCCCCGTCTGCGTTCTCTCCGTCCTCAAACCCCTCCCACGTCCGCTTCGTGATCATGGAAATCAGGTACACGACAACCAGCCCCGCGATGACCGACACCGTGTGGCTCAGTTTACCTACGTGGTGAGCCAGAATGTAGCCCAAAATAACCCATCCTATGACTTGTACCAGTCCGCGCTGGTACAGAAAAATAGCCACAAGCGCAAACAAAACACCGGCAATCAGAGTGTCCATTATTGTTTATACCTTCACAAAACTTCCGAAGCCCGAACCTGGAGCAGCGCCATGATCGTTGAACTTTCCGAGGTTGGCTACGCCCGGATTATCGCGCGAGGTGCGCCCCGCAAAATTGGCCATGCCCGCCACACCGTCGCCTTCGAACGAGGCCGAAACGCCGCCGTACTTTCCGCCTCCGCGCTTCGCCCGGCGCGTCTTGCGAGACTTCTTGGACTTGGATTTGCGCCGACCCGACCCGACGATCGCGTTCTGGCCACGCTGGGAGTTGGCCGCCCAATCGGCCATCTCGGACTTCGAGGTCCACTCCATTGCCCCCGGAGCAATGGCTCCGGATGCCCCGTAGTACCCGCCACGGTGCTTACGGTGGCGACGAGTATGTTTCTTCGATGCGCGGCTCTTACGAGGCATTTAATCTATAGAAGGAATGTTTTCCAGAACTGTCCAAGATCCGTCCGGATTCTTGGAGCATCGCAGTTTGAACGAAGCGCCCTTGGAACGCAGGAACACCGACGTTTTCAAGTCGGGAACTTTCAAATACCCCCCACCCACAACCTCATAACAGTCCGGGATCTGAAGTTTGACTATGGCCTGGGCATCTCCCGACCCGGACTTCTCCTCTAGATCGACAAAGTATCCGTGCTTTCCCGGTTCATCTGGGTGCTCCTCGTATCCGCGAACTTTATGAGTCTTGTTCAAATCCTTCTTATGAATGAACTGCGCCGCCGTCTTGGAGGGGTAGATAAACGTGTCCATCAGCTGTTTCAGCCAATGGTATCGCTGCTCAAACGTGGAGCAGGCAAACACGCAGTTCGAGTTGAAGATGAATATGTCGGAGATCACAAACTCAAACGGACCCATACGCTCGGCACGGAGAAAGGTGTCGCCGCATATACGTTCATCGACAATACACGGAATTTTACGACACTCCTGTGCGGTCATCCAGAGACACACGGGAATAGCGTTTTCGTAGGTGAATATGATCCATCCAGTCAGACCGGTCGTTTGAGGAACTCGGAAGGTTTTAGAGTCCGGGGGGACGGGTTTCCTGAAGACCAAGCGGGAGCTCGGGGTCCACGCGTAAAGAGTCTGAAGCTGGCTTGCGCGGCTCATACTCGGGCAATTTTACTTCTTGGGTGGGTTGGGTTAAAGCGGGTTCATTTCTCTGGGGCATCGGCTGCTGCGGGGCAAACTGCGGCTGCTGCTGAATATACTGCTGCGGCGGAGCCATCGGGACGGGAACATTGCGGTAAATGATTTTGGGCTCTGGGGGATACATAACCCTCGTTGCGACATATGCAAAAACTTGTAGCATGATGAGGACAGCTACGGTCGCGAGAGCAACGTACAGGATTTCAACGGCTATCATTTGTTGTTCGTGAAGGTTATTCATCAAGGCCGTTCAACGAACAGGTCTTGGTATTTATGCTTGGTGTCGCTCTCCATCCAGACGAGCGTCTTCGCCACATAGGTTGTATAAATCGCCTTGTACTCGTGGAGAATCTTTCCCGGGATCAGCCCGTCCCAGGGCTCTTCAAAATACAGCATCCACTCGTCGCTGGACGGGTGCTCGTCATCGTCCGTGAACTTTCGGCGGATACGGAGTTGGGGAATGTACGTCCACCCATCGTCGCAGAAGATCACGCTAAGATCCTTAGACTCCCGAATTTTGGGGAACTGGAACCTCAACTCCTCCCATTTGGACTGTCTCAAGCGCATGATTTTCCGCATTGTTCTCTTCTGAGCCGGTTATACCTAAACGCATCCGTATTTCGGGAGATTTCTGGATAATCTCGCACAGGTACAGCGTATCGAACAGGGCGTTGTGGAGGTAATCGTGCTTGGGCGCGTGTCCAACAATGTGGGTGTACAGCTCCGCCAGTTTCGGGAACTTGAAGCCTCCGCGCGCCGCGGGAATATTGCACATCGTCCGTCCCAAGAGCATCGTGCACCCCATGGGCTTCTTGAATCCCTGGAAGGACATGATGTTCAAATCCCAGAGAATAGCCTGGACAACCACGTTTTTGTCGAAGTGCATGTTGTGCGCGACCATGATATCGTGCTGTTCACTGTTGAACTGCTCCATTACATATCGAAGGGGGAGCCCAAACTCTGAAGCCTGGGCTTGGGTGATTCCGTGTATTTTCGTAGACTCGTCGGAGATCGTCCACTTTTCGGGCTTGACGATATAACAGTGGCTCTTCACGACCGTGTTTGTTTTGGAATCGATAACTGCCCAAGAAATGGACACAAGGTGTGGCCAGTTGTCGGGGGCTCTGTATGCCGATAGACTCGCATCTGTGGGGAGTCCGGTGGTCTCTGTATCGAAGACCAGGACTCTCATTTTTTACTTCTTATGAAGCTTGTGTAAACATATTCGTTTTACAGGGAGTGGAGGAAGAAGTAGCTGACTAGACCGAAGACGGCAGCGTGGAGCGCCAGGCCGTAGGTCGTCGGGCAGCCCGCCTGCGCAACCTTGAACACCGGGGCGAGCTGGGGGATCAGACCCGTCACGACGCCACCAACCAGCTGGTCAACGAGGCGGTACGTGATCGGCGAGCTGAGGACGAAGAAGACGACTGCGAGAGTCAGCGAGTGCTGCAGCTTCTTGCTTAGGCCGAACATTGTTTGTGTTCTACGCAGAAAAAGTCTTCTGGGTCTGGATGATAGAATTTATCCACTCCGGCGAATTCTCCACGATATCTTTCACCGTCATGATATTTTGGGGGACGGGGTAGTGGATATCCAGGGTATTGCTCTCGCAAATAAATAGACAGGCCGAAATTACGTACACGCACCGAGCCTTTGCGACTGTCGGAGACCAGCGCAAACAATGGAGCTTGTAGATCGCATCTAAGTACGGCGCCAGGACTCCAGCCTGAGGCGACGCCCTCGCGCTGTCCCGAATCATATCCCAAATTAGCCATATAATGTTTCGCCCGTGCGTCTGATCGATGTACGGATTCGGGCGATACGAACAATTCAGAGCTTCCTTGTGGGTGTTCTTGTATACGCTCGAAAACTTGAGCATCCAGGCGATCCAGTACAGCGCCCTCGTACAGTCGCGCGCCTCGGGTCTTAGACAATAGGCCAGTTCGTTCAGAGGAACGTACAAATCGATAGGGTCGTCATCTTTCACGATATGGCGCGCATAACTCGCCGACGGCGATTTCAGGTTTTCCTGGACGGTCGCGTGCTGGAAATCGTGCTCGGGTTTTATCACCGGTAAGTGCGGCAGCTTGTTTTTCCTGGTCAGGGCTACGGTGGCCGCGGCTTCACATACCATGTTTCGGATCTGGAGATTGTTCCGCATATCGGTCATGGCCAATATGGAATACTGGGCTTCGTACGGCGCAAACTTCTCGTAGGACTGAACCAGGTATAAAAAGACATTGGGAGCTGCGCGATTGATGTGGCGCGCGGACGATTCGAACAGGGTGTTCCACAAAGAATGAACGAGCCCAGAACACAGGAGTTCCAGCGTCCAGTAACACGCGTAATCTGCGTGCCCAAGCTTGATGTTTTCGTCCAGAACTTTGGAGACGTGCGCCCGCAAATGTCCGGAGAATGTGAATTTTTGGAAGTCCGCGACGGTTCGTCCGTCAGCGATGTTCATTATTTCTGGAAATAGCACAAAAATTGGTACTCTTTCCCGCATCTGACCAAATCCACGTTTTCAATATGACTGAATCCCGACGTCTTGATAATGTCGATCATTCGTTCTTTGGAGGGCATCGTTAGGCTCAGCTTGTTCTCGCGGTACTTCACACCACCGTTGTTGGCGGCGTCATAGTACGAAAACACCTCGTCGTAGGACGCCTCGTCCTCATTGCGTTTCTTCACGAGTTTACCGGTGTACTTGAACTTATCGAAGAACACCGTGGATTCCGTCTGGCGCTCGAGGTTGTATTTCTGGAGCGAAAAGGCCGCGAAGGGCGACGAGAGGTCGTGCAGCGGATCAAACTTATCGGGATCCACTAAGTGCACGACAAAGTATCCTCCGGGATTCAGCCACTGGTACGCGTTGTCCGAGATAATCTTGGCGTTGGGAAACATGTACATTGAGAACCCCAGCATCAAACAGTGCGTGAACGATTTCGGAGAATACAGCTGGGGCTGAGACACGTCTCCCTTATTGAATTTTGCGGTGGGGCATCTTTCACGACCCTTTTCGATCATCGCGTCGGACGTGTCGACGCCAACGTACTCCAGACCCAACCCTTTGAAATAGCACGCGTGGGTCGCAGTTCCGCAGCACATGTCCAGAATACGAATCGACGATACGGGCTGTTCTACTAAGGTAAGGTCGTGGATCGATACTTCCTCGTACTTGATTCGCTCATTCGAGTTCCAGAGTGCGTCATATATAGCCGCATACTCTTCGTCGAAAATGTCCTTGTCGTGCAGAGTCGTGGATTTTCCGTCCTCGAATCCTTCAATGGATGAGTACCACGTGGTAAGCCCATACATTAGAAATATGAGAACGGCCAAGAAGATATACGCAACGTCCATTAGTTTTTAGCGAGACGATTTCCCTCCAGAAATTGCGGCCGGTAGAAGAGATGGCGTTTCAGACGGGGCGGACTTCGAAAACTTTATGTATCCAAGCACCAAAATAAAGAGTACACACAGCGCGATGATCCCGGTCAGAAGAATGTTCATCCAACTTGATTTGGAATCGCCGACCCATCCGCTTGTTAAATAACTGTTCCGCTCCAAAACATCCGCCTTGGTCTTTTCGGCGTCGTAGTCCTGTAGAAGCAGGGGAATCCCGCCGTCCGACTTGATCGCCGATGCTAAACTTGAAATTTGGCTTTGGCCTTTCAGAGCTCCGTCGATCGCATCAAACTCGTCTCTGTACTGCCTCAGCACCGGTTCAATGTCGCTCTTCGCGATACTCTCTTTCTCGTTCGCTAACCACGCCTGACCATTGAGAGCGGTGTAGTAGTCCGTGCGAGCTTTGGCCGCTGTACTTGGCGTGGCCGAATCCATAGCAGCTTTCAGTCGGTCAAGTTCTTTTTGGCGAGCACAATCAGGCCCGCAGCCCGGGAACAAGGACGTCATTGTTTAAAGAGAGGTAAATTCCCACACCGAGAACAACCAGTACGAGAATATGCACGAACCATCCAACGAACGAGAACGCTAAGTACACGAAGGCCGCAACAATCAGTGTGAGCACAAACTTTAAGAGAATGGGCTGAATGGAGGTGATCGTATCGAGTTTCGCTTTGCTCGCGCTCACCGAATCTTGGATGCCTTTGATTTGGTCATCTGTTTTGGTTATATTGTTTTCGGGGCTTCCAAATAACTGCTTGAACGTCTTATCAAAAAACCCCAGCTGCTTGTTGACCGCCATAACGTCCGTCGTATGTTGGTAATCTTTCGAGATGTCCTGAACGATCTTATCGCGGCTCTGGTCGGCAGGAGTGATAATGTTCAGAATAGACGAGTAGTCGGGAGACTCTACGCGGTTAAAGATATTACCCACCGCTCCCGACGTCGACGAGGTCATCCACAGCTGTTTCGTTGTGGGGTCGGCCGTTAAGTTGAGGGGCATGTACCCGCCAGTATCGAGAGGCGAAACCTCCTGCTGCGTGGTACAATCTCCCTGACACCGAGACACCTGGGAGTTCTGCCCGACGCCGTACAGCGCAGTCTGGTCGATGTTGCCCACCAACGTTTTAATGGGTATTCCGGTAAGACCCTTGACTGCAGTCCACCCGGTCTGTAAAGTCTCGTCCGACTTCATTGCGTTCCCGGCAGCATCGACCCCGTACAAAGCAGTGGAACTGGACGACGTGATAGACACCGTGGCGTCGGCGACCGGCATCCACTGGCTCACGTTCACCGGCTTGGGAATCTTGAACTTCTTTCCGCTCGCATCCTGTGCCCAAAGATACGTGTGCGTCGAAAAAATGTTTTTCGGAGCAACGTCTGGACCGGCAACTGACGTCCACGCTCCCAAATTCGAGGCGGCCTTCACCAGGATGACGGTTTTTCCGCTAGGGTTCAGTGTTGCTAAGACGTAGACGTTCGACTCATCTGTCGCAATGTCCAGAACTGTGGGGGGAGAAGATGCGGCTGGAGGTTTCACGGCTGGTGCCGGTGTAAGAGATACCTTGTAGTATCCTGAAGGAGTTGTGGTATACGTATCCCACTTCGCACTCGAATAGCTTCCTACCGAGCCAGTATAGTATTTCGACACGCCAGTCGAACTTACTAGTTTTGTATACGGAGCATCGAACGCGATGTACACCGTGTTTCCCCGATTATCTTTATCAACTTTTACAATCGGAATAGATCCCGCGATCCATACTCCCGTCATTGTTCCAATCGATGATGGGGTTGAAGATGGTGGCGGGGGTGGTTCATCTTTGGGAACTGCCGACGCGATGTCCACCTGGGTCCATTTCGTTCCGTTGCACGGCTGCTGGCACACGAAGATGGAGTTGTTCGAGCTGTATCCCCATAAGTATCCGGCTGCGGACGGAGATGTTTTCACGAGAGAACCGGGTATGTTCGCCCACTTTTGGGCAGAAGATATCTGGGTGGAGGCCACCGTGTTTATAGACTGTGTGTTCGCATCAAATGCGGATTGAAAGTCCGCCATCTTATTATTGAGAGGGCATAAATTAGTTCATGTTTTGGAAGTTCTTGAACGTTCCCCGCACGAGCAGCATAGACCGAACTGGGCCCGAAGTAAAGCCACGGCTCATCGGGAAATCCTGGAACATCTTCGCAGTTCCAGGAGCATTGCCGTCCGGAGAATATGCGAAGTCGGTCTTGGGACCGATCGACTCTAGACGCTTGCGCTTCATCTCCGTAATGAAGGACGCATCCGTGCCTGGGCCTTTCCCCACTCGCTGGCCAGTCGTGGCGTTTATGCCAGTGTTAAGCTGTACAACCGATAGAGGCATTTTATTTATTATACGGGAAAAGTAATGGACATCAAGTTGTTCCAAGATACTCGGAAAGCCGAGTTGGAGGCTTTTCTAAAAAAGTATTCGGATCTGAAGACGAAGTACTCGGCCGCACTATCTGCCGCAATTGCCGAGCGAGATGGTGCGAAACAGGCTGGTCTTGTACAAAGCGTCCTGGACGCCAACACCCAAATCAGTGCGGCCGTTCGGGATATTTTGGCCTCGCTGTCTTCATCGGATTCGAATATTGATACTGCGACTCTGAACCAGCTGACGGCTGATCTGGTGAAGTACCAGCAGGATTTCTTGAAGCTTCAGCAGTCGACCGATAAACTCCAAACTCTGAAGATGATCCAAAGTACAACAGAGAGCGATCTGCAGAGGGCAGTCACGCTCTATAATGTATACATCGCCGCGCTGTGCATTCTCTGCCTGATTGTGATTATTTTGGCGATCCGCGCCGCATGGACTGTGGGTATTTTTACCGTCATAGCCCGCAAGATCAGAGGTACTGTAAGACCACAATAACTCCAAGTAAAACGGCAATACTAATAAGTTTGTCGGTATAATTCGGGGGAGGAGCGGGAATCGGAAGTCGCATTTCGGCGGCCACGACCTTATCGCGTTCTTCGTGTATGCCTTCCGCCAAACTCGAAAGTCCCGCCTGTTTCTGATGAAAAAGAGCCACGGCGTCGGCTCCCATCGCATCTTGAATTGTTTGGTTGGCTTTGGCGAGCTCTTCTTTCTTGGCCGCAATGATCGAATCAAGCCCCTTTTTAGCGGCCTCGTATGCTGTCTTGTATGACTCGATTCCGGTCAGTTTGTATTGTAGGTAGTTGTCGTGGTAGCTACTGCTCAAGGTTGTTAGCTGGCTATCCATTTGTTGTTTCCGCGACACAAATTCGCCAGCGTTTATTCTCGGCCGAGCTCTCACACATGCCTACAATTTCCACGACATCTCCCGGTCTCGCTCCAATGTATTTGGCCATAGCGTCCTGGGACAAGATACGCGGGAACTTACTAAAATCTGGGAACTTCTTTGCGAGTTCAGACCTCTCCATATCGCTGATGATACGGTGCTTTGGGGCGAGCTTGTGCTTGGAAATATTGAAGTACAAACTTGCGAGAAGGAAGACCTGGACAAGCGGGTTCTCGCGCTCGGCAATGTGGCTGACCAACGCACTCAGAACCTTCTCGCTCAACGACATGTCGCTAATAATAATCGTTCCGGACGTATGGCCATTCTCGTTCGAGAACGTGATGAAGTTCATGAGATCCTTTTCGGACACGCGGGTCTTCGTGCTATACACAATCAGAACTCCCCCGAACGTGTACATTTTCGTCTCATCTAACGCAGGGCTTACGGGGTCAAACGCGTCTCCCTTGACTCCGCGATCATTCAGAAGTTCGCGGAGCGTCTTGAAAATTCGGTCGTCCATTGTCTTTAGTATTCATAACTACGAAAACGTCATTCCATTTTTACGCCATAGATATAAATGAACAACTGGGCAATCATTGCTGTCCTTGCCGCCCTGGTGCTGTTATATTTCATACTGAACCGGAAGACCGAGACGTTCGCGATGGAGTTTGTCGACCGGTCGAATGAGAAGCGCACCGACGATACGCGCGCGTCCTCGTACAACCAGGAAACCAACCATTTTAAGCCGACAGTCCCTCTGGACGAAGGAACTCCGGGCATACCCACGCCTTACCGCGTAAATATGTTCAACTCCTACATTCCCGCTTAAGCGCATGCCCGCTAATAAGAAAAAATGCCGCCGGGCAAGACGCTATGCTTAAATATGATTGTGAAGGACGAGTCCCACGTAATTCAAGATACGTTGGAGAAACTATGTACTCATATCACGTTCAGTTATTGGGTGATATGTGATACTGGATCAACAGACGGAACGCAGAATATTATTCGGAGCTTCTTTAAGTCCCGAAATATTCCGGGAGAACTTCTTCAGCACGAATGGCGCGATTTCGGATACAACCGCACCGAAGCTCTGCGCGCAGCCTACAAGAAGGCGGACTATATCTTTATCTTCGATGCAGACGATACGATTCACGGAAAGTTGGTTATTCCCCACAATCTAGTTCACGATTTCTACAAGCTCAAGTTCGGAGAAGGGTTCACGTACTACCGTCCGCTCATCGTGACTGCCCAGAAAAAGTCATCGTTTATCGGCGTCCTTCACGAATTCCTTCATTTGGACGAAGGCCAGCCCACAGAAGGAATGATCGAAGGGAACTATTACGTGGATTCCGGAAAGACCGGGGCGCGCAGCAAGGATAAGGATAAGTATTTGAAGGATGCGATGATTCTGAAGAACGCTTACGAGAAGGAAGTCGCGACCGGCGGAGGCTTAGCAAACAGGTACGCTTTCTACTGCGCCCAAAGTTTCAAGGATTCGAACCGTCCGGATGATGCGATCGAATGGTACACTCTTGTTGCCGACAAGCTCAATTCGTGGGTGCAGGAGCGGTATTATTCGTGCATCATGTTGGGGCAGCTGTACAGGACAAAGAACGACTTCTCGCGGTCGCTCGAATATTTTCTGAAGGCTCAGATGTTCGACCCCGATAGGGCAGAAGGCGTCATCTTTGCGGGAGAACTTCTGCATCAGAACGGGCACCATTATCTTGTGACACTTCTGTATGAGGCAAACAAGAACTACAATAAAGACCCGCAGGACAAACTGTTTCTGTACCGCGACTTCTATAACGATGTTCTCGAATTCAATTGCAGTATGAGCGCCTTTATGTGTGGGCGGCGAGATCTTGCGTACGAGTGTGTGAAGAAGATCGTCATCAATAATGTTTCGAACCCGGCCATTATTCGGGCGTGTTTCCATAACTTACGAGCACACGCTCGTGAGATCAACGAGGATAAGGACAGCGGAGCTCTGTTTGTCGCACTCACCAATTATTTGCAGATTGCCGATGATACCAAAGAACTGTGCGTTCTTTGGAATATTCTGTTTGCGAAGCATCGGCCAGCTCTAACCATGCCTTCAAAATTCAAGGGTCAGGAGAACGAGCGCCCAACGGTGTTTCTGTCCATGACGTCGTGTAAGCGGCTCGATCTTTTCAAGGAAACTGTGAACTCTATTTTGAACTGCTGGACGGATCGGGACAAGATTGATTACTGGTTTTGCGTGGACGACAATTCGTCAAAGTTCGATCGATCTGTTATGAAGAAGATGTACCCGTGGTTCAAATTTTATCTGAAGACTCCGGCGGAAAAGGGGCATCGTGAAAGCATGAACATCATCTGGAATAAGCTCAACGAACTTCGTCCGAAGTACTGGATTCATATGGAGGACGACTTCCTCTTTTATATCCGCCGATCCTACGTGACCGATTCCATCCAATTTCTGGAGACGCATGGTGATATTAAACAGGTATTATTCAATCGCGCATATGCTGAAACCATTGAGAACGTAACGATGCGAGGGTACATTCCCGTATCTCCCGGATTCGTAGTTCACGACCATAAGCAAGGTCAGTTTCCGTATGAGAACTGTCACTACTGGCCACACTACAGCTTCCGTCCGAGTATAGTGTCGGTCGACGCGATCCTTGGATTGGGGAACTATGATAGTCCAAACACGTTCTTCGAGATGGATTATGCTATGAAATGGACGTCCAGGGGATACAAGTCTGCGTTTTTCGATATGGTATGTTGTCGCCACACCGGCCGGCTCACTTCGGAACGAAATGATAAGACGGTGAAGAATGCATACGACTTAAATAACGAGAACCAATTCAATAAAAGTATGCCCATAAAGGTTGTGAACCTCAAGCGTCGCCCTGATCGAAAGGAAGCAACGGAGACTCTGCTGAAGAATGCTAAAATTACAGATTTCCAGTTCATAGAGGCTGTAGACGGTAATGCGCTGAAACCTACTCTGGAACTTAAGACCCTGTTCAACGGCAATGATTTCGGAAATCGGCGCGGGTTTATTGGGTGTGCGATGACCCACTACAATCTGTGGAGGGCGCTTCTCGTAGATAAGACTACGGACTACTACGTTATTTTAGAAGATGATATTGTTCTTGCTCCTGAATTTAAGGATGTTTACGAAACACTCAAGCCAGAGTTTGTGAATCACGAGTACCTGTTGCTCGGATACCATATGTTCAGCGCGAACCGTGAGGCCACAAAGGATACGTATGTAACGTTCAAAGACAAGACGATCACAGCTGCAGCCATGCAGAATGATCTGAATGTTGGCGGGACGTTTGCGTATTCGATCAACAAGAGGGGAGCGCAGATTCTAGTAGACTATATTGCGAAGAACGGGATCAAGCACGGGATTGATTACGTCGTAAAGATTTGTAAGGAGCTGAAGTGTACGGAACTGCGCCCCCAGATTGTGTTTTCAGAGTGGTGTGAGGTGGTTGGGAATACGGTGGACACCGATATTCAGAATAACATGGACGGTCTTGATTTCAGCAACATTGAGGATATTGTTGTGGATTTTGAATTCATACCTGGACTTGACCATATTGGCGACGATCTGTACTTCTACGAACTCTCGGTCGACAAACTCAAGGCAATTTGTATTTCCGACCCCAAATGTGAAGGATTCAATACTCTCGGATTTTTTAAGAGCAAGATTGATGCGTCTGCCTTAGCGAAGTCTCCATATTTCCGTCCACATGACGGTATTTATATCAAGAAAACAGCTCCTCCGGTCAACGCGGTCGAGGATCCTGCTAGCACATTAAACACGAAGAAGGTCAAGATGATCTGTAACTGGTCATCGTCAAAGGATCTTGTTTCCAGTTTTAATACTAAATTCCCAGCTCCGGGGCTCGAATTGACTTGGCGAGATGATGCAGACTACTTTGTTATCCTGAATCTTCCTACGAGTGGCGAGGAATACTACGACCCAAAAAAAACGATCATTCTTCAGATGGAGCCGTGGGTCTATGACGACGCGAAACCGTGGGGCGTTAAGGTTTGGATGAATGAATGGGTCAACCCAGACCCCAGTAAGTTCCTTCATGTCCATACCTGTCGCAGGTTCTTGAACGCTGCGAACTGGACTTTGGGCGGCGATATTCACAATCTTCCTCCAAGGAGGAATGTTGCAGCATTGGTGTGTAGCGAGAAGGTTCAGGACACCGGCCATAACTTGCGCATCAATTTTTCACGGCAGTTCCCAGAATTGGTTCACGTATACGGCAGGGAAAACTACCATTCCCTTCCTTCGTATATTAGCCCGGTTCGGGGCGAAGACAGGTACAACGTGTACGCAACCCACAAGTACATTCTAGCGGTAGAAAACAACTTTGAAGTCAACTATGCGACCGAGAAGATCTGGGAACCGCTCATCTGCGAATCACTTCCATTTTATTGGGGATGCCCGAACCTAGAAGAGTACATTGATCCTCGATCATTTGTACGCCTTCCCCTTGACGACCCCGTTGAATCGGCGCGTATAATGAAGCAGGCGTTAGAGGAGGATTGGTGGTCTCAGCGCATTGATGCGATTCGGTCAGCAAAGAAGGTCATTATGGAAAAGTACGGGATGTTCCAGATCGTTTCAAACGTTATTTCTAAGCACGAGAATGCGCGAACGAAGGGTTTTATCTTGACTCTGTCTACGAGTACTCAACGCATACCCAATGTGAAGAAAACGCAAGAGTCTCTCGGCAAGCTTGGAATTCCAACCGAGGTGTTTTACGGTGTGAATGGAAAATATATCACTTTATCAAATAATATATTGAGCTACAACGGCGAAACAAAAAAGTATGATCCTACAGTACGTTTGAATAAAGAGCGAATGACTATTGGTCAATTTGGGTGTTCTTGGAGTCATATTAAACTATATGAGAAGCTAGTAGCTGATGAAGATGCAGACAATTATCTGGTTGTAGAAGACGATGCTGAAATTATCGGAAACTTAGATATTCTGCGTGATTTACCGGTTGTATTCGATATTATTCAGTTAGGAGACGCTGAGTGCTTTCCTTACTTAAGAACAACAAATGTGAACAAATCTTTCTTCAATATTGAAAGGAGGTTCTTTAATCGTACAAGCGCATATATAGTTTCAAAGACATGTGCTAAGAAGCTGCTAGAGTATACGAGTGGACACATCAACCTTCCAGCCGATGATCTTCTTTCAAATTCATTTATTAAGGGACAAATCCAGGTGATTGTTCCCGAATCTCCAGTAATTATGTCTCCTGTAGACACTGAAAGTACAACGGATCGAACGGTGCTATAACGTTAGAATCGTCTTCTCTTTCGGGTGGTCGGGCAGAGTTCCCGCCTTGCGGTGTTCCTGAATCGTGTTCCAGATAGTACGAAAACTCTCGAGGTTCGTAGTTAGCCACATGGGGTCTCGGGGAACGGTTGAGAGGCGGTACTTCTCGAAGATCCAGTACACCGTCGTCCACCACTCGGTCTCCAAATTCGGCATCATCTCCTTGCGCCAAGTTTGGACGTCCCGGGCATCTTCAATGTCCCGATAAACCACCCTGCCGTTCTCGGCAACAGCGAACCATGACTTATACTGAGCAGTAGACGCTTCCCACTCAGAATAGTTCACCTCGCGAAACTTCATTTCCACGTAATCGCACTCGTCCATACCCGTACACTCCAACTGCAACTGCATCTGGTGATAGTATGCCGGCGGAATTGGCGTGTCGTCGGAAAACTCGCGGGAAATGGGGCACTTGAACTCCACGAGCTTTCCGTACCGAAAATCATTCTTATCGGGAGTCACAAGAATCCCGTCCGGCGAAGCTCCCAGAAACGGATGGTCGCGGTGAGGTATGCAGGTCGTGTCCACGATAGTAACTCCTCCCTGGAGGTACGTGCAGTAAATGTGTTTCGCGATGGATTCCATCCTCGTTCCCCAAACCAAAGCCCGCGCTCCGAAGCCCGAGCTTTGCTGACGAGGAGTCAGCTTGGACATCACGATTTCATGTTTTAGAGCGGGCGACGCATCGTGTACGGCCTTGTAAATTTCTGACGCAGTTAACATTTCGCCGCGCTTGGTGTGCCATGCATCGGTGCGCTGATCGTCCTGGCCATAGAGAAACAGAATCTGCTCAACCTTATCCATTCCCAGTTCCATGAGCGCGTACTTATTCTGTATGGGTCAAACCCGTTTTCAGGGTACAGCCCGTTTCATAACAAATGCCGGAGATCCAAAGCCAAGAGCAATGGGTTCTATTCCGGCTAGAGCGTTTTTATACATCCCCAGTCACTGACCGCGTTCGCGATATTCTTACCGGAAAATCCAACCTCTCCCTTCGCTTGATCGATTGGTTCGTGACCAATTACGCGAAGAAGTACAATGTTTCGTACATGACGAAGGCGCAGAAGCATGTGATTGTGTATCTGTCCTACAAGTCTCATCTGAAGGCCTACAGCAAGAAGATGTTTGACCCCTTCTGCCGATGGAAGCGCATCAAGTTCCACGATATGGACACGACGGTCGGTCAATTGAACTTTTTTGAGTGGGCCATCACGGACGAAGTTCTAGATTATCTGGAGACGCATCGCGAGACCGTGCATGCGGACATGGAGACTCGGTTGCACGAACCGAAGGATTCGACCGATGGGCCAAAACGTAAACGCCACGAACTGTCTCACTCGGCCACAAAATCTATGACCCGTCATGATGTGCGTGTAACTGTTAAGTTTGATTAACTCCTTCAAGAACAAATGTATTCTAACCTTATTCCCAACTATGTTTACCGGGATATCTCGGAAGACATAGCTGATCACGACGACGATTTCGAAGCGGAGGAGTGGAATTACAATGGTCGCGACGTGTTTCGCGGAGCGCTGGACAGGACGTACGATTGGAACGTGTACTGGCTCTACGACGATAACTTGAAAAGGGTGGGTCTCGCAGAACACGATGCCGAAAACCCCGCGTTGTTCTACTCGCTGTGGTTTGAAAAGAACGCGTTTTCCACGCTTCTACAGGAATCGAACTGGGTGTCGAAAGACGCTACGCTGTGGGCACTCATGTCCAATGAAGCGTACCAGGATTGTTTAGAGGACGATTTCAAGACGGTCATTGATAAAACTCTGGATTCAAACATCCGCCTTATGACTCCGGAGATGATCATAAAGCTTCCTGAGATTTACGCGTGCTCCAAGTGCGGGAAAAAAACTCTTTCGGCGCCAAGCAGTTGCCCGGACGCGAAAGTTTTTAGTTATTTATCTCCCGATTGCTCGGTGTTGTTTGTTGACGACTCGTTCGTTATGTACACTGCTCCTGCGGACTCTCGTGTTTGGTCTACGCTGAACCCGCACCTGCAGCCACCCGACGACCGCCCTTCTTTGCCGGAGCAACGACGGGAGGAACATCGACCGACTGAGACGCCTGAACAGAGCTCTGACCAGCACCGCCATACTCAGAATCCTCATTCTGAACCGGAGCGACCTGAGTCTCCTCATCATCCACCACAGTAGGCGCTGCGTTCGACTCATCGTCGAACATATCAGCAGCCGTGCGGCGCACCTGAGGGAAGACCTGGGCGGCCGTGAGGCGCCAAGTCACACCGAAGCCACCGCCAGCAATCACGTAGATGCTGCCGCTGACCACGAGGTTTGCCTCGACGCCCTTGGGGAAGATAGAGGTTAGCGACTCGGGAGTCACGTACGTCACCGGGTTGCGTGCCGCATCCACAATCTCGGTCGAGACGCGGTTGTCGTACACCGGAACCTTGACGCGGAAGCTCGGCGGGTACTTACCGTTGGGAACATACTCGCCATCAACCTTGTCGGTCGATACGCTGAGGATGGGCTTGAACGCGTCGCGGATTGCCTCCTCAGACCGCTTCTTGCCGAACCACTTTGAGCTGTTCTCCACAGCGGACTTGATGATGTGCTCATCCAGATCCTTGAGGAGATTGTACAGCTTGCTGATGTCGTCAGTCGCAGCCGAGCGCTCCTTCGCATACGCGTCGCAGCCCTTGAGAGAGCCGATCAGCGTGTACGTCTTCATGCCCGTGTCGCCCTCGCGGATCAGTACCCCGCCGGGGTAGCCCACGCGGGGCATGCGGATGAGTAGGCTGTTGCCGTTGTAGCGCATGCTAATGGGGGGATTACGACCTGCCTTGGCCTGACCTACCTGAAACGTTACGTCGTTCACATTGACTGCGTTAGCATGGATAGGACCGTTCATTCTTGTTGTTGTACCCTGTTTAGGTTAGAAAGGTCTAAATCCGTTTTCGGGATCCAAACTTTACATTTGCGTTTTACAGGAAAGGAAACAATAGGATTAAACAATGGTGCTCTGCGCATCGTGCAAGAACAAGACGAGCTTGGAACAGTGTCCTTCACAGGCAGTGAAAGGATTATTGTTTTGCGGTAAGCACGTCAAATCAAAGGTTAAGAGGTTATGGGCTGATCTGAATAACGGCAAGAAGAACGCTACACACATACAGAAAATATGGAGAGGGTACTTTATCCGTAAGCGGTTGAAACTTGCCGGCGAAGGTGTGTTGAACCGCAAAGACTGTCATAATACGGAAGAACTTGTCACGTTGGACGATAAGACTAAAGTTCACCCTCTGAACTATTTTTCATTCCGGGAAGCAGATAAGCTTTGGTGGTTTGATGTGCGTAGTTTATACCACATCTTAAAAAAATCCGCGAAGCCCGCCAATGCGTACACTCGGCAGCTGCTGAGTATAGACACAAGAAAACGATTACGGGATCTATGCAGAATACGAAAGAAGCTAGGGATAGATAACTACCACGATGCCCCAAAGCCCGAGACGTTCGCAGATCTCGTAAACGAGAAGTGGTTGACCGTCTGCCATATCATCGAAGAGAATGGGTTCTTCGATATGAACCACCTGCTTTTTTCGTCGTTGAATAAGACCCAGCTCTACATACTCATGAATTTCATATACATCGACCTTCTGGAATACTCATCGGAACACAAGACGCCAGACTCAAACCGGAAGAAGTACATTGTGTGGGTCAAGACTCTGCTCACCAAGTTCGCAAAGTACAAATATGGATCTCTTCAGGCATCGTATAACGTCTCCAGGGTGCTTTTATCGATTTTGAACGACTGCTCCGAAAATTATACTGTGTGTTTCATAATTATCAGCGCCGCCTGCAGATTGTGATTTAAACAGGTAAGGAGTATTGAGAGTATAACCCGCGTTAGAAATGGAAGCAATCAATACTCCTACTAAGTCAAACAAGATGCCCGCCGCCAAGAAGACCGCCCCCGCGCCCTCATCCTCTGCCGCCCCCGTGGTCGCCGCCACCCCCGCCCCGAAGGCTGCCGCCCCGCGCAAGGCCGCTGCCCCCAAGTCTGCCCCGGCCGCGAAGGCTGAGGTGACCGTCCCCGTCGTGGGCGCTGCTGCCCCGGCTGCTGCCCCGGCTGTCGCCTCGGAGGCCGCCGAGGTTCGCTCTGCCGCCGTGATCCTCGCCACGCTCCAGGAGAGCCTGAAGGCGCTCGGCACGGAGTGGACGACGCGCGTCCGCGCACTGGTCGCTGAGGCCGGCGAGGCCGCGAAGGCCCTCAAGCGCGATGTGCGCAACTCCAAGCGCCGCGTGCGCAAGGACCCCGCGGACATGACCGCGGAGGAGAAGTCCGCGTGGGAGGCTCGCCGCGCGAACAACGCCTTCCTGAAGCTCCGCCCGATCTCCGACGAGCTGGCCTCGTTCATGGGCCTCTCGCCCAAGTCGCAGAAGAGCCAGACGGACGTCACCAAGTTCATCGCCACGTACGTGAAGACGCACTCGTGCTTTGACCCCACCTTCAAGCGCCGCATCATCCCCGACCAGAAGCTCGCCAAGCTCCTGCGCGCGAAGGACGGCCAGGAGGTCACCTACCTGAACCTCCAGTCGTTCCTGAAGGTTCACTTCCTCAAGCCGGAGGTGAAGGCGTAAACGCCCCGACGAGTTCCAGCTTAGAATAAAGCTGGTGGTGGATATCTCCCGACAGAATAATCTGAACAATACCTATTTTATGAGCCAACTGGTCGCATAAAATAGTTCATAAGAATAAATGATTGGCTATATCTTCATCGTTTGGGGTATCTTCGTGTTCTCCTATGGAATATACTCCACGGTGAAAAACAGCCCGGGGAGCGATGGAGTTGCCTGGTTCTTTGCGTTCCTAAACATGGTTGGGGGCATCATGTTTTCCGTATCAGGGTACCTCCTGACGACGTGTTCGCTCCCCCCGGCAGCGGTCGTAGGCGGCGGAATGCTGAAGAAACTCATGCGGTTGATGTGATGAATATTCCGAGTGTATAATAAATGCTGGGATACCTTCTCATCCTGTTTGGGGCTCTCGTGTTCGGATATACTCTGTACAGCGTTGTTACTCGCACCCCGGCGACCGTCATGGGCTGGATCTCCAGCGCGTTCTACCTCGTCGGAGGAGCCATCATTTTCTACTACGGATACCAGATGGAATATCCTCCCCAGCCGACGTTTCTGGGCATGGCGGGCGGGCGCCGCTGGTACAAGTGAATAAAAACGGATTGTGCTGAAAGAATACGCTAATGCAGTAATACTTAGTACGTGTGATTGAAGTTTATACTTATCGCATATACAAACTCTGAGATGCCCCGTCACAATGGCGTTGCATCTAAGGGTAAGAGCGATGATGTCGTGTCTGCATTTGTTGGAGATTTGTCCAGGGCCAAGGATCCGGAGGAAGGCGTTGATTCCGTGCATGTCGCACGAGTGACCAAGACTCTGGGCAACGCTCGAATTCAAGTTGTTTATTCCAAGGACCGCAAGGTCTTTGTCGAGCAAGCTAAAATACCTGGTCGGTTTACCGGCCGGGCCAAGAAGGCTATGGCTGTGAGCGCTGGCTCATTCATTCTTATCGCCGAGACCGGCGTGACCGGCGCACTCGCGCTGGAGATGATCGCGATTCTGACGCGCGAAGACATGGCCAAAATCAAGTCGCTGACGACGATTCACCCGAATGTAACGGTCGCAGAAACCGACTCCGAGCGCCTCACTTCAACCCTACTGACCGCAGCTGCGGAGGACGGGTTCGAGTTCGAGGCGCGGACTGAGGAGGTGGACGTCGACAACATCTAGGGCAGCTGCTTGTCGGTCAGTATAGACTCGTGCGGCAGCTCAATGTACAAAATCGTACTAAAAAACGGAGTGGTGCGTCCATCAAGCACAACCGCTCTAATTTTTGAATTATCGAACACGGACGAAAACAGCCGCCCAAACAGTTTGTCTTCGTTCACAGTTTTCTTCACTTGGATGCGACAGACCTTGCCGTCCCAGCCGCATAAATTCCCCTTGCAGTTCTTTTTCGCAAATTGCCCGCACGGAGTCCTGATCTTCGAGACGAATCCTGCCGAGTTTTTGGCGTCAACGAACTGGATAATGCTATCAAACCATTTGCGAAGAAGCGGCTCGAGCGTCTTGCGATTCGGCGGTTGCGAGCGCAGTGCTTCGCGCAAGTTATGATGGTCGGCGTTCTGTAGATCATTCGACAGCTGGAACACTAGGAACTCAAACACTTCGGCGTCGTAGGATATATCGTCAGAGACCTTGCGCATCTCCGCATCCGCCTCTCCAAACGCCAACTGATCTTCGCCAAGAGACCGGACGGTCTCGACAGTTTCGGACGGCTCGCCCTTGTCCGCCTTTTCGGGCTTGACGGGAATGCGAAGACCGCTCGAGGTTATAATCTCAACTCGTCGGCTTTTCGCATCGTACAGTCCGTCCTGGAACGTGTATCCTGTACTCACAGCTTCCGCTTTCTTGAGGACATCCTTCATGTCGCTGAATGTGGGGAGGCGATCCACGCCGCCATACCCCCAGATCCTGGTGTCCTCTGTATCCGGAATTGGCGCACTCGCAAATGGTAAGATCATCTTGTCGGGGATGTACAGAGCCTGGCCGCGGCCGTACGGGTCTAGGATCACCGAATACGTATCCTCGCCGAACACAACGTTCTTGACCTTCAGGGCTTGGGTATAGTTGGGAATTTCAGTCGTACACGCTTCCGAGCGCATGATTTTCAGGACGCGGTACACGAACACCCGGAACGGCGGATCGTCCAGTATGTTTGACGCGTACGTGAACTTATTTCGCGTTCGGCGTGCTTTGGTAAGAATGTCTATGTCCTCGTTGCGCTGAAGAATGATTATGGCGCGGGTCGACGATTTCGCGATTGAGGAATGTAGGATACACCCTACCGTATTTTTCTCGGTATTTATGCGGAACACGTCGCACTGGAGCGCCAGCGCCGAATACTCCAGTTCCTCGATCGGAGACAGTTCTTTCTTATGGAACGCATCATCGATGCCCGAGATCATCTCGGCCAACGTTCGACGGGACGTATCGCTTATGTGGGTATCGAGTTTTCCTTCGATCTCCGTGGCGTGCGTATCAGACGTGCGCGTCCACATCCGAAAGAACGAGCATTTTAGGACGGTGGACACAGATTCGCGAGGGGAGGGAATCGTTTGCGTGAGCCCTAGAAACGTGGGGAGGTTGTCCGATGCGTGCCCCAGCCCTACCCGAAAAAACCCGCTACTGTTCTCGGAAATTCGCTGATTATCCAGGGATTCGTACGTTTCACGCAGTCCTAGCATACGAATAAGGTCAGAGCTCAGTTTGGCCATGCGGAATTCGGGTAGGCGCTTATCCTCCTTGAAACAGTAGTACTTGTCCTTCATATCTTTTGTTTTGTCGGCAGCCGCGTCAGAGCTTGGTTTCTTGTAGCAACAAGCCATACTTTTTCCATTTCCGGGCGATACGTAATTCTTGAGGTTTCGCGGGAACGTGCTTCCCGCGATCCGTTTAATGAGCGGGTATTCGCGCGCATCAACGGACGTCGATAGTTGAAGCTTACCTTTACATACCGGGCACTTCAGAGTGTCGTCCTCCGATAAAAGCTGATCTTCGCGCAACGGGATCTCGTCCTTCATGCACCAGTATTCTGGACACAGGAGCGTTCCGTCCGGATTTTCAACGTCCATGATCTTTCCTTTCGCTGCGTTCGATATTTCATCGTACTTTCCGTCCTCGAACGTCTTCAGCCGTTTCTTATCCTCTGGCGTAAACACGACCGGCTGAAGTTTTAAATCGCACTTACTTGAGTAATCCGATTTTTCCACAAATGTTTCGGGATCGAACGCTCTCAATTTATCGTGGAAGTAATTGTACACCGTCGTACGCTGATTCGCGACCGATATCGTCGTTTTCTTCGGCGGCTCTTCTTCTTCCTTTTCGGGAACGTCTTCTTCTTTGTCGGCCTCATAGTAATCTCCCAGCAGGTCTGCGAACGCGTCCGATACGACCGCGTCTTCGTCCACCATTCGGGTGCTTATAACGGCAGACTCCGCCGCGACAGTCTGCATTCTCGGCGGACAAATATCGTCCAGCTCCTTGGAGTCTGGGTTTGAGAGAATGTACCGGAGTATATCGCCATATCTCGTAGACAACTTCGTTTCAGTGACTGACGAAATTTCCACGAAGTTCGTCCCTATAGTCAGCGTAGGATATCCTCGGAACAACCGATCGCCCAACTTATTGTTCTCCTCGCTCCTCGCAAAAATGTCCTGGATGAGAGTTGATGCATGCTGCGTGGTGACCGAGAACTCTTTCGATACTTGATCCACGTCCAGCGGTCCTTCCCGAGCCATCTGGACAAGCTTTGCTTCGACGGACGACACTCCAAAATTCGAATGGTCGGTTCGCAATAGCGTGAACGTCAGCTGCTGTTTATTGGCTACAGCGTATATTGGCGACACACAATTGAACCGCAGCAAACTTGCCTCGTTAATTGGTTTCGGGTAGGACATATGTATCGACATATTCTGAAGCTCCCACCGATCGAGATGGAGATCCTTCTGATCAATGAACGGGATAATTGAATCGAACTCTTTGATCCAACGGTCACACGCGTTCTGTATGCTTTCGATGCTCTCGTCGCACGTCTTGGGTCGGCTCGTGCTCACAGTCATGGCGGTAGCTGTGAACGATACTCGATCAAAATGCTTCGAGTCCTTTCCTCGGTACAAAATCAGAGTTGGGCGATTGCTGCGGGGCTTTATCGACGTCCACGTTTTCCACATCTGCATATCCAAATAGGGAACTTTCGTCTTCGCATCCTCCGTGAAAAACTTATGCCGGTTCACGTCATCTTTCGATGTGAACAGGCAAATGTACGGGACGTCTTTCGACACCGTCAGGCCGTAAAACATCTGTTCGAATCGCGTCATAACCGCACTTCCGAAATCGGTGTCCACCCAAGGAATATAGAACCGGGTCGTGAGAACGTGGACTTTCGTATGTTCCGATTCTTTTGGGAGCTTGAGAGCCAGGAGACCCAACACCAACTTCGCGTTCTTCTGGAGGATCGTTATGGATTCGTCCGACAGCACGGACGGCGTAACCGAACGAAGAAGAGGGTAGTAATATGCTACGCCAGCTTCGTCTGTACTTTCATCAAAAATCTTGTACGCGAAATGATCGATCGACTCTTCCGAGTACAGGCTCGACAGCAGTTTCGTGTTTTGGGGGACGGGGATATTCACGGCGGGAATACGTGAGAGGAATCGGCTGTCGCCACTGAACGGCAGGATAAACGATTTCAAATCGGCAACCCCGAGGATGCGGTACTCGGAAAACGTCGATGCCGGGGAGAACAGATCTTTCAGAGCGGAGGGGTACTGCTCCCATTCGCTGAGAGTGTATGATCCAGACGAGACCTTCGTGTTGGGAAACCGGTAGTTTGTCTGGTACTCTTCAAACACGGATTTCTCAATCGTTCGGCCGTTGTACGAAAGGCGGTTGAAGAGCGCCGCCCAGTGCCGAGGGTCGGACGTGTAGTAGTCTTTCGGGAGCTTCAAGTTGACGAGAATGTACATTCGGTCGGGATGACTTATAGCCGACGCCGCTACTTGTTCCCTGACCGTTTCGATACTATCATCTTCAAAAAATGAGACGTTATATCTCTCTTTTGAAGTTATGTTCACGAGCTCTCGTCGCTTCATCTTATTCATAAGACCGCAATTTTGTATTCAATTATATCGGAGAGTCTGTAATCTGCATTCCGCAGTAGGAGACTGGCGACCGAGCATAATTCACGGGACTGTATATTCCCACCCCAACGGCATCGTGCAGAATCTTCTTGAAGTTCGTCCAGAACTCGGGTGTGTGGCCTATCGTTGTCGTCATCAAGTGAGACAGTTCGTGTAAGATGACGAACATGACCGTATTTGTGTCCACCAGCTTGTACGGCTCGACCTTTTCGCGCATGCATACCACAATCTTCTCGCCCTTGTTCTCCGAGTAGGAGGTGGAGTCGGCGCGTATATCGTTCTCGCACATGTTCTCGGGATTGAACCGTTCCAGCAGAACCTTTGTCCGAGGATCGGCTGCAGACGCCGGGTCGTCTCGGTACTTCTGCATCAACTTATCGAGATTTCCTCTAATATCGGCCATCATCTCACATGCCGCCTGCTTGTCGGGAAGATCCTGAACCTTGTACACTTTCCCATCTTTCTGACTCTGTACCTCTTTGATAGACCCTACGCTTCGAGTCGACGCGTATGCGAGTGCGACACCAGCACCCAGTAAGGCGGCTGGCCACATTACTATTAAAAACGGATTGTTTTTGGTGAAGGTTATGTAGAGTGCCCAAGCAATGGAGTCTATTATTATAAAGTAGATTGCACTTGGGCGGTGCAGGTCGTTCACGGTACGGCGCCTTCGGGTAAAAACCGGCATAAAAAACGTGGCGAACGTTCTCTACAGCACCAAATCGAATCCTCTGACCACACTGGTGGTAGAGTTCACACGGTAGAGTTTTTCATTTTAAGCGTCCAGGCCGCGCTTGAACGGGTTCGGGGCAATGGTCGTGTTGAGGAACGGGCCGACCTTGGCCTGGGGGTTGGGCTGCTCGGAGCGGATGTCCCACGAGGCATTCCGGTTCGTCTGCGAGACGCCGGCGACCGCCGTGTTGGTGTGCGAGCCGGCCTCCAGGAAGTTCTGGCCCTTGAGGTCGCCGACCGCCGCCGGGTTCACGGCAGCCCACGAGGCGCCAATCGCGCCCTTAGGGAGCAGCTCGCCGGCCGTCAGCGTCGTCTCCGAGTACGTGGACTGGGAGGCCGGGTGGCGACCCTGAACATCCTCCGTGGGCTGGGCGTTTCCGCCCGCGGCGCTGACGGGCTGCCCGTAGGGGCCAGAGTCCGAGAGAGGGCCCTGCACGCCGAGGCTGTCGGAGAGCTTCTCCATGCCCTCGCCAACGGCCGCCTTCGCCGATGAATAATTGCTGAGCAGCCATGCAACCACTACAACGCCGCCGAGGGCAAGCAGGAGCTTCGTAGTCTGTCCCTTCATTTCTTTGATATGAAGTTGATAAAAAAATCGGCTCTTTCCGCTCGTTGTACAACGTCCGTGAGCGTTTATAAACTCTCGGCGGTTAAATCATTATTGAAAAACCACACAGAATGATCAAGATGGCGAACGACCCCCTTCAGTACTTCTCGTCCCCAGAGTTCCAAGCCTACTTTGAAAAAAACATACTGAGACCCATTCTTTCGAAGGTGTTTCAGTACTTGTATCCGTACATTGTAGCATTGACGCTTCTGTGGGTAATCATGTTTCTTTCGATCATCATTATCCTAGTCCTCCTCTTCCGAGCCAAAATCTAGTTTGTCGCCGCCAGAATAGCGGAACGACATCACGTACTTCTTGCCTAGGATCTCGAACTTCATGTCCGGCGGACACTCAATCTGCGTCGGCAGACAGAATTCCAGCAGCCCGTCCATCTCGTCTCCTCCAAAGCCGGACTGCCAGCTGTACTTCTTGCGGTCCACATCGCCAATGTGCGTTTGCAAATGGAGATCTAGCTTGTCGCTGATGATGTCCCAGGCTTCCTTACCGTCGTCTACCACCTCAAAGAAGAAGTGAGCGGCGTCGTTTAGGGTATGTCCGTCCTCATTGCTGACGGAGCCCCACATGAGACCAATGTAGCTGGTAATACCAGACTTAGTCGTGTGCTTTTGGCCATACATCTTGTTTTATGCCTTCTTCGTGTCTAGACTTTTCAAATCCGTTTTTCTAGGATAAAGCAGTTCCAGAAGTTCGTGGCGTCGGAAACTCCAAACTTTGGGAATGCCTTTCGCTTTCGCTTCCGCTTGTAGTTCCTTCAGCGTCTTTTTCTCCAAAATCATTTCAGCGGGGAACTTGTCCATGATTAGAATGCTGATGAGCTGAACACGAGTCTTCATGTAATAATGTTTAATTTTGGGAACGTGTGCCTTCGCGTGCGCCTTTAGCTCGGGCAGCTGCATCGTGTGGTAGTCCATGTTTGATGCTCTTTTTTTGATACGCCCGCTAATTCCGTTTTCGGTTTTTGGTTCTTAATAGTAATGGACACCGTGATTGTTTCCGTCGCGACACTCGTGTCGGTCGGCGCGAGTTTGTACATGTACGCCCTCACCAACATCCAAAAAATAAAGGCGGATTGGCCTTTGTACCGATGCAATCCGGCATATATGCCCATGGCCGGTCTCATCGGCGAAGATCCGTTCAAGAACTTCACCGACTGTACGATGAAGAACTTCCACGATTACACGGGCTTCGTCATGGATCCGGTCATGAGTCAGTTTTCCCAAATGACCGAGATCGTCAGTGGAATCAGTGGATCTATGGACTCTATGCGCACCATGATTGGCGATACTCGAAGCGGCTTTCTGGGGATTGTCGGGATGGTGTTCGGCAAGATCCAGAACTTGATGAGCCAGTTCCAGTACATCATTATCCGCATGCGGACACTCATGGCTCGCGTCATAGGCATCATGATGTCGTTCATGTACATCTTTTACGGCGGAATGGATACGGGGAAGTCCGTCATGAACGGTCCGGTCGGGCAAACGATGAACTTTTTGTGCTTTGATCCCGATACGATCCTCATATTGCAGAATCGGTCCAGGGTGCGGATGGAAAATGTGCCGCTGGGAGCAGTGCTGTCCGACGGAAGCGTGGTGAAATCGGTCTATTCGGTCGACGGAGCTGGCGTTCCTATGTATACATTGGACGGGGTTGTTGTGAGTGGAAGCCACAATGTGATATACAAGGGGCATCCCCTCAAGGTTCAGTACCATCCCGACGCCAAACGCACCGAAGGACGTCCCCGCTTATCCTGCCTGAACACCGACACCCACGAAATTCCGATTGGGAACAAGGTATACCTTGATTTTATCGAGACAACCGATCCCGCCGTGATGAGCATTCGTCGTAATCTCACGGAGTTGCACTATAACGGAACTATATCGAAGCACAACATTCTCACCATCCCCTGCTCAGCATACCCGACTGGCGTAAGTCCCGAAGTCAACGTGTCGCTTGCGAATGGACGTAGAGAACGTATCGAGGACGTGATTGTCGGGGACATTTTGGACACGGATGAGCGTGTGATTGGAGTGGTTGTTCACGAGGGGAACCATGTGTACTACGGGGAAATCGAGAAGGGCATCACTGCCCATCCTGGATGCTGGGTCTTTGAAGACGGGTACATCCGCAGCGTAGAATCGTTTCAGCGCGTGGCGAAACAAGTGGACACGATGAGGTTTTACAGTTTAATCACACAGAGCGGCAGTTTCCCCATCATTTCGAATTCCGGCAAGAGGTATTTAGTGCTGGGAGAACTGGAAATGACGCATCTGGTTTTTGAACGATTTAAAAATAGGACTATAACATCAGTAGGATGATTATTGTCTTAGCCGCAACGGTCGCATCTATGATTGCGATTATGGTCGCGCATGGAATGGGTTCGTGGGAGCACGTGAAAGCGAACTGGAACGATTACCGGTGCAATCCCATGTACATGCCTGTCGCCGGATTCGTTCGACCCGATGTGGACACCGGCGAAAACTTCGTCTTCTGTACGAACGCCATGGCCGCCGAATTTTATAAGATCATTCTCGATCAAGTTCAATCATATTTCGGAGTACTGACCGGTTCACTCGCAAGCATGCTTGCTCCGCTGGGTATGTTTCATAAAGTGGTCTCAAACATCCGCGGATTCATGCTCACGTTCGCGAAACTTACGCTTTCGAAGGTCGCTTCGTCGATGAGCGTCTTCCTCCACTACTTGAACAAGATCAGAGACGTACTCAAACGCTTCGTGTCCGAAGGGTACATTGGCGCATACTTGGCTCAGGTCATTGTGGATTTCGTGTGGTCGTTCGTGACACTCTTTATTTCTATCATCAAGACGTTCGTGTACATTCTCCTCGCAATCGCGGTGATTCTCGCGTTATTCAACCCCGTTCTGCTGGCGCTCGCAATCACGCTCGCAGCATTAATCGCTGCGTCCGGTTTTTAATCGCTCCTCATAGTAATAAATGAACAAAACTGCGCTCGTTCTGGCTTTTTTTGTGGCCGCGGTTCTCGCCGGAATCTTTGTCCGCTTCAACTTCCTGGGCGTTGTCCCGACGTCTAAGGAGAGCTTCATGCAGCAGCCGGCGGGCATGCCGCTCAATGCCGGCGGAATGGGCCCGTATGACCAGGTGAGCATCGGGGGCGGAATCGCCGGATGGGCGGCCAACGAGGCTGCGCCCATGCAGGCTGCCGGACTTCCTAGCCAGTCTCTCGACACGAACAAGCTCATGTTCCTCGTAGACAACCAGGTTGATACGGATTGCTGCCCGTCCACCATCAACACGGACAGTGGATGCGTGTGCCTCACCGACGAGAACCGTCGCCTCATGGCGTCCCGTGGCGGAAATCGGGCTTAAACAATTGTTTCGCATAAAATCTAAATGGACACCGCCACAATCTTCCAAGGGTTTGCCGATGATATTCGCAAGACGTTTCCCGACTTGGAGCCAGCAGTCAAACTTGAAGACGATGTAAAGAATATTGAGACGTTCTATTCGCACGCTCTCAAGATTCTCCAGAAGGACGAGACCTTTTTTACGGATGCTCCGCGCACGATTTTCGGAGTAGACCTCAGCAAGATGTGGCTGCGCACCGACCTTCCGAAAGACGAGTTTTGGAAACACGTTCAGATGTGCACAATCGCTTCTTTTCTCCACGGAGATTTGAAGGAGAAGATCGGGTCGATCATCGACATTTTCAAGTCGTATTGGCTTAAGACCGGAGCGCCGAACGACGAGGTGGACAAGATCTTGAACGATAAGGCGAGCGAGGACCATTTCAAGAAGATCCTGGAGTACATTTCCGAGACTCGGCTGGCCAAGATGTTCATGGACGTCATGGAAAGCCTGGACTTCTCGGAACTCGAACTGAATCTGGAGAATCCCGAGCAGATGATTGAGATGCTCAAGAATCCCGAAAACCCCACGATGAAGAAGGTTATGACCAAGATTCAGAACATTATCAAGAGCAAGATCGAGCGAGGCGAAATCACCCAGCAGAAGATCCTCGAAGAAGTTGAGGCGATCAAGGCCAAGGTCACGTCAGTGTTCGGGAACATTTTCAACGAGGCACTTGGGGGAACTCGGGGAGACACTGCGCCGACCGTTCTTTTGGGGAACTCTCCAGAGGCGAGGCGACAGAGAATGTTGGCTCGGCTACAGAAGAAACAGCGCGAGAAAACCTCACGGTAGAAATAAGATGACCGAACAAATCTGGTTCAGGGATCCAGCGATTCTCTTTGCTCCGACTACATGGAGCCAGTTTGTCCCCACGAAGTCTATGACGACACGCCAGGCTCTGAATGCGGTGGTGCGGTTTTCCGTCTACTTTTCGGTGATACTCTTTCTGGCGACCGGGGTGAGCGCATACCTTCTCGCCGTTCCCGCGGTGATGGCCGCCTCGGTTGCCCTGTACACCCTCTTCCCCAACGGACGAGTACTTGAAGCATTCAAATCCGCCGTCAGCGGGAAAGTGTATACGATGCCCACGCAGGCGAACCCCTTCATGAACCCCCTGCTCACCGAGATTCTCGACAACCCCGATCGCGCGGACGCTGCGCCGGTCGGGCGCAAGGATGTGAAGGCCAAAATCACCGAGTCGTTCGCGAAGACGACGGACATGTACATGGACACGAGCGACTTATTCGACCAGACGAAGGCCATGATGAATTTCAAGACCCTCCAGTCAGCCACTATCCCGAACGACCAGGACGGGTTCCTGAAGTGGTTGGCGAAGGGAGTTGACCAGCCCGACTACTCTGCTGCGCCCCTCGCTCGTCGCGCCAAAATCGAGAATGAGGGCTACGTCGTTGCGCGCGGATCAATGGAGGGACTTGCGTCCACGACGAGTAAGCCGGCGGGAACGACCCCGCTTCGTGCGCCTCTTCCCGCCCGACCCTCCAAATAACTTCTTCTTGAGATCGGCCTTTGACTGCTGGCCGTCCGTAGACTTGATCTTCCTTCCGTCCTTGTATACTTCAAAGTGGGGGAATCCGGTTATTCCCAGTTCGGACGGAACCTTCGCGCTCTCAATCTTACAGAACTCCATCCGGGGAACGTCCTTTTCCAGTTCTCCCCATGGCGCGTGCATAGGAATACAGTGCGGGCACGTTTCCATGTAGAAAAATACGGCTGCCGGTTTTCCCGATTTCATTACTTTCTTGAGTTCGCCTCCGTCCAGTTCCCTCATTTAATTCTTAGGACACAACAAAATGGACAAGCACTGGTCGGGATACTTGAACGCGGTGAGCGGAATGTCTGCTCCTCAGACGTCTATGCCCATGCCGGCACCGTACCCGTCTACCGATACGTCGACCGGAACGTCCGGATTCCTCGACCTTCTCGTGAAGCGGCCGGACGTACAGAAACGGTACGATGCGATGGAGGGTTCGTGGGAAGGAGTCAACGCCTCAGAGGCCGCTATTTCGTCCGGGGTGTTCAAGGCCGAGTCTATGCCCGTGCAGACGCAAAATATCCCGGCTCAGAATAAGAAATGAGCGGGGAAATCGTACATCTCATGCTGACCTTGCGCAATCAGGTGAAAGTGTACCATTGGGACACTATGCAGTTCGCACGCCATAAATCTACCGATGAACTGGTCGGAAAACTCGACGAGTCCATCGACAAATTCGTGGAAGTGTATATTGGAAAGTACGGTCGGCCAAAGTATACCCAGCGTTCGGGTCTGATTCGCGTACGCAACTTCAACGATTCCGAAGCGCCGAAGCTTCTGCAAGAGGCGATTGATTGGTTAACGACCCGCCTCCCGCTGCTACTCAGCAAACAGGATACCGACCTGCTGAATATTCGTGATGAGATTGTGGGAGACTTGAACCAGACGCTGTATTTATTTACGCTTAAGTGAGCGGCGTTTACGGCCGCCCGTCTTCTCCTGCAGGATAGCGTCGTCCGTATTTAACTTGCTACCAATTAACGGACCAAACGAAGCATCGGGCGGTGGCCACGTAGCGGAATCTCCGCCTCCGCGCTTAATGCTCCTACGGCGAGTCTTACGGCTCACTTTACGAGAACGCTTCGACGATTTCTTCGCGACCATTTCTTATATTCTTACAAAGACAATGTGGCTCTGGCTTATTTTGGTCGTGGCTGTCCTGCTTATCCTTTTTTATTCTGGACCGTCTCGGCGAGAAAACATGAGCAACGAGAAGCTGCTGTCTACTCTGAAAACATTCGGAGAGCAGGGAACGAAAGATCCGAGTCTTTCGAAAGATGTCCCGATTATGGGCCCGCTCGCTCCTGTCGTAGATCCCGCAGATTCCTTGAAGGCGGCGTCTAAAACGTCGGGGACAAAGGGCGCGGCATACCCCAAAGTATTTGGTCCCGACGTAGCGTTGACTCCGGGTCAGGCGGCAGGTCAGGCAGCAGGTCAGGCGGCAGGTAAAGCGGCAGCAGTCTCTGCCCAAACTCCGCGTTCGGGATACACATTATCGGACGTTCCGTCGAAAGACCCCAACTTCGAGTTCAACCCCGATCTGAAAAAGGCCTTTCCTTACAGCGGACCGCCGCAACCCTTTTTAACCGATTTCTCTAAGATACAACATTAAAGGAGGATGTTTGGACTTCAAAATTTTGCCGGGAGCTGTTGGGTGAATGCGTGTTTGCAAGCCGTCTTTCGTATACCAGAAGTACAGGCGCGCTACAACGAGAAAGAACACGACCCCGCGAATAAAGTGGATACGTGTCTACAAGTCATCTGGGAAAGCAAGGGGCGAGACGGTCTCCAGGAATTCTTTGAGTCTGTGCGCACCGAAGCCATGCCCGCCGGACGCAATATCGGAGACAGCCACGAGCTCCTGGTGTATTTGTGCGATAAACTGCCGTTCCTCGACAAACTCTGTCGATTCAAGACCGCCGACTCGATTCAGTGCGATTCGTGCCCCCAAAGGGAGATTCGGCAAGACACGGTTATGGAATACTCGCTCACCTCGTTCGGGAAACGCGTGCCTATTTCCGACTGTATTATGAGCACGGTTGTTCCGTACCGCGTTCCCGACTGGGTGTGTGATAAGTGCAAGAATTCTGGATGCACGAAGCAGCAGCTGATCGGCACGTTCCCCCAAGTGATGATTTTCCACATGATTTCCACGGACGCGTCTGTAGACTACTCCTCCATTCTGAGCTTGAATAAAAACAAGTATGCGCTGCTGTCCGTGAGTTGTTATAACGGTGCTCATTGGTGGGGATACGGCCGAAACATGCCCCCCGGCTCATCCTGGTACACTCTCGACGATACGTCTGTCGTAGAACACGGCCCACGAGAATTTCCGATTTCGGGAAAGATGCGCCTGCTGATTTATTATCGCCTTGAGAATTAATGGGAAGTGTACAACCCGCTGCTCCTACAGTACCTGCACCTGTATCCGCACCTGCGTCTACCTCGACTGGCGTGATTGACGCGCGCGGAATGTTGATTATTGCGGGCGTAGTGCTCGTTCTGCTGGTTGTTATCACGCTGGTGTCTACGGGGAGTCTTCTGGCGACGCTGGTCGTTATCGCCATCCTTGTTGGCGTTGTTCTCATCCTGAACAAGTTGGGGTACCTCCACATCGATTTACAAAAGGGCACGTTGTCGGTCGAATTTCACGAAATAACTCCGGCAGCTCCCGCTCCATCCGATAAGACGTCCGGATCGGCGCCGATGCCGATCGAGCAGAAGGAGGTGTTCCATATTGGAAATAACGACTACACGTACGAGGACGCTCCGGCAGTGTGCGCGGCGTACGGAGCCGAGATCGCGACCTACGACCAAGTGAACCAGGCCTACACGCTCGGCGCAGAATGGTGCTCGTACGGGTGGTCGCAGGGCGCGATGGCTCTCTACCCCACGCAGGAGAAGACGTGGCTCGCGCTACAGGCCGAGCCCACGAAGAAGACGAACTGCGGTCGCCCGGGCGTGAACGGCGGATACTTTGACCCGGCCACGAAGTTCGGAGTCAATTGCTATGGTATCAAGCCCCAGGACTCCGGAACGACGTTCCCCCAGCCTCCTCCGGGATCGGATAACGCCTCGTTTACCCAGGCCGTCCAGAAATTCAAATCTATGCTGAACAGCATTCCCGTGAACCCCTTCAATCGCGCCGCTTGGTCGGAGTGGAATCTATCTGCGCATACATAATAAATGAGCTCCGTCAGCGACCACATTCTTGATAGCCCACTGAACCGGAAAGTATATGTCCCAGGAGAAGACGAGATTACCTCGGCCCCTGTGACGTACCCGAAAAACGCCGCCGAAACCGACCAGACGCATCGCCGGATGGATTGGCTGCACCACAGACCCCAAGACCACGCGATATTCCCGATCGCGACCCAAGCTGTAAAAATAGAAAAGAAAAAGCCGTAAGATTAACAAAGATGATTGAGCTTGCTCTCCTTCTAGGACTCGGAGCGGTAGGCTACATGCTCGCAGTCCAGCCGAACCCCCAGGAAGCAGCTGCTGCTACGGAAAACTTCAGCCTTTCCGCCCGCCCGACGCGCGACATCAACGACCAAGTTGTCCCCGATCTGTCGAATAAGGGACACAACAATGAAGTTCCCTTTTTTGGTGCTTCGGTGACTCAGAGCACGTATTCCGGCGCCACCGAGGGAATTATGGACAATCACACGGGGGCGGGCAAGGAGTACTTCCAGAAGAAGGAGGTCCGGTCGTTCTTTGACGCGAAGCCGGCAACGGGCAACCCTTTCGGGAACCAGGACGAGAGCGATTTCTACCAGTCGCGCATGGTGACCGGCCAGAACATGAAGAATGTGTTCCCGGTAGAGCAGGTCCAGGTCGGTCCGGGCGGAAACGACGGGTACACGAATCTGCCGAAGGGGGGCTTCCAGCAGGACCAGTTCCGAGAGTACGCCATTCCCAAGACGACGGACGAGCTGCGCATCGCCACGAAGCCCAAGCTGTCCTACGAGCCCCCGGTCATTCCGGGCGCAAGCACCGTGACCGTCCCCGGAGTCCAGGCCGACGTGAACAAGAACCGCCCCGACCGGTTCGCCGTGCTGGGCATGAATCGCGTGAACACGGCCGTGGGCGCGCAGGTCGCGCAGGCGCACTACCCCGAGCAGGTCATGAAGACGCAGGCGCGCGAGTCGACGTCCCACCAGTACTACGGCGGCAGCAACAACGTGGCCAGCGTGGTGGCCTCGTACGTGCGCGCATTCACGGAACCGTACCAGGAGTTCATGAAGCTCACGGCCGAGGGTCGCCCAGGTCCGGCCGGCGTCCAGGGCAGCGGAACGCCGCTGGGAGCGGACATGTACTCTGTGCAGACCGCGAAGGACGAGTCCGTCCTGTCGGACGCCACGCGCTTCAACTCCGGAATGGTGAGCATGAACGCGGCCGGCGAGCACCTGGGGTCGTACACGTACAACGCCCCGCTCAAGCAGGACGTGTACACGGAGCGCAACGGCTCCGAGATTCTCACGGCCTTCAATAACAACCCGTATTCACAGAGACTGGACGCTATTTAATAATGGACATCATTCGCGAGCACCTCATCTACAAAGACGTGCCGATCCGGATCGAGATGGACGCCCTGAAACACCAAGATCAGTACGAAGTCATACGTCTTCTTCTCGCGTGTCGCGACTCAAAAGAAGACGTGTGTGTTTCCACGTCTGATAAAACGAACATGTATATTTTGGAGCTTCTCAAAGAGCTGGGAATCAAGACCGTCGCGGCCGGCGCACCGTGACCCTGCGGCGCCGTCCTCCTCCTGGAGTCGGAGCTGCTGCTGGAGCTGAAGCTCCTGCTGGTGCTGGTGCTGGTGCTGGTGCTGGTGCTGGTGCTGGTGCTGGTGCTGGTGCTGGTGCTGGTGCTGCTGCTGGTGCTGGTGCTGGTGCTGGTGCTGGTGCTGGTGCTGGTGCTGATGACTGATTAGCCCTCTCTGTCTTCTCTTTTACTGCGGCGTTTACCTTTTCTTGGGCAGTATCTCGTTGTTTTTTCCAGTCAGAGACACCCTGTGATGATGGTTTTCTGGATATTAAATTCTTAAACTTATCAACTAGTTTTTGCTGTTCACGAATATAATCATCTAGTGCGGCATCATTCATACTCTTGTAATCCCTCCTCCCTTCCTTCCCTTTTTGGTTGTCCTGGGGTTTCGGAGGTTCGAGAAGGGTTTCGACCTTTTTCTCGTACTCCTCGAGCTTCGCCAGATCGCGCTTGTAATCGTCGTCCGCCTGCTTGTCCCGCCCAACAACGCACTGACTCACAGCCTTCGTATCCCACTTGAACGCGTCAATCGCCCCTCCGACTTTGACGTCCACCTTTCCAATATTTGCGCGCTTATTCTCGAGAGACGCGATCTTGAACATCAAGGCCCCAACTTTCGAATCCACCTGGCTCGATAGGCGCTGAGCCTCGGCCAAAATCGAATCGGCACCCAAAAACTTGGTTTGCAATAACCTGATTTGCGTCTCGACCAGCGCTTTTGCTAGCCGCTTCGATTTCGCCACATCCTTTTCTCCAGGTTCCGGTTCAGGTTCTCGTGCTGGTGCTGGTGCTGGTGTTGGTGCTGGTGCTGGTGCTGGTGCTGGTGCTGGTGCTGGTGCTGGTGTTGGTGCTGGTGATGGTGATGGTGATGGTGATGGTGATGGTGCTGGTGCTGGTGCTGGTGCTGGTGCTGGTGCTGGTGCTGGTGCTGGTGCTTTTAGAATTGTATTCGCATGCTCTAAGTCAGAACTGAAGTCTCGATGATCCCCTCCTTTCTTCAGTTTCCAGTGTTCATTATCTAGATTACAGAATATATAGTAATCCGGATTATCCTTTGGATTATTTATCATTCGGGTAGGGTTAGTGGATTGATGCTGAACCACAAGTACAGGAAACCCAAATAAGCGGGCGATGACTTCTAAATCAGTATCTGTACCCCACTCTCCATCTTTAGCGATTTGTCTGGAATATTCGGAAAACGTTACTGGTTTATCTTGGATATTAGTCAGTTGTTTCGGAATGTTTAGTCCGACTCTCAGATCTTCATTATCTGCCGCAGCAGCATACGCCCTAGAAACTAATGCTCGTATTTCCTTTGATTTAGGTGTGACTTCTGTTTCATAATACGGATGCTCATCTCGGTCAATTGGAGCATAAATTTGGGAAATTGAATCAAATAAACAGTTTCCCGCACCGGAATTTTCAAAAAATAAATTCGAATCATTACAGTTCTCTGTTCTTGCCTCTTTCTTCTGTTCTGATGCTGGTGCTGGTGCTGGTGCTGGTGCTGGTGCTGACTTTTGAAGGATTTGCAATAACTGAAAAATACTGGTAGAATTTTTGTTGTCGTTTAAATTACGATCAGGATGACATAAAAGAATAATTTTTTTTAAATGAATGGGTTCTTCTACAACCTGAGCTCCTTCAGGATCACCTAGTTTTTTTTTCGTATTTATCATACCATTGTTCAGACCAAGAGCTGTTGCAATTTTTGACGGGTCATTCACCCTCAACAATCCAGCTTTTAAGATATAGTTGTACAAATCGGGATAAATACCTTTACAACTCTTCTCTACTTCGCCAGACTGACGTGCCCCTCCACGTATTTTTCTAATAAGCTCTTCAAGCTCCATGATAAGGTCGTCATATTCCGCCTTATTATATTTTCCAGACATGCGTACGAGCTTCCTCAAATTGTCGAGTGTGGGAGATGCATCGATATCTCTACCCAACTCTTCGAACAGTTTAATCAGCGTTTCTTTCGGCATTCCCGCAAACGCACTTGTAAACGTTCCGCTGCGTTTCGTGGGGTCGACTCCAATTTGGGCAGTCGTGTATGCTTGAACACGCTCATCGACCAATGTCTCGGCTTGGCCAACAAGGCTGTCGGCATCTCCGACCAACTTGCATCGGGCATCAATTTCCTTCTTCAATTTCTCTTTCAGTTCATTTGCTGCGTCGATGGAGATCTGGAGGCATCCGTGCTTCGATGAAATCTTGCGTTCCTTCCGCTTCTCATCCAAGCATTTCCGCTGCTGCTTCACGTACTCCCGGATTTTCGTCATAAGGTCTTTCAGTGCCTTCGTTACTTCTGTATTATCAGGTACGTTAGTAGATTGGTTCTTGATTGCTAAATCATACACCATTTTTGCCCGGTCGACGTCCGCCTTCTTGATGTGTGCACTATCACACTCATTGTTTGCCTTCTCTTCCTGGGTCTCATGGGCGGATTTTAAGTCTTCAAGATCCTCCCTTTTTTCTACGAGCGTCGCCTCGATTTCCCGCATCGTAGCTTCGGCGGGCGTGTCGCCGGCATACGCCGCACTCTCAATATCACGCGTAGCCTTTACGAACGTATCCAACGCTTCATCGACTGCTTCATACCTAGCCTTCGCCGCACTTGGCGGTAAGTCTCGGAATTCACGAGTCGCCTTTGAGAGTGTAATCAAGAGTTCGTCTGCGATATCGAACTTTGAGTCCGAATCCATGTAGGCACGAGCTGTCGCATCCTTAAGTGCATATGATGCAATCGTTTTAGCCAAATACTTATCATCTAAGTCTGAGCCTTCAGTATGTCTGGTTTTTGCGGAGTCCATGGCTCGAGATAATGCCGTCAGCGCACTTTCATATGCTGCCGACCCCTGTATCTTTTTGCGGTCCGATGCGCTCGGAATATTATACTTTGTATTTGTGTTCATCCAGAGCTCAATAATAGAATCGGACAATTCGGTATACGTCTCAACGATGGCCGGCATACTCTGTGCGCACGACGTCTCGCGCGAAATATCCTCGCGCAGATCCTGCGTTTTCTGCAGGATCTTCCGCGAATCCGCCAGCTTTCGCGAGAGCGCCGACAGAACCTCGTTCGCCTTCTGCGAACTCACCCGCTCGCCACTCAGTTCATCAACCTTTGTCTGCGCCTCTAGCACTTTTTCTTTCGCCGCAGCTATTGCCTCATTGTCTCGTTCAAGTTCGGCTTTACGCAGGGCGTCCTGTGCCCTCGCCAAAACTGATTTGGCCTTGTCCAGCTCCGTTCCCACCTCGCTCTCGGGGTCGTAGAACATAACCTCCTCGGGCGTGTACCATTCCGTCTGCTTCGTGCTCGGATCCTTGCCGCACGAGATTTTCAGCTTCAGGTTCTCGGCCGCCGTGGGGTCGATTCCCCGCACGATGCCCACGTCTCCGTACGCCGATTTCCCCAGGCACTTGCGTCCCTTGGCGCTCTCCATGACCCGCACGAACGAGCCAACGTTCACCTGGCCGCCGAAGACCGGAGTTCCCCCGCTCTCATCGATCTCCGCCATTTCCAGATCTTCGGGCTCGTACCAGTCCCCAGTTCCCTCCTCGGGGTCTAGCCCATTGCAGATGACGTACACCTGCAGATTGTCGGGCGAGTCCTTCTGGATCTCGCCGACGGTGCCCGTGTCGCCGAACGTCGCGCGCCCCAGCGGCTTGCTCTTCAGCTGCTCCCTGCGCGCCTCGCGAATCTTGACCTTCACATCCAGCGCCGCGAGACCGCCAAAAATAGGAACGCCGGTTCGGGGAACTTTCGAGGCGGGAACGGGTTCGAGCTCCTCCTCCTTAAACACGACCTCGCGGTTCACGTTCGAGTACTTTGTGTCCGCCTTCCCGAAACATTTCACACGAACGACCCGCTTCGTCTTATCTGAAATATCTATATCGACCGCAATAACCTTGCCTATGTTCTCAAAGTTCGTGTCGTTGAGCAGCGAAGGTTTGTTCAAGACCGGGGTCTTGCCGTCCTCCTTCATGCGCAATCGCACGGACGACCCCAACTTAATAAGACCATGTCCCAGCCCGATCGCGCGCTCGGCTTTCGGGGGGCTCACGAACTGGAGAACGTCCTTGTCGTAAATCTGGTCCTCTACTTTCATGTTCGTGTTGCTCACCGGATTCGCGCGCACGAGAAACTGTTTGGTGTCCAAGAACACGCGCAGAACAGTTCCGGTCGAATTGTAGTACGGACTCGCAAGTGCCTGCCTACTTCCCGACTTCTCGGACGATTTGAGCTGGACGATCGCGCCTTCCGTAGCATACCCGCCCATAATCTGGAGGCCGGTCGCGCGCGGCCCTCCAAACACGACCTCCAAGTCGTCGGCGTCCACCGTCATAGTATCCGTCCGCAAGCCGTTCTTGCGAACACACTTCACGGTGACTAATCGAGTATCCTTCCGCAGGGATGTCACGACGCCCGGCTCGGTATTCGACGTTTTCACCAGGCAGGTCTCCTTGAGTTTGTCGACGCTCGGTCCAGCCACGCGCACTTGTGTTCCGACGTGAATGATCGAGCCGTTTTTGAGAACGATGCCGTGTTCGTCGTCGTCTCTGAACAGTCGACTTAGGCCAACGCCCACCCCACCAAGAATTGTTGTTGCTAACATGGCCGCCGGTAAAGCCAGCGACATCTTCTCCTTGTCTTTGAGTAGAGATGTTTCATTTAGTGAAAGACAACGTATCGACCATCGAGAACAATCTCATATGGGCACGAACGGTTCGAGACTCGATTTTTTCATGGTGGTTTAACGCCATACTGCTGGTTGCCGTCGTCGGATCGTTCGCATACTTTCTCTGGGCAAGCCATGGAACCGCAGTTCCGGAAGAGCTTCAGAAAATTCCGTTCACGCCAACTACATGGCAGAACGCGGCGAGAAATGTTCCGATTATAGATTATGGACAGACTCCTCAAGTTGAAACTAGCGATGGTTTATCGCGACCTTCCTGTGGACATGGCGCGGCAGATTTTTGACGAGCTCAAGGAACAGAAAAAGGTTCCGGATCACACGAAACCGGCTGCTCCAGCGAAGCCTAAATTAAGAATCCGTACCAAGGGTAAATGAGCGCTGCTCAATTCACAAACAGAGTTCGGACGACATCAGAAGCTAGAGTCGTGAAGGCTCAGTATCCGCAAAACGTGAGTGAAACGTACAACCCGCTGTTCTCGTCCATCGCATGTAATCCCATATTTTCTATTCTGCACTACCAATTCAAGAACGCGTGTGCGACACCGGCCACCGCGAACATTATTTGTGGCCCCGTCATTTATTACGGGGGAACTTCGACCACCATGTACCTTCCATACTTGAATGGCGGTACGGCGGTGAATCCTAATACAGTAATTTACTACGGAGGAAATTCTGGAGAGTAATCAATGCAGCAGGACGTCCGGTTTCAGCTGCGGAGTGATACGACAACAAACTGGTTGAACTCGCAAGTATCGCTCCTTCAAGGCGAACCTGCGTACGCAACGGATACGGGCATATTGAAGGTAGGAAACGCGAATGGCGCTACATGGTCGCAGCTTCCTAGTATCGGCATTACCGGTCCAATGGGTCTTACCGTTTACGGAGGACCAACGGGCGCAACAGGGTATACTGGATACACTGGGCCTCAAGGACCAACCGGATGCACGGGATATCCTGGCCCACAGGGATTAGGGTACGGTAACTTTAACAGTATTAGTCAAATCAGTCCGCGCAAAGGTCTGGTAACATTCACGACGAATGTGGCTATCACGGACACGGCATTTAGTCTTGGGCAGCGCGTACGTTTAACCGATGTCATAAATCTCCCAAATTACATGGAAGGAATTATAGTATCTTACACGATCTCCCCGTACAGCATAACCGTGAATGTAGATAGTTTCTCTGGAACGTTCAATGCGAATAACCAATGGTTTATTTCGGCGGCCGGACAGTCCGGATACCAAGGATCGGATGGAAATACTGGCGCAACAGGAGCGACCGGTGCTAAAGGTGATAATGGCGCAACTGGAGCCACTGGAGCTCCCGGACTCACAGTATACAACGGCGCAACGGGTCCAAGAGGATACACTGGACTTACTGGAGCGACCGGGTATACTGGCTACACTGGCTACACTGGCTACACTGGGTACACTGGGTACACTGGAGTCACGGGGTACACCGGATACACCGGATACACCGGGCGCACTGGATACACCGGATTCACCGGATACACTGGCTACACCGGGTACACAGGGTACACAGGCTACACTGGATACACCGGGTACACTGGCTACACCGGAGTCACTGGGTACACCGGATTCACTGGCTACACCGGTTTCACAGGATACACCGGGTACACTGGTGCGACGCCAACCACCGTGAATGCTTTTGGCGTTACAGGCACAAGCCTCACAGTGACGTCCGCAAGTGCGGGAACGTACTACTACATCATGAACTCGGGATTCAATTCGCTGGGTTTACCGTCACCGTCTCCGACCATAGCGGGAACATTCTGGACGTTCCGCAACGCGACTGGGACGTATTTGAGCGTTGGACTCAGTGGTGCAGCCGGGTATGTCACGAGCCCGCTGGCTTTATCGCCGAACACCAATACCACCATCGTGACGACCGTGGCTAATACAAACGGGATGTCTGGTTCGGGCTATATTTTGTTCTAATTTCGTCAAATAAGACAATGGCCACCGTCACGTGCGTCGCAGCGTCGCGCAATAATACATGGACATATTCGCCGCAATGTATTTCCGGCCTTTGCCTGTGGCTGGACGCGGCCGACCCAGCCACGGTCACCGGAACAACCTCTGTGACTGCGTGGAAAGATAAGTCTGGAACTGGGAATCACATGTCTTTAACTGCAGGAACTGTATCGTACGCATCAAACACCATCACAGTTCCAAGCGGAGGAATCATGACCTCGGCAAATTCTACGGTAATGACTGGGGGTCAGTCGGTTGTATTTATAGTATGCCAACCGACTTCTATTAACTCCACCTCGTTTGGGTATGCGTTTGCTTGTCCGAATATTTTACAAGGGGACTATTCTATAAGATTCTCTACTTTAACAAACTTGTATGACGCAAATTCAAATGATATCGGAAAGTCACCAGGACAATATTACGTGAATGGAACGTTAGGAGTTCCAGATACTTCGAGTACAATTAGTATTCCGGCGACTCCCAATATTATTTACGGTCTTTTCAGTTCATCAGGAACTTCAACATTTGCGCTATCAACTTCATTTAACGCAAGGTATTTTATAGGAAACATCTATGAAGTGATTGTGTACACTGGTCCTATTGCCGATTCCCAGCGCCAGCAGGTGGAGGGGTATTTGGCCAATAAATGGGGGAAAAAAGCCAACCTTCCTCCGACCCACCCGTATTATGCCCCGAACAGCATCCCATTGAACCGTGCGTTTTACCCCACAGACATCGGCGGCCTTCAGCTGTGGCTCGATGGGGCTGATAGGAGCAGCATGACCTTCAATTCGGGAAACAGCGTATCGTCGTGGAACGACAAGTCGGGGAACGGCCTGAACATGTCGACCGCTTCGAATTTTCCGACGTATACGGCCACCGGAGTTCAGTTTAACGGAGCCACGCCCAACGTTCTTTCAAACGCTACAGGCTACACGCCCACAACCGCGCTCACCTGCTTTGTTGTCTACCAGTCAACGCTTGGAAACGCTCGGCAGCGATACTTCAAGTGCGCAAAAAACGGGAACTTTAACAACTGGGCGGGAGACACGACCTACATAACGGCCGGAACGACCTCTCTGTCTAACTACCAGACGCTCACATATAGTGCGAATACAACCTACCTAATATCCGGAGTCGCGTACTCGGCATCGTCCATATCCTGGGCGACGAACGGAACGGAATCGCTCTCGTGGACAAGTACGGCGGTGGGCACATCCTATCAAGGTTCCACAGAACTCACAGTTGGAGGAGCTTCAACTGTATATTTTACGGGATACGTTATGGAAGTTCTCATGTACGACGCGTACTTCACGGAAAATCAGCGTAAGCAGGTGGAGTCCTACTTGGCGTGGAAGTGGGGGGTGAACACAAATTTGCCGACAGCGCACCCGGGGAAACTCCTGCCCGCGTTTGGGAGTATATTCACGCCCAGATCTGTTCCAGGTATATCGCTGTGGCTGGATGCTTTTGATGCTTCAACTGTGACCGGAACGACGAGCGTGACGAACATCGCTGATAAGTCGGGCAACAATGTCGTTCTTTCGTCGGCGACCGGATTCAGCTATCCGAACAACACGTTCAATGGGGGCAATTACCCTTCGTTCTACAATCCTATTTCCGCTCAGTCGGGAACGGGATCGGATTACACGCTGGGAATAAACAGCACGTTCCCCCAAACAGCGCCCTTCACGTTGTTTTTCGTTGCGCAATATATGGCAGCCACAGATTTTCCATCCTACATTATGGACCTTTCTGGTATATCAACGGGCGACCGTCAGTATGTAACGGGGTCACAAATTTTAACATACTTTGGGCTTGCGTCCACCCGTGTTCTCGCAAGCCCGTGTGTGGTGTCTATGAACTGGATTACCGGAACATCCCAAGTGTATGTGAATGGCGGCTTCAACTATTCGGGTACTTATACCCCGGGTTCGACAAAAGGTATAATAATAGGAAACAGCTACAATAAGGGCTATTCTTGGGCGGGTCATTTTTGCGAATTTGTTTGGTACAGCGGAACACTGACGACCATCCAGCGCCAGCAGATCGAAGGATATCTTGCCTGGAAGTGGGGTCTGCAAAGACAGTTGCCGACTACGCACGCCTACGCGAAGTTCAGTCCGTAATGCCCCGACTTCATACAGCTGCCGCCAGCTTCTGAACGATCTTGTGGATGGAGAGTGCCGAAACCCCAGACGCGTCGGACACGATTTTCATGTGTGTTTTTGATTTCAGACCCATAACGTGCGCAACCACCCCAGCCACAATGGTCTTGGGTGTATGCTCAAACTCGTCCTCGGATTTCGTCGAGATGTCCAGCAAGCGTTCCATAATACTGTCCCGCTGCTCGTCGTTCAGAGAGAGCGAAGCACACAGCCTCTCGGCAATACCGATTTCCGTCTGGAGCACCGTATTATCCGTAGCCGAGAAGTGCGTGATGGCTTTGCATAGCGACCGGATATTCACGAGAAACATCTTCGCGATCTCTTCGTGGCTGCGGGGCGCTCCGTTATTCCGGCACGCCACAAACACCGCGCCGCCCATCATCGCGCGCCGCGTCTCGCCCCTCACTTTCTGGGCGTCTTCCAGTTTCTTGTACAGCCCGCACGCGTCCATAACAATGGCTTTCGGCAGGCCTGCGTGCGAGCACGACAGCTGGATCGCGTCGAAGATCGACATCCACGATCGTTGGGAGTTGGAGGAGAGAGACCACGAGGAAAGCCTCTGGATAGACTTCAAGTTTGTGTCTTTGGACGTTATGCCCCTGAACGACATAATTGATCCGTAGGATGATTCAGGGAGAAGGTCTGACGTCGTGAATCCAGTTCGGCACTGGTCACCACCCTTTCCTTGATCATAATTCCGCCACTCGGCGCCTTCATCGATGACTGTTCCTATAACCGTTCCGCACACTGTGCATACATGCTCGCCTTCGTCCACTGTTAGTACGTGTTTACAATCCATTCTTAGTGTGTTTGGGCACTATCGTTTTTCTTATTCGTTTTACGCGACGAGAAGAGAACTTTCATGATCGACCAGTTCTCCGGGATCAGGCGCACGAAGTATTTGTGGACGTGGGCATGGTACAAATACTTGATCTTCTCGTTCAACTCTTCCAGGAAAATGAACATCGCAAACGCGAAAAAGAGGCTGGAAATGTACGTATCGATCAAAACATCCAGCGTTTTATGGATCGGGAAGATGGGCGCGTAGTCCCGGATAATGTACGTGACCCAGAACGCCACCGACCCGATCAGCCCCAATTCCAAGACGATATCTCCCAACTGATACATCAAATTCTCGCTCTTCCATGTCGCGTCGCAGTCGTCGAACAGATGAAACAGCAGACTGGAGAGAAGAGCTCCCACCGACGTATAAAATGCCGCCAGGATCGTGATATTCAATGTGCCGCCAACGTATTCCATTATCTATTCTGCGACATAAAAGACGGATCATACACGTGGGGGCGGTAGTTCGTAGCGAGCATCTGGCGGGGCCCGTCGCGGGTCTTCACTGGCTTGAGCCACGAGATGAACAGGTACTTTTGGTCTACGACCCACACCCAGTACCCCGCCTTCGAGAACTCCCCCACCAAATGATCGACCGCCTCCTTCAATGAGAACAGGGGGTATCCGAACACATACGTCGGAACTTCGTAGACGATATACGGAGCGTTCGAGTTGTGCGCCGAATGCGTGCGGATCTTCGCTTGGATTTGTATGATAATCGGCCCCATCGCGGCCATCCGGTTCGATCGTCGTTCCTCTTGTTCGTCCCATACGTCACGCGCACGCAACATCTCTGCTTACTCTTACTACAAGAATGTCCGCCCCATTCCGCATACTCGGGCTCGGGGGAGGGGGAATGAAGGGTATTTTGTTCGTCGGAGCTCTGTTGGAACTGTCCAAGACGCAAGACCTCGTGTTCCCCGACGGAGTGTATGGCGTATCGGTCGGCTCGATCGTCGGGGCATACATAGCGTTCGGACTTCCCCTCGACGCGGAGTCCCTCAACGAAGCGTTCCAAATTTCGAAGTTTGTTCCCGACGTTGATTTTGAACAACTTCCCCAATCCTTATCTCTCAAAGGCATCTTTTCAATGGACGCGTTTGAAAAATCGTTGATTGATTTATTTTTGTCGAAGGGGCTGGACATCCGCACCAAGAATATCGGGGACGCAGCGATGCCGCTGTACATCGCGTCCTCGAATCTCACAAAGGGCAAGCCCACGATCTTCTCCAAAGATGTTCCGCTGCTCGACGCTCTGAAATGTTCATGCTGTATCCCCGGCGTGTTTCGACCCCAAATCATGTACGGGCAAGTGTTTGTGGACGGAGACCTGTTTGTTCCCTCGATCGACTACTTTATTCCCAACACGGAACGGGCGCTGTGCCTTTCCCTGAAACTTCGAATGATCGACAACAATTTCGCCCCGGACAAAATTGAAGACATGTCGCCTCTGACCTACATACATGACGTGTACACTCTCGTGACTCTCAATTTCTTTCGCCAGGTCAGGAAACCGTGTACCTTGTCGCTCGCGTACCCCGGCCTGCGCAGCTTCTCGAATATCTCGGACTTTAGCATCCCAAAACTCCTGGAGAAGTCGGGGGACGATCTACGCCGCTTTCTCAGCGCCAAGAGCATCCTTCAAGAATCCACGAAGATTGTTGACTGAGGGAGACCCCTTCATCTCGAACAATTTGTCTTTTGTTTCGATCTTGAATGTGGGGTACGCGACAATCTTGTACAGCGCGGCCTTCCCGCGATTCGAGTCCGCATTAATATCTTCGAACGACACGGTCTTACCGCCGTACGTGTACCCAGAATTGGCGACGAGCTGTTTCAGCGATGCCCACGGGGCGTTCGCCGTCTTGCAGTGCGGACACCAGGGCGCATAGAAAAACATGAACTTTGCCTGGGTGTCTCCCAGCTCTGCGGAGTCCAGCGGCGGCCGCTGCTCAATGAGCTTTGCGCCGGGAAGAACGCCCGTCCACGAATAGTATCCCAAAATGCCGACGAGGACTATACAGACCGACACAATAAGCGCGGTGAGGATACTACTCATCCTCCTTTTTAAATGACGGGCATAAAACTTTAACCTCGGAGCGCAACGTTTCATAGTACTTGCGGTACGCTTCTTCTGCCGTCATCTTAGGATCGCGAATCATCATCCACGCAATCTGGTTCGTTTGACGTTCCGGCTCGTACGGTTTTGCGAGAATCTTGAACCACCGCCCTTCGTGGAACACCAGGGTAGACATCTTGTTATTCATAGTCAGATATACGTAAACCCGCAGTTCCGTTTTGCCCGGATTTGTAGTTAAGCAACGTAACGATGAATTTCACCATCTCTACCTTTTTGGGAGACGGGTACCCCAGGTATCCGCAAAAATGGTAGAGCACGATTCCATCAACGACATTTTCTGGAGATCGTCCTAGAATCACGAATCGGCTGATCGTTGAGACATCGTACATCATATTTCGCACCGCCGCCATATACACTAGGAACGGCTGATCCAAACATCCGGGTATGGAGTTCATTTTTACGTGCATGTAATCGTAAATGAACTCATTTGTGGCACGAAATAGATCTTTGATTTCGGAGGAATTATGGAACATTAGGATTCCGGAACTGAATGCTGGCGCGGACATGTCTACGGTTGGAGGAGATGGATGAAACTGGGATCCATGATACTCTGAACTGAGAGTCAGATCCTCTACAGCATATATCTTTGTTCGCTCAATTGGAATGTCCAACAGCGTATTGATGTTGCCCGTCACTAGAATATCTACATCCATATACAGAAATTTGTCGTATTGCGACACCTCTGGCCACTCGAATATGTACATCCGCGACGCCGCGGCAGTCAGAATGCTGCACGGTATATTGAGTGCCCAAACTTTGATCGAGAACCCCGATCGGGCGACCTGCGCGAGAATATCATCCTTGAATCCGGATTCGGTTATGAGCAGTATATCGGTCGTTTCCGGGTTCAGGCATCCGTATTCTCGCATCGAGAGAAGAAGCAGTTCCAGAAGATCCGCATACGATTTTTGAAACAGGATACAGAAATACACCAGGTTCTTCTTCATTGTGTAGTTTATGTATCACTATTTAAATGAAAACGAATTTGTATGACGTGGTATACTTTAGACCAACTCTCCGAAATGCGCAATATCCACAACGTGGTGACCGATGTTCAAGAAAAAGTAACTGCCGATCATTTCCCCGTGACTGGAAATCTTCCCGATGGAGTTCACCTGTGGACGATTGTAGAATTTACGGCCGAGGACTGCATTCTCCGATTTGAAGTTCAGCTTGAGAATCAGGTGTCGTGTGTCCTCCTTCAGCGAGGTTTCACGAACGCTCAGCGCGATACGATTATGGAGATCTTCACCAATATGATGTTCGATTGAAAACGAAATTGGTTTCGTCAAGAAACTCCACAACATAATCTACTACGATGCCTTACTACAACATGCCCAATGCTCTTGACGCTTTTGTGAAGGAGATGGGGGCTGTTCAGGCATCGTGGCGAGAGTCTAGGTACACCTGGGGCAAATACGTGATTAACGTGTTCTGGGAGGATGAGCAGTGGGACATTGATTTGTACCACCATGAGTTGATTGAACCTTATTCTTCATACAACATCGAGCTCGGCTCCAACATTACCAAGAAGACATCCAACAACGTACTACAAACGATGTTGCACAAGTGCCTACGGGAAAACAAGACATAACCGGTGTGTTAAACACCACCTTTTTCATTCAGAGCGCGCTCTTCGATTAAAAACGAATTTGATTTTGTTAAAAATAGGGTTAGTAACATGGAACAACAAAGATGAAGACCGATTTCAGCGTCTTTATGAAGAAGATTGTTCCCAACATAGATCACAATCACATGTGGCTTGGCGAAGCTGCGCCGACGATTACTTGGAAGAAGTATGACGAGTGGCATGGTGGTTCCGATGAGGAGCGTTATCTCATCGATATTACCTTTGTTGGTCCAGAGGCCAGCAACCTTACGCTTGGTGCAGAAATTATGCACGACAAGTACGATGATGACAGTGATTATTCTATGCTGTTAATGACGATAATTTCAAACAAAGGATTTCGAACCATTGAAGTTGACGAGTTTATTGAGTTCGTCAAGTCAAACTGGCGAGAGGATGGAGACTATAATGAGTCTAGTCCGATCGACGAGGACCCTGTTGCGACGGAGATTTATGTCTGCTAGGCCTGAAAATGGCCACTTTTTAATGGCCGGTTTCAGGTTTTTGTTTATGGCGTGTGATCTAGTTTAGATGTTCAAGGGAAGCCGACAAGGTGGGCGCCAATACCGAAGCCGGCACCCGTGCGCGCCGACGAGCCGACGGAGGGGGCGTAGATGTCCAGGATGGCGAAGGTGGCCAGGGCAACGAGGGCGATCATGCCGATCTCGGAGAGCTTGAGTCCCTTGCCGGGCAGCAGGTAGGCCGCGATGGCCACGGCGAGGCCCTCGAACGCATACTTCACGGCGCGCGTCGTCAGGTCGGCAAAATCAACACCAGCGGGGGCGGCTACGGACTTCTGCTCGGGCATTTTTATAGAAAGGTTTAGAGAAATTATTGGGAACGAAGGACAATGAAACGTATCAGGGTTCGTGTCGTCGTTGATCCGGACGCCCAGCGCCAATATTCCATTACGCACCCTGCGCAGATCGAGTTTTATGTCGTAGGGCACTTGAACGATCCGGACGGATGGGCATCGGAAGGATACTTTTTCGAACCTGTCTCGATGAACCAGGATGTCCTCATCCGCCTGTCTACGAACAACACCGTATCCAAAGAGTGCGGCTTCAGCAAGAAACTCTCGTGCGCCGAAATTGGCGGCAAGACGATCTGGATCAACGCCGATCGCTGGTTTCATGGGGCGCCAAAAAGCAGGCTGCCGCTGGGTCAGTATCGTCAGTATCTCGTCTCCCACGAGATGGGTCATATTCTGGGCCACGATCACGAGACGTGCCCTTGCAAAGGATGCCGTGCCCCAATTATGATGCAGCAGACGCTCGGGATAGGAGAGTGTGTCCCGAACACCAAAGTCTAATTAACAATACTTGGACACATCAAAAAAGAAAGCGCCGTGTGGATCCATACACGTAATCGTTTTCTCCTTCTTTGTGAGAAGGAGCGTTAAGTTGTGCTCGTTGTTGTACAAATACAGTTCGTCGACGCCGGGCATCGTTAAATACGCCTCGGCTTTGGTGGCAAAGAACTCGTGAACTTCCTTGGTAATAGCCGGATCCAGAGGTTGGGCTGTGCGCGCGGAAATGCGTTGGATGGCGGTAGGAACGCTGGTGTACACGATCACCACTTTCGTTTTATACTTCAGCTCCTTCATTCGTCCCAGAATTGAGCGAATGGTGCGCAAGCCGTGGCACGCAGCGACGTAGACGACCGGCTCGCCCATTTCAATCGTATCGTTCAACAACTCCACCGCTTTCTTGGACTGCTCTTCGTGCGTTCCCGCCAACTTGTCCGGATCCACGACCTTATCCACCTTTGCCCCAACATCCCTCAGCAATTTTAATAGGTTAGACGTCTTACCCGTTCCCGGAGGACCACACACTAAAACACCATCGGGAATGGACGATGTATACGCGTACTTATCGCCCTGGAACGCCCCCTTCTTTACCAGCCTGAACCCCAATTTGATATACGCGTCCCGAGCGGGTTTGTTGTCGGACTTCACGTATGCGAATATAGGAGACTCCTTGGGCGCCAAATGCTCCAAAACGCCACGAACAAGTTTGGTGGCTACTCCTTGGCGGCGCACGTCGGGACGCACAAACACGTCGCGCAAAATATAGTCGTTATTATACTTTTTGACCCACAATGACCCAAGCGTGGTTTTCCCGTCTTTCAAGACGGCGAAGTATTCTCCCTTTCCCAACGATTCGGGAGAGTTGGGGCCAATGAGCTTAGCAGGAGAGTATTGGGATGGTGTCCCAATTGATACCATTATAAAACCCGATCAAATAAATCCGGAGTTCCGCGCAGAAAGTCTATTCCAAATAGATCACCGACGCCGTGCTGGTAAAATGATCGCCAGAACATAAAGATTTCTTTCAGACCAAGCTCGGCTTTCGTGTTGAACTCCAAGATGAACGGTTTGTTTGTTCCTGCCTGGAACATTATGTCCGCTCCAAACACCTGAAACCCGTTCTGCGCTTTCCAGTCGGGCTTGTAGCTGTGTTCCTCTTCTAATAACGTCTTCATTATATTCACAACCTTCTGGTGCGCAGATTTCGTCATTGCTTCGTCCCATCCGTCGGGCTTATCGTCCGGGAAGTGGAAGAGATGGCCGTGTTTCATATGCGTATCGTGAATTTCTTTATTCCCGTAGTCGGAGTTCTCGTAGGGTTTTACGGCCTGAACCAAAAAATATTTGTTGGCCAACCAAGCCGATCGAATGCCGCGAGATGAGCAAGTTATGAGCAAATACACGCGAAGATGGAACTTGTGTCCCCTGAAGGTGGCTGGCTGAATGTACGTCTGCAACACCCATTCCTTGTACTCGGTATTCCGAGCAATCCATTCCTCTGCTTCTTTTTTGGTATGAACGAGCGTGATTCCCATTCCGCGATACCCTTCGGTCGGTTTCAAGATTTTCAAAGACCGAATGACCGGAACTGTATCCGTAATTGTTTTCGAGGCAGGAACCCAGGGATAGTCTGCGAAACGCTCGTACAGACGAGATTTCACAGTGAGGATCTCTTTTGACCGGCCGGTCAGCACCGCGAGAAGCTTTACTCGCGGATTGGTTTTCAGCGGGATGATCGTGATGCCCATCTGAATCACAATATCCGCGTCGTTTGTCTTCACTTCGCGCCACGATGATGGAACACATGACTTGAATAAAGCCTGGATCTCCGTGTCTATTTCCTTTGTATGCCCATTAAAGCGGTAGGTCGCCATTATTATAAGTATAGATTCGTTAGAATTAAAGACTTTAACACGTGAGCCATACAATAAACAAATGCCCCGCGAAACCCTGCCCAAGCGCGAAGAGGATGGAACTGTTATTGATTACCTGGAGGAGGATCCCGAGATTCCCACGCAGCGATACTGCATCGTATCGTTCATTTCGCCCGAGAAGGTGATTAAGCAGAAGGCCGAGTTCATGAACGAGAAGTTCGTGGAGTGGCTGGCGTACGACTGGAAGATCAAGGGCATGGAGACGTTCATGGCCTACCTCTCGAAGAAGTATGCACTGAAGGTCGACGATCTCTTTAAGGACATGGAGGATTTCCGCAAGGTCCACAACGAGGAGATTCGCAAGACGGACGTTCACGAGCAGTACGAGGTGTTCCTCCTGAAGCACGAGAAGGAGCTGGAGTCAGAGTTCAACGAGAAGGTTGGGTTTCAGACGAACGTCCGCGGCGTGAAGATTCGCCGCATCTTCGCGAACCTCGAGGAATGCCAGACGTACTCCAAGGTGCTCCAGCGCCGCTACCCCAACGACAACCTGTACATCGGTAAGGTGGGTGCGTGGCTGCCCTGGGACCCGTCCGAGAACCTCATGCCGGAGGTCGAGTACGCCGAGAAGGAGCTCAACGAGATGATGCGCAAGTACAAGGAGAACGAGGTGAACCGCGAGATCTTCTTCGAGGAGGAGAAGGCTCAGCGCATCGAGGCGCAGAAGAAGGAGAACGAGGAGCGGCGCAAGAAGGCGCTGGAGGATTCGAAGAAGGACGCGGGCGTGGCCGACACGTCCGACATCGGTCGCGCGATCGAGGACAACGTTCACCCCGCAGAGGGCGGAGCGCCCCGTGATCTTTAAACACTAACCTACTGTAAGATATAATGAAGTTCACGCATCTATCAAAGACCCAAATTGAAAAGTTTCACACTCCTAAAAAACTAGGTAAGAATGTGAAACCCAAAGGCTTGTGGTTTGCGTGTGGAGACGACTGGAAGAAATGGGTGCGAAGCGAAATGGGCGATGATTGGCTTGAGAATTACAAATACGAATACACTGCCGAATTGGATGAATCTAAGTTAATTGTCTTGGACACCGTTAAAGATATTAAAGAATTCAACGACCAGTTTTCGGGGGACGAAAAGTTTTACAGCATTGATTGGGATAGAGTGAAAAAGGACACGGGCAAGTCTGGGCTGTACATAAAGAATCCCCATATTTTCAGTGCGAGGCAGAAGTATACGTGGTACGCTTCATTTGATATTTGTTCGGTCGCAGTGTGGAAGAAAGACGCCATCAAGACTTTCGTAGAGCATAAGATATAATGAGCTGCCCGTACGCGTTCATCTTTGGAACACCGGGACAAGGAGCCCACAGTACCCGGTTTATGGGGTACGCGGTCGTCGACAGTGTTGGAACAGTTCTTCTCGCAATACTGCTGGCTTACGCGTTTAAGACAGAATTTTGGACGACGTTGCTGGCCACGTTTGTGGCGGGCGAGATTCTTCATTACGTGATGGGCGCCCAGACCCAGTTTTTGACCACGATAGGTCTCAGTGTTTATCCTTGCCCTGCTGCTTGACGTGGACCCAGGGGCTGGACGATTTCTTGCGCATCGTGTCGGCCGAGTACTCGTCCTGCGCCAACATCGCGCTGGAAAAGGGCTTGTTGTCTGACCAAAGGGAGTCGTCGCACAGGCGAAACGACGGGTGGTCGCTCGCCTTGTACCAAAACACCTGATCTTCAAGGCGGTTCGACTGGACCCCGTTGCAGATTACGAGGCACTCAAAATCTTCCGTGCACTGGTCCATGAACTGGCAGAACATCTCGAAGGTGGGAAACATGCCCGCATAGTTTTCGTAGATGCGCCGCCGGTTTCCGAGGATGTTCTCGCGAAGAATGAAGATGAAGTCCACGTTCGTGCGCAGGTTGGGCGTGATGCCCAGGGGATACTGCATCGTTATGATGGTCATCACGTCAATGTGGCGGCCGTTCATGAAAATGTAGCGCGTCGACTCCTCTTTGATCCACGAGCTGTCGAACAGACAGTCGTCGAGAATCAGGAACGCGCGAGGATCCGTGCTTGAGCTGCCGCCCGATCTCTTCTTCTCCTCGTTTCTCGCAGTTTTCACTCCCAGCTGGCGCTTGATGACATTCATCACAATTTCCGGACGGTACTTGTCGTGAATCAGCTTGGACGGAACCATGTGCTGGAAAAACTCGTTCGCGACTTCCGTCGCCGAAATCACCGTTCCAATCGGGAAACAGTTCTGGGTGTTGAAGAGAATGTCGCGCACCAAGAACGATTTGCCGGTGTCTTTCTTTCCGATGAGAACAATCATTGGCGATTTACGCGAATCTATCTCGCATCGATCTTTGAGCATATCGATGTTGAACTTTTTGATCGAAAAGTTCATGCTCATCTTGCTTTAAGTGCGTGAACTTTTTAGTTTATGTTTAACACGCCATAATAATATGGTCAAACGCAAGCTTTCGTCCTCAACTAGCGACCTTAGGACGAGCTCTGTCCCCATCTCGGTCCAGAGGTACGACACGAAAGCGCTGAAAGCTCATCAGGTATGGGGCATCCAGCACATGCAGCCCTTCTTCCCCCCCATCCAAAAACTGTTTAAAACCGAAGTTCGCGATTCGCCGCAGGAGCTCGGACTCAGATTGAACGAGAGCATCGCAGCCATCCTCGATACGAGCTCCATTCGAACCTCCAAGGGATCCGTCGTTCCCGTCCATCGTAAGATCACCATGCTTCTATCGCCGTTCAAGTGGATGCAGGGAGATTACGGGTCGTCGCTGGGACTTCCCACGACCGAAGAGCAGGCCTCTGAAATCCAGAGGAAGATCCAGGACTCGAACAATGCCGCATACGTCGGCTCGATTCTGTCGGTCGTTCTCGCCCAGTCCGGATGCCCGCATTTCCCGAAAGTGTACGGAGTGTTCACGGGAGTCGCAGATAAACATACCATAGATATATCCGACGACTACGCAGATTTGTCCGAGCGCTCATGGTTTTCTTCCAATATCGGAAAAACGTTTGATATTCGGTTGACGGAAGGCGTCCACGATTCGGGGGACTTCAATCACACGCGCGGCGCCCGAGCCGGCCTTCTTCTCGGAGAAGAGGTTGCTCTGGAGGGTATTCAGGAACTCGAGGCTCCGGTCGTTCCGCCCACCGAGGCCGCAGACATGAAGCAGATGATGCGCGATTCCGAGGAATCCGACGACGACGAAAGCGACAGTTCGTCGGTTTCCACCTCCTACATTTTCGGAATCAAGTCCTGCGAATGCGATTCGGACGACGACGAGGACGAGGACGAGGACGACGATTGCGATCCGTTCGCGTGGGCGTCGTTCGCAAATGTCCCCGTCCAGATCACCGTGATGGAAACGTGTGCGGGGACGTTCCATGAGCTATGCTCCGCCAACCCCGACCCCGAAAAGCATCTCGCGTGGCTTACCCAGATCATATTCACACTCGCATTCGCTCAGCGCAACTACGGGTTCACGCACAACGATCTCCACTCCAATAACGTCATGTACGTTCCGACCGACCAGGAGCACATGTTCTACAGCTGCGGCGGGACGTTCTTCAAAGTTCCGACGTACGGATACATTATTAAGCTGATAGACTTCGAGCGCGGAATTGGGTCGGTTCGCGTCATTGGAATGAAAGAGCCGAAACTGTTCATGAGCGACCATTTTTCCGTGGAAGAAGAGGCGGGCGGGCAGTACAATTTCGAGCCGTGGTATCTGTCCAAATACCAGGAAATCAAGCCGAACCCCTCGTTCGATCTCGTGCGCTTAGCGACCTCCATGTTCTGGGACTTGTTCCCCGAGGGCCCGGGGCACGCGGACTACGAATCGAATAAAGTGTACTCGCTCTTCATGAAATGGCTGACGCTGGACGATGAGCAGTCTATCTTATTTGGAAAGGACGATCCTCAGCATGACCGGTACCATGGCTTCTATCTTTACAAGGCAATTGCTCGCTACTGTAAAAATGCAGTTCCCCGCACCGAATTGATGTCTTTGAAATCTGTGTACTCGGTGGAGTCCGTTCCGACCGGCGAAGTGTGTTATGTGATCGAATAATGTTTAAAAGGTGGGCTTTCCCACGAACATCTCTTGGACGTTAGGAATCTCCATATTCTTCACGGCGTCGGCGATGACTTCGTTGGACGTCGCGAACACGACTCCGGCAGTTATGATTCCGCCGAAGAGCGAAAGCTTACCCGCATCCGCCCAAATAATGGGCTCGCTCTTCGAGCGGCGTTCGAGGGCGTACACGATAAAGCATACCAGAGCAACAGACGCGGCCGCAATCGCAATCATCATTTTATTCTGCCGTCAATCAAAATTTCACAAGTTTAGAACGAGAGTGTTGTCGCCCTCCGTTCCCAGCTTCCCCTCAATCTCCTTCAGCGGATCATCCTCGTCAGACTCCGATTCCGGCTCGGGCTTCTGCTCCGCCTTCTTGTCCATGTCCTCGAACTCGATCGTGGTCTCCTCGTCTCCGACCTGGATATGTCCGCGCTCGTCATTATCTGTATCTCCATCCTCCTCGCCACTCTCGTCGTCCTCCTCCTCCTCGTCGTCAAACTTCACCTGAGGTGCGGGCACAGGTGCCGGAGCCGGAGCTGCGGATGGAGCAGACATCGGGGGGTGGGAAAGAGACTCGGATTTCGGGGCAGGCAGACGTTCGGGAACGTACTCGTCGTCCGCAAAGTACTTCTTCGCAATAGCCTCCCACGGAAGAAAGCTGCGGATGGTCTGCTCCATGCAATCGATCACCACCTTCTCGATCTCCTGGCGATTACGAGCCTGCTGCTCGGACGAAACTCCGACCGTCTTGAAGTAGTAGGCCATCTGCCACATCTTGCGCGCGGACTGCTTGTAGAGCTCGTGCACAAACTTCGCGAACGTGGGGCGGTCGAAGTCAATCTTGATCTCGGAGGACGAGCCGCGGTAGTGCAGGGACGCGAACGATTTCATGTAGGAAATGAACACGCCCATCAGGAGATCGTCCATGTACGTGCAGCCCGAAACTGCGATAATGCGCTCGACCTCCGTGGACAGCGTGGTCTCCGTCCAGTCGGGGATCCGCGTGAGCATGTTCTGGAACGTGCGCAGAACCTGGTCCAGCTGACCGTTGCGCTCGCACAGTTCTTTCGAGGAATCGTAGATGCTCCAGAATCCGTCGGCGACGGGGCTCACGAGAAGACCCACGAGGTGCTCGCGAAGATGAGCCTTGGCGAATTCCGTGGACGACATTTACTAGTTTTGCCCACTATAAACCGACAGAGGAAACGCAACTCTCAAAAACGGATTTATTCTGATCAAGAATCGATACAGCATCTTGCTCAATATCTTAAGCCTCAAAGCCCACAGATGTCCGACGCCCCGATGACCCCTAAGATTTCTAAGGCGGCACTCAAGCTCATTGATGAGATTGAGTCCCGGTTTAGCAAGCTGAAGGAGATGATGGTGCCGGATCCCGAGCACACTGGACCCGTACGCAAGACGCGTGCACCCAAGAAGACCTCGACTGCCGACGCAGACGAGGCACCCAAGAAGACCTCGACTGCCGACGCAGACGAGGCACCCAAGACCCCGCAGCGCATCACGCGTATCGCGGGCAAGGATGCCGAGGCCCTCTACAAGGGTTTCGACAAGGACGACAAGAAGGGTCGTGCCGCACGCCGTGAGGCTTTCAACAAGTTTGTTGAGAGCCTCAGTCATGACGAGTTCATGGCCAAGGATAGCCAGCGCGCACTGATCGACGAGTTCAACAAAGTCGCCACTGACGCCCCGACCACCGAGTCGAAGGCGGATGGCGACGGCGAGACTGCCGACGACAGCTCTGCGGCTGAGTAAACCACAAAGCACAACCCTTCCAACATCCCAAAGCGCCGAAAGGCCAATTTTTCATTTACTTGCGCCCCTTGCCTTTGCTCTTGCGCGTCTTCCGGGACTTGCGCGTCTTTTTCGCCGTGCGGCGTTTGCGCCCGCCGTTGCGGCGAGTGCGGTCGTCCAGCGACGCCTCGAACGCCATCTTGCGCGCATCGGCCGTGTTGGGAATATCGACCTCCATAATATCCTCCGGCCGGCTCGTCGTGTCGGGAGGAGACCCCGGAGTCCTGGATCGCTTGAAGCCCGTAATCTGGCGCGGCGGCGTGCGGGGGTGTACCACGAGCGCCTGGTCGATGCTCACCTTCTTCTTCTCGCTCATTTACTTACTCCTCCCAAAAAACAACTTCGCACTCGGGAAACGAGAACTCGAAGAAATGACGCACGCCCGGACATTCGAACAGTACGCGCGGAACAACGAGCTCTTTGAGACGGGTGTTCACGAAGGGCTCGAAGCGGTCGTACTTCGACCAGATTTCCTCCAGGCACAGCAGGTGGTGGTTGCGGATTCGTGAACGGTTCCGTTCATAATACTTCGACTCTTCCAGCTCATCTTCTTCCGGCTCTACTGCGACCCTCTCGTACTGCTTCGCCTCCTTATTGTAGGCCATCTCGCACAGCGCCCGCCATACGTTCTGCCACAGTCCGATTGTTCGAAACGAGTAGTACGGCTGGTCAAACTCGTGCGTCGTTTCGATGTATGCGACAACCTCCATTGCTCCACTAGGGTCTTACTGTGTAAAACTTTAACCCACAATCAGCCCCCACCAAAAGAGGGCAATGGGAAGCCCGAAGATCGGGTAGAGCCCGAACGTGAACAGCCCCAGCGCGCCGATGACGTAGCCGCCTCCCGAAAACAGCGTCGCGCCGTACTCGCTCCCGACGCGGACGCTCGTCAACCAAACAGTCATTAGAACACACAGCAGCGCCTTCGTGAATATGATCGAGACAACAGACCACACGACATTCACTGGCTTCGAGTCTGCAGACGAAGAGTCGGTCACTGCGGGGGCTGATAAAGTAAACTTCTTCCCGTCCGCTATACTCCGAGAGCTCGGCTTGCCGTTAATTGTGAGATCAACCTTCAGCGTTTTTGGTTTATTCGGGTTCGGGTCGGGAATACCCACGGTCGCCGGGCTCACCGTCATATTAATCGAGCCGTTGCTCACGTACGTCTGCACTGCGCTCGTGACGTCCGCCCAGTTCCCGTCGTAGCCGTACTGCGCCTTCTTAATCTCGAGCCCGGTTGCGAGCCGGGCTGGCGGGGCAAGTATACTCAGCGTATCTCCGTCTTTTGCCGTCGCGGTATTGCTGCCTCCGTTGTTGATCGTATAGTTGACGGTCAGAGTTTTCACTCGACCCACGGCTGGGTCGTGTACATTCAGCGCGGCGGGCGTGACCACAAAGTTTATCGCGCCGTCCACGTTCTTTGCGGCCACAGCCTGGGACACATCAACCGTCGTCGATCCAACGCCGTACGAGGCCGACTGAATATTTATGCCGGTGGACATTCTTATTATACGGCAGGATTATGAGCTGAAAACAACGTTCGCGATGCCTCCCATGATTCGCAAGTAGTTGTAGGACTCCACGAAGACTCTTACGTTATACGTGTACTGATACTGCGACGTTCCAAGTGCCGATGAAGTTTGAACCACCGACACAATGTCGTTCGAGGCGTACATCAGCTTCCCGTACTGGTCTTTTGCGGTGGGGTCTACGATCGTAGGGTTCGCGCTATTCGCGGTCGCTTTGAGCACGCACACAATCGTCTGCGTCTGTCCCGACTGAACATCTGCTAACGCTGGCTGCACATACGTGTTTCGCAGGATGGGCTTGTTGAACATAGACCCGTTAATGTGCCCGCTCGGCTGCGTGCTTTGACCATGCTGGAGCGCGAACGAGTACGAGTACACTCCCGGAAGTCCACTAGACGTCCTTCCCGTCTGGTGCCGGTAATTCTGGAGCTGGGAGAAGAAGTAGGTCTGCTTGTAGGAGAACCGCTCCTTCCCGTCGAGGATAATCGCCGACTCCAGAAGGATGTCCCGCTGCGACGTATTCGTGGGAATCGCGTTTCCCGACGAGTACTGCGGAGTCATATACGACAGTCCCGTTGAATCCTGGGGCGGCTTGTACGGGTCAACCCAGTTCGTGTAATTATCGTAATCGTTCTGCTGACTCCGGTCGAATCGCTGCGCGACCCACACGAGCTGCGTACACAGATTGCGCATGAGTACGAGCGTATCATTACTCGCGCCAGCAAGCCCCTCGCCGCTGGTTATGTCCACCTGTTTCATGATGAACGAATGCTCGTTCTTCGTGATGTGAATGAGCTCCGCGTCGTTCAGGAAAATGTAGTTGGCTTCAATGAACGGATTGAGTTTCCAGTACATCAGAGTAGGGTTCGTAGGGACGGGAGATGGCGAGTACGTTGGCGGAGACAGGAAATTGTTCATCGTCATCACCGGGCTACTCGAGTCGGGGGCGATCCGAACCCCAAAGTTCGGGTTGGCGGCTCCTCCGATGGTTTCTCGCACATCGCGAATCGTGAATAACTGGTACATGTTTTTGAGCTCGACCACGATCTCGACCGTGGAATACTGCAGCGCCCCAATAGGAAGTGCCGACCCTACATTCTCGCAGAACCAGAAATGCAGGGGGATGTTCAGTACTTGACCGTATATCGACGGCTCGGCGGGACTTGATGCCGTAGAGATCGCGTGGGGGTACTGATTCATACGGTCGTACGCGTTCGAGGGATCGTACAGCTGGGGAATGTTTCCGACCATCGCGTCAACCATGCTCTTCTTGTTCGCGTCAAAGTTCATGTCCGCGTACAGCTTCATCCACTCGCCCGTGTGGCGCACAACCTCCTGGCCGTTGATGACTACGGCCGCATAATTGATCATGTTGTACCCGATGTTGCGCACCCACTGGAACTCGTACCCAATCGCATCCGAGTTCTGGTTCAAGTTGGAGTACGTGCCCGTGATGCCGGCCACCGGCGAGTAAATGTTCGGGAGCGTGAGCACGAGGTAGCAGTCGTTCACCAGCTGCGCAAACTGCTCGACTTTCGCCCGGAGCGTGAGCGATCCCGATGCCGGGAGCTGTAGGTTTGTCGTCTTGAACACGAGCTCAAACTGTTCCATCGCGAAATCTGTGTGGCGCTTGTAAACAGACCTAAAATGCGTGAACGAGGGGTTTCCGCATACTAGTTGATCTTGCGCGCCTTTGTTCACCAATTGCATTAAGCCGCCCATCTTACTTATTTACTGAATAGTTTTATGCGTGTAGACTCCGCATTTACTGCATCCCGTTGTCTTCACGGTTATAGCCGTCGTCGTGCAATTACACAGCGTCGTCAAGGTCAGAGATTTCGCGTTCGGGTTCGTGAGGTTCTGTGCCCGAAGGATGTAGTCCGCCTTCTGGGAGGCCACGAAGTCTGTCCACGACGACGCCGTACGGCGGATCTTCGATGTTCCCACGACCCGCGGAATAAGGAACGCGGCAGAGTATCCTAGCTGGGGATTCACTGGCGGCGCAATATCTTCGTTGGTCGCGAGGTTCGAGGATACGTACGTCGTTGCGCCACGAAGGCGCTGAATTCGCGTCCAGTCTCCGGCAGATAATCCGCGAGTGCCGGCAGATATATTGCTGGCCATTCTTCTTATACTACAACGTGTGGAAAAAATGAGATTGATGTGGGACCGGTTCGGCGTCCGATCTGAAGCAGCCGCTTTTCGTCTCCCCACGCCCCATAATCAAAGATCTCGTTGCTCTGAGGGTCGAGAACCATGGCCAGGCCTTTCACCTTAATAATCTGCAGCTTCCGCTTTCGTTTGATCAGATTCAGAGCGTACATCTCGTCTCTCTCGTCGCTCAAGTACTTTGGCCGATACGCAAGATCCTCGGCGGTGACCGACGTATCGAAACGCATGCACTGGATGACCGGCTGCTCTTTCGAGTGCAGCTTCCGATGGATCTCGCAGTCGACTGCCGCCTGCTTCATAACGAGCGCCAGGCTTTTTATAATGCGGTTCTTGCGGTACGACGTCTCGTACAACAATTCGTCGGAGCTTATGAATCCCTCCGTCGGCTCGTCGCCCTCGTAGAACTTCATGTTCGTATCATTTTTACGAATAAGCACGACGTTGTTCTCCGACGACGATATTTGTTCGGGGCTGAAGACCGACATGTACAGTTTCACCGTCACCGTCCTCTCTTCCGGCGGGAGGTTCTTGTGCGAATTCAGGCGGATCGCGCGTCCAATCACCTGGTCGATGCGCGAAGGATTCCAGTAGGGCTCCATGATGTAGACGTTCCGGACATTGATCAGCGTAATACCTTCGGCCGCAGTCTTGTTCCCCAAAAGAATACACAGGCGTTTCTCTTTGATCGAATCGCGCAGCGAAGCTGGAAACGTATCGGAATACGTCTCCTTGCCGTTGAATATTTCGCGTATGAGATCGCGTTCTGCCTCGCTCTCGTCTGCGGTATACAGCGCAAACGCCGGCTTACCCTTCTCCATCGCCGGGTCTTCTTTCCACAGCCCGCCCTCCTTTATGAGCCTGTAGCGCTGAAACCCGTTATGCTTGAGAACGAGAGCAAATATGCCCAGCCCCTGCAGCGTCTTGAATTCCGAATACACGAACTGGTTTCGAAAGCTGGGTCCTTCGCCGACCGCGTCCTTAATTCCCTTCAGTATATGAGCCAGCTTGGGAGAATAGATCGCCAGACTTTTGGGTGTTAGAAACCGCTCGGGGTCGGCATCCAGCTTGTTCAAAATAACCAACTTATCTTCAGAAATGGGCTTGCCGTACATCGACGTCTCCGTCTCACCGGTCTCCTCGGAAATCTTGTACTTGAACTCGGGTGGAATAGCGTAGTTGCACGCGAGTCGCGAACCCATGCGGAAATCCCCCAGCTCATCGTTGAGCGAAGGCATCCGCTTCTTCCTGGACTCGCGATCCATTTCCTCTTTACGCGCCGTCAAGTACAGCAGAAACTGTTCGTCGGACATCTGGATTTTCGTCAGCGTCTTGTCCTCGTCCAGCCGTTTCGGCAGCATTCTTTCGTCTGCCCCGCGAAAGTAGGACACCAGTCCCTGGATACGCCGCCCCATCATCAGCGCGTTCTTGATTTTCAGTCCGTCCACGAACGTGTTCATGAACTCTTCAAAATCCGTCGGCAGGCACTCCAAATTCTCCACGACCATCTTCAGCTCGTCCTCCAGCTCGATCCCGGGGAACTTTGTCTCGAACTCGGTCTTCCACGACGACGCCCACGTCTTAATATCCGGATCCTGTTTGAAATCCTTGTTGTACTTCACGGCAATACGTTCGCCCTTCTCGTTGTACACGCTCTCAAAATTCGGGGGGTTGCGGGTCAGCATGAACGTTCGACGCACGGAGTTGTACTCAACCGTATCCACATCCTTCAGCTGCCTGAAAAATGCCGTCATCATCGCTTCGTCCCAGGTGATGGCCGACTTGGTGGGCACGCTCACTCGCTCAATCGGCCCCCGCAGCAAATTCATGAGGAACGCGATTTCCTGGGGGCGGTTAATGGTCGGGGTTCCCGATAAGCAGACGATCTTCATGTTTTTGGCGCGGTACAGGTAGTCGTACAGCTTCATCTTCGTTTCGCGCTCGTTGAACACCGACCCAATCAAGTTGTGGGCTTCTTCGATAACCACCACGGAATCGTCGAACATCCGCTCACTCGGAAGAATGCGATCAATGTTCAATTTACTCAGTCCGTCGGAGTTGATGAACGTGAACCGCGTGTTGATCGTATCTTCAATTTGAGCCTCGATGCGCTTCCGTATGTCCGGCGACAAGGTCTTGAAATTCGGAGCCGCGTCTTTGACCGTCATGAAGAACGAGGCGTGGCCATCAAGGTAGTCCTCGCTGATTCCCAGCGTCTTTGCTAGCTCTCTGTCCTCCAAACTTTGGATCTTATGCTCTTCCCAGTGCTGTTCGAACGTGTAGATCGGCTCTCCGAACTTACGGATCTCGCCCTTAAAATTCGCACGAAGGCTGGCTGGAGTTATGATATAGACCTTCTTGTTGCTCATCAAAGACTCGGCGACCGCAATCGCCGACCGGGTCTTTCCCGAACCAAGGCCGTGGTACAGCAGCAGTCCGCGATACGGAGTTTCGATCAAGAGGTAGTCCCGCACCAGCTTTTGGTAAGGAAGCAATTGTACCGGTTCGCCGGTCGGTTCTTCCCCGTCTCGTTGACGGTATTTCATGAAAATACGAGTTATGGAGTCAGAAAACGATTTGCGATTGGGCAGCACGAAAGACATCCCACTTATTTTTGGGGACGAAAGTATAATGGAGAGTTTTGAGGCGACAGTTCGAAAATCGCCAAAGTTATGGATGGTCGCATTCTACCTGTTTTTTGTGGCGGCCTTTCTTTACGTAAAGCCAGCTGCGGCGTTCGGTAAAGACGGAAATGTCCGACCCTTTGGTGTGGCCAAGCGCGAATCCACCGTGTTTCCGCTCTGGCTTTGGATGCTCGGCCTGGCCGTAGTGTCCTATCTGCTCGTCGTCTGGATTCTCGACTTTGATTTCTAGTTATCGCTGGTAGAAAAAGGTGTCCGGGTTATACTTCAGTGTATCCATGAACGACCGCAGTGCCGCCTCGTCGGCCAATTTGTACTCCCCAATCGTCCGGTAATTGTTTTCCAGAACATCGCCCTCGTGAACGATCACATCTTTCTGAGGCCGCTGTGATAACGGGTGAAGAACTAATTCGGGGACGGATTTCGTTCCCGTAGCGTCCGATGTCGTGCGCATGTACTTGCGGTTCCGCTGGGTCTTATTTCGTTTCAGTTCTCTTGCGTCGTTGATCGAAATCTCGGCCATTCCGACAATCTCGGGGTACTTCTTGATTATCGTGGAACTCACGCACGCGTCGTATGCGTTTCGCGCCTTGGGGAGGCATCCTTTGGGAACTTTGGAACACGGCTTCAGGAAATTGCGCCGAGTGTTTTTCAATAGGCGCGTGTTCTTAGACGGAGAAAGAAGCCACAGAACCTTGACGTCTTGAACGAGTTCGTACGCCACAACCGTTTTCATCTCGGAGAACCATTTGCCCAGCGTCAGCTTCCCAACGAACGGGTTCGGATAAAAGAACACGTTCTGGTTTGGGGTGATACACCGCGTTCCGTCCGGTAGTGGATAGCCTCGCGTATCGTCGTCCGGGTTCGCAACGATCCTAAATAGAACGGTTCCCTTTGGAATCGTTTTGATCTCCACCTTCTTTCGACGATACAGGATCGTCTCCATTACTACTTATCGCGAAACAAACACACAATATAGAATCCCCGGATCTTCAGTTTCGCCGTGTCTACGTCTATATCTTTCAAGCGCTGGAAGTTATAGTTTCCAGGAACTTTTAGGAATACGTAGGACGAGCGCTCTAGAATACGCGGGACAAGCTCGTCGATCCGCAGTGTGCCCAGAAACAAATCCAGCGCCGTCTTGTTTTTGTAGTCGGGTCCTCCCCACGGAGCGTCGATGTACACCACGTCCGTATCGATCAGAGGAATCTCTTTCACGGAATCTCCGTGGTGGAGCTCCACATTCGCCAGTCCAAACTCGGACACGTTATTCTTCAGAGCCTTGAAATTGTCCTCTTTCAGCTCGTACGAAACTACCCGCTTAAAGTTCAGCCCAAATAGAATGGTGTCGCCCCCCACATTTCCAGTCATGTCGGTGATCGATTTCGCTTTCAGGTTTCGAACAGTGTCTTTCATGAACTGAATGAGCCGTTCGCCGTCCTTGCGTTTGGTTATAGAGTACTCTCCCTCCTCCGTCATTTGGAGCTTGTCGTAATCAACCCCCCTCTTTTTTGGAAAGAGGATCTCGTTTCGACTAAGGCCGCGCCCTCGCACGTTCCGCCGAGTGAGCCCCATTATTTAGGGACGGGTTTTGAATTTGCCGCGTCCGCGTGCTTCTTTGCGTTCAGTTTGGCGAGGAGATCGGTCTTGAACTTCGACATTTCGTCCACGCTCGCGACACACACCTTCGTCTCTGAGTCGTGGACAGTCCACACCGTCATTGGCCAGAGTACGAGCATGAGAACATACCCCAGCCCGACTTTCAGCGCAGTCGTCTCGTCAAGTCCAAGCCCCACGAAGAAATTCTTGAACGGTTCGCGAATCACCGGGACGTAGCTCGCGAAGAAGTATGCTATACTGGGAGCTGCCGCGGTGATCGCCCCGTTCTTCAGCGACGTTAAAAAATCGGTCTTGCCGCATTTCGCGAAGGTCGTGGCCATAATCACAACCATCGATCCAACCGCCAAGCACCCGAACACGACTGCGGTATACCCAATGTCTTCCATTTGTTATTGCTTGATACTTTGATAGGAGGCGATCAGACGTTCCAACCGAGTCAGCAGCTCCAGTCGCTCGACGTAATGCGGCCGAATCGCGGCTCGGCATTCGTTCAGTGTTTTCCAGTCGACTTCCGATACTTCCTTGCTCTGCATGAACGTCAGCTTCTGTTTTAAGTTCACAAGTTTCGAATCTTTCAGGGTCGCCACGAAATAGATGTGGCGGTACATGATATTGTTCGTGCCCCGGAACGTCTCCGTGAAACTCATCGATTCCTGGAGGGTGTACGAATCCGGACTTATGTTCGTCTCTTCAAAGAACTCGCGCTCGGCGCACTGAACATCGGTTTCTCCGCGCATCCGCCTCCCCTTTGGAAAGCCCCACTCCGGCTCGCTGTACTTCGAAGGGAAGTCTTTCGTGATTTGCCGTCGATCCAGTTGGTAGTATTTTGATTTCGAGATCTCGTACTCCGCCGAGTGCGTGTCCCGCCCCTGACCCCACAACTTCGTCCAAAGCGTATCGAACTCTTCGTCCACGATCAGTTTCTGTTCGGGCACGGTCATATTCCCAATGAGACGATTCGTGTACTCGGGGTTTCCGATCTCGTACTTCCCCCGAATGAATTCCATATAGGCCATAGAGTCCTTACGTTTGACCATCAGTATGCCCACCGTTCGCGGATCGACCGGGAGTTTTAGCGGGTCGTACGCTCCTCGAATCAGGAGAATCCCACACGAGATAATAGGGTCTTTACATGTTCGAAACACGTGCCCTTTTTCGCCACAGTTGTTGCAGTACATTTCCTTCGCACTCATTTCGCTGTTCTATCGTCCGTTTTTTACTTCCGGCTTTCTAACAAATGGGTGCGAGCTCTACGAAACCAGTGCTTCCTTCAATTCCGCTTTTAGATCCCTCCAAGGGACAGTACACTGGAGACTATTTAGCGGATTTACAGGCTCGAAGCAGTGCGGCTCAGGCCGTAGCAGTGAAAGCGGCAGAATCTGCGGCCGCAGAAGCCCAGCGCTGGAAATGGTTCTTCATCAGCGTCTTTCCGGCTCTGGGGCTCTTCGTCCTCATCATAGTCCTCATCCACGACGCCATCGCTCGGAATACCGGATCGCAGACGTGGATGTTGCCCGGCGCGCCCGCGGCCGCCCCGGCTGCTGCCCCGGCTGCTGCCCCGGCTGCTGTCCCGACCACCACTCCACCAGTGAAAGCTACAACCGCCACTCCAACGGTCGCCCACTTCACGGATTTCCTGGGGTGGGGCAATACTCGCGAACATCTGGACGCCGCAGCCCCGTCGCAAGCCCCCGCGCCCCCCCTGCTGTGGCAGTGGCTCAATGGCGCAGGAACGTCGGTCGGCCCCCACGATGCGAGCACTCTCGCGACCGTGTCTGGATCTGGCGCAGGCCTGTCGTCCGGCAATCAGGGCGGGTACGGTATGCAGTGGTGGATGTACGTCCAGGAGTGGAACTACGGCTACGGCCGCGATAAGCCCGTAGTCCATCGCTCGGATCCCACCAACCCGTCCATCCAGAACCCCGCCGTATCTCTCCATCCTACGACCAACGCGCTCAAATTCTCCATCTCCGTATTCCCGGCTGGGAGCGAAGGAAGCGTCAGCGAGCCTGCGGCCGCCGGACACGCCGGAACGACCGACGATGTGTTCGTATGCGAAGTGCCCAACATCCCGCTTCAGACCTGGTTCTCGGTGTCCATGACGGTATTCGACCGCAACCTCGACGTGTACATTGACGGCAAGCTCGTGAAATCGTGCTTCCTCAATGGCGTGCCGAAACCGGCCGTTGGAGACATCCTTCTCACCAAAGATGGCGGGTACTCTGGGCTCATGTGCGACTACGCGTACTCTCCCAGCGTTCTCATGCCCAATGACGCGATGGCGTTCTTCAGTAAGGACACCGCCTGCCGCGCAATGACCCAGGCATCCGTGGGGACTGCAGCAACAGGATACGCTGTGAAGTTCGGTGTCTACGATACTGTGGGGAAGAAGATACAGGAATATACATTCTAAAACTATAACAATATGGACACCCGCCTTGTGCTGCTGGCGATTATTGTCGCAGTCTGTACCATGCTCGCAGTGTTCTGGTGGGCCAGCCGGCCAGCCAATGCTCATAGCGGCGTGGGTATAACGTCCACCATCAAAGACGGGCGCACGCAGTTCGACAGCAATCTGGATCTGCCCCGATCCAAAGACGAGACCCGCGGAATTACGTTCTCGTACGCCTGCTGGATAAAGGTCAACGATTTCTCGTACCGGTACGGCGAACCCAAAGTCGTCTTCACGAAAGGACCCACCGATCTCACCATGATGTGCCCCGCCCTTCTCCTCGATCCGAATACCAACTCGTTAATTGTGAAGATCGACACCTTTGGGGGAACTGAAATACTGCCGATAGGCAATATTCCCGCAAAGAAGTGGATACACTTTGCCGTTGCGATCGCGCAGGACTCGGTGGATATTTACGTGAACGGAACCCTGTACCTCCACCACACGCTGGTCAACATGCCCAAACAGAACGCCGAGACTGTTCACACCAGCATCGCCGGAGGATTCGATGGGCAGATCGCCGGCCTTACGTACTACGGCTACCTCCTCGACCCCTCTTCGATCAAAAGTATTATGGGGCAGACGCCACAGACCGACCCGACCGTCGACGCCCCGCTGCCCCCGTACTTTGGAACGGATTTCTGGGTACGACACGCTTAACTTGTGGCGATCGCATCCAGTTTATCTTGAGCCTCCTTCGCCTGCGCCATCCCTTTCTCCGACTTCTCTCGCATATCTTTCAACTCAGCAGCGAGTTCGTTGTACTTCTTGCTGAGTTCGACCAGGTCGGCCGGCGGCGGGCCGTGCGGGTTCGGGATTCCCAGGCGCGCGCTTATTGTCGACATCTGCGCCTCGATGTTGCTCACGCGCTCGTCCGTGCTCGCGGGCGCGCCAGCGTCCATGGCGACCGGGGCGGCTGTCGACGTGTCGGGCGCAGGTTCCGGATCGGGCGCAGGCGCAGGCGCAGAATCAGGCGCAGTGGGGGAATCCGACAGGCACACGGCAGGTATGTTGCCGACGTCTAAGTTTTTCTGATAGTTTATGGGGTCAAACATTTTCATGAACCGGAAATGTCCACATACGGGGTCAGTTTGATCTTGAACTGCACCTTTGATGTCTAGAAACGACATGTGCTCCGTTATAATAGCGTCCTTGTTCGCAACAACGTACAGGAGCACGAACAACAGCACCCCCAGCAGAACCCAGCTAAGCATCTTATCTTTGTCTTGGTCGAGACATTTACTTTCCGCTCCTGAGCGTCTGGACGGCGGATTCAAGTGCGTCTACCCTATTCTTCAGCGTCTTGAGCTCCGCGCCTTCCGGCGTAAGTTCCGGCGTGCTTTGTAGTTCGGGAACATCGAGGTTCTTGCTCGCATCTCGGTTCGCCAATCCCTCGACTCCGCTCGAGCGTAGAAGTAGCACGACGACGATCACAACCAGTCCGATCCAAACCCAGTTCCATTTCCTGAACATCTTTGTATTCTATATACAAATGAGTTCACAAGGTCCGACAGGACAGTCTGGATACGGATACCAAGTTCTGCGCGACGCGGCAGATTATACTCGCCAGCTCAAAGAGCAGCGGGCGTTCAAAGCGTACAACTCTGCAAATACGGCAAACACGGATACTGGTCCCACGTGGATGAAGTTCGACAATGGGTTTAAGCTGACCTACGATTTCGGTAAGCTTGCTTGTGCCGGATCCACGGGTAATGCCGGATGCACGGGCAATGCGTTCGGCGGCCAGAACGCTACCGTCGGCGGCTCTTGAGCGTCTTGCGCACAGTCTCCCGTGCCCGCCTGCGTTCCGTCTTACTCAGTGGGACTGGGCGGTACTCGAAGAAGTACGAGAGGAACTCGCGAGAGGCCTTGTCTTTCGATAATCTTTGAAATATATCAGACCGTTCGACGCGCATGTCCACGAGCGTCTTCTGCTTTCCTAAACAGGTGGTTGGAGTCAGTATTTTGTGTCGTCGGCTCGTGTTGCTATTCGCCAAATTCACCAGGTGCTCGGCCGTGCACAGCAGCCGCTGCTGGGGGAGCGAGTCCCGGAGTTCTGCTGGGGCGTACACTAATGCGAAAAAGAACTGGAGCAGAGTGGGAATGCTTGCGACCATAAGCCCGCTCTTATTCACGTGATAACTGTGACATGCGGTCGTCTCATATATTCGCACCAGCGTGAACTCCTTGTCCGCAATATCCATGCTCGCCGGCAAATACTCTTCGTACGCCGCATGCTTTTGGATATGGACTCCCTCGTGCTTCCCAAACACGTCCTTGAACATCTTGGCGAGCTCGGGAACTCTGTCTGCCGTAGCCAGGACATCGATCGGCAGCATCCATCGGCTTGCTCCCCCCGACTCCTGTATCATCGAGGCGTTGAATCCGAGTAGCACCACCTTTTCCTTCACGAGTAAACTCTTGATGTGCTTCCTCACCGGTTCCGTCAAGTACGTTCCCTGAACCTTCTCCTCTTTCGAGGGGCACGTCATCGGGTAGTTGCGGTTCAGGCGTTGGAGCCGGCCGTACACCTTCGTCCATCGCGATACGTCGCCTTTCGGCCTCGAGAGTTCCAAGTACATAGCCATCCTCAGGAAATTGGGAGACGCGTAGTGCACGTCGTCCTTCACGATACTGTCTTTCCATAGCTGTTCGAACATCTTCGTATCCATGTGCGAGATGTCGGCGACCGGCACGTAATCGCAGAAAACCTTGAACGTCCCAAGATGTATCCCAGGCTTCACCTCCACGCTCTTGAACCCGGCATCCGCTAGCCGATCCGCCAGCTTCGCGCCGTGAACCTGCGGAGTTTCCGAGAAGAAGTCGTAGTCCGGAAGATCGACGTCCGTATTGTAGAACTGATCGTTCTTTGGAAGAAGATTGTTGATCGCCGTTCCGCCATAACACATTACGCGGTGTGTCTGGATGAACTTGTACACGATTCGGAACATCTGCTTGATGACGGGATTGTTGGCCGTTTCCCTGGCCTGCTCATCCTCTACTCGTTTAGCTATTTCGCCCACCTCCTCCATTACTTCTTTCACTTCAAAAAACGAATGGTAATTACGCCGTTTTTATTTTACGGTCTCAAACAAATGACCAAGCGGTCTTCGAAAGAAGCCGCTCGCGATAGAAAGGGATCGGCAGATATGGTCGATGGGTCAGGAGGCCCCCCTCCAAAGAGGAAGAAGGATGTGGGGGGCGATACCCTGTGGATCAAAGACGATACGCTCGATCCCAGCTCGTCCTCCAGCGAAGGGAGCCCGCGTCCGGTCATACACATCCAAGTCATATCCAAAAGCGACGGGAGCGAAGACGATGACGACGACGATGACGACGATGAGGATTACGAGGATGGAACCGAGAGCCACGAGGAAAAAAACGATTTCCTCAGCTATCTCATGAACAAGTACGCGTCGACACCGAATCGGCCAGTCACCCGTTCAAAGTCCACAAAGGACTCTTCTTCGCCGTCCAAAGATGAACGCATCCCTCTTCAACTCACGAAGACCGAGCTTGCGTACTACAAATCCCAGTCCCCCGAACGCCGATCCGACCTTCTCCAACTCATGCGGAAAATGACCAGCCTCACGATCTCCGAAGGGAACACTCCTCTCAAATTCAAGATCCTGGAATTGCCCGTGTCCGATTACATTAAGTCCACCGTCATCAAGAAGGTGGCGGCCGTCGAAGAAATGGGCCCGGATTCCGGGGAAGCCTACAAGCTCCGCAACTGGATCGACGCGTTCCTCCGCATTCCGTTCGGCAAGGTCGTGCCTCTGCCCGTGAGTCTGGAACACGGCCCAGTCATATGTAATCAGTTCATGGTGGATGCGCGCAAGACGATGGACAAACACATTTACGGAATGGTTCCTGCGAAAACCCAGATCCTCCAGATTCTCGCCCAGCTCATTGTGAACCCCACGTCCGTGGGCAACGTCATCGCGCTCCAGGGATCGATGGGCGTGGGCAAAACGAGCCTTGCCCGCAACGCGATCGCCGACGTCATGAAACGCCCCTTCGAGTTCTTTTCGCTGGGCGGAGCGTCCGATATTTCCGGGTTCGTGGGGCATTCGTACACGTACGAGGGCTCTATGTGGGGGCGGCTCGTCGATTCCATCATGCACGCCGGCTCCATGAATCCCGTCATGTACTTCGACGAACTCGACAAGGTGTCCAACACTCCGCACGGGGAGGAAATCGTGAACATGATGATTCACCTCACAGACCGCTCCCAGAACTCCCAATTCCACGACCGGTATTTCTCGGGCGTGGATCTGGACTTGTCCCAGTGTTTATTCGTGTTCTCGTTCAACGATATCGAAAAGGTTCACCCCATTCTGCGCGATCGTATGACCGTGATTCACTGTGGAGGATACACGGAATCGGACAAAAAGGTCATTCTGAAAGATTATATCTGGCCACAATTACTTGATCGTCTCAAGTTTTCGACCGCCGATATTGTTCTCACCGACAGCGCAATTAAGTACATGATCACCGAACACTCCGGCGACGAGAAAGGTGTTCGTACTCTCATTCGCACCGTTGAGGGAATGATGACCCGCCTGAATATGCTCAGGGTCATGAAGGACGACTCGGTCAAAGAGTACTCGTTCTACGTCGACTACACCACGCCATTCACACTGTCTGAGTCCGTCGCGAAGAAGCTCCTCACCGACATCTCGAAGAAAGATCCGGAGCACTGGCGGGCGATGTACAATTAGTCGTTTCTACGCAACTCCACAAACAGTCTTCGCACGTATACGTTCTCTTGACATACGTCTCCATCCACTTCACATGGAGTGCGAAATAGCTGTTCGCACACTTCGGACACTCGTGCGTTTTCTGGAACTTTTCAGTATCGTCCATTTTGACCGCCTGATTCTTGGGGCGAGAAAATACATTTTCATTTTACACATACCACGTACCAACCTCACCATAGATTGATTGCCGCAATCCCGGCGATCAGTCCGGCCAGCGCAAAAAAAACGTACTTCTCAGCACGCTTCCGCTCGGACACGCGCCGAGCCTCGTTTTCCACCGCAATCTCCAGATTAGCCTGGGCATCCATCCAGGCCTGAAACGCCTCGTTGTGCACCTGATACAACCGTTCGCACTCAGCACGCAGCTCCTCAATCGTCATCTCCATTGGTTAGTCTATGTAGCCTGTGTTTAAGTATTTAGGACCGCAGCGGCTCCAGCCACGTCTCCCACTCTGACTCGGGAACGTTGTTCTCGCGAAGAATCGCCGCGCCTCTCGATTCGCGCTCCACCTGATCCTCGAGCTCCATCAGTTTTCCGAACTCGCGTCCCAGAATCACGGACACCGACTCCTTCTGTCCAATCCCTTCCAAATACCCTTGGAGGACATTGCACATTCTCGACAAGTTTCCCTGGGCGCACATCCCGACGTTGTCCCGCAACTCCGCCGCCAGAATCTTCTTCAGATCCTGTCTATCGGGAGATCCTTGAATATACTGCCACACTCCGTCCACCACCTTTCCGAAAATCCCCGGCTCCAGATCGTAAATTGTGGCATCCGAGCAGTACATCGCACTGAACTGCCATGCCGATTTGGGCGACAAATGGCAGAACATAATAATCATCTTGTAGGTCATGGACAACCTGTTCTTCTGCCACTTAAAGACCTCCGGAACCGGAATCTTCAGGATTTCTTGGACGTTCTTCTTCGTCTGTTCAACCACGAGTGTAGTGTGGACGTTCTGATTGTCTTGAGCAAGCTGTCCCAGCTGAGGCATCCGATTCGGCAACGCCATCGCTCGGGCTCCCAGGCGCTCGTGTGGGGCGACTGCTTGACCTCCCCATCCCGCCATCGCACCCGCGTCCCTCTCAAGCACTATGCGCGCCTCAATCTCGTCCGTCGCAGTTCGAATGGTGTTGGAAATTGCCCGTATTCGCACATTTCGTTCGTGGTCTTCTGGATTATGCTGAATAAGTCCCTGGAGGCGTTCCATAATTCTGGCAAGACATATCATATATTGAGCTCTCAGTCGTACATTATTCCAATCTACTGGTGTATTTAATCGCGCGATATATCGTAGCGCATCGTTCCGAATAGCCGTGAGTTCGCGATTATCGCGCGCCGGCTGGTCCGGATCACGACCTCCATTCGCGGCAATTTCGGCTGCTTGGGCGTCCCGTAAGTCCTGTGTTTCGGTGCGGTGTCGTACCGTCATGTGCGCCTCGGCAATCGTCTCTTCGTTCGTGATCGCACGGACCTCCTGCGGACTGCCTGCATCGATACGGCGCTCTTGGAAACTGTTCTCTTGATGTCTACGTTCGAACTTCTGCTTCATTGTCAGCTGCTCCTGCGCGAAGCGGTGCGGTCCCGTTTCCGCCCGCTTGGTTTCGTGCTTTCCGCAGTACTGCGAGTTTGCTTTGTGCTTTGTTTTACACTGCGTTCCCTTTTGGGTGTACACTTGGCATTTTAGAAGATCCATTCCGTAGATTCTTCCCGGAAATTATTCGGGCAAAAAATGATCCGTTTTGTGCTTAGGGGTGGCGTGGGTCGGTCGGTGTATAGGCTTAATCGGCCAACATTTCATTTACGATCGATGCGAAGAGAAGCGCGAGTGCGAACAGGATAAACATAGCCCCGAACGGGCTCCATAGAATGTCCAGTACGAGCCTCCCCGTCGCGGGCCCGAACGCAACGATGAAGAAACAAATCATAAAGAAGAAGAATGCGGGATCCATGGCGAGGTGATCACTCCCATTCAGCCAATCCCCATCCGTTTTCGTGCAAAAATACCCCTAGTGGGTTTTTTCGCGTTTTGTGTTTGTTTGTGTGTGTATGACTACTCTACGATGGATCTACATGTGCCTCCGTTGAGGGAGACGATGCAGTTCCAGTTGTTTCCTGAGATTTCTTATATATCCGGTACTTGTTGAATGCCCACGCAACTACGAACACAGCCAAAATTGACGTCAGAATGCAAATTATAATAATTGACGACATTCTGATGTAATGTTATTGGCCGAGTATCCTTCACTGTCTATGATCTTTTCAAATCCGTTTTTGGTGAAAAACATTCCCCACCAGGCAATCGCCTGGTCGTGTTCGGGGAATGAACCGAACCCACTTGGTGGATCCGATTTTTTATCGGTGCGCCTTTTGTTTCTGCAGTGGTGCGCTTTAACTGCGTAGATTTAGATAATTCACTTCCGAGGAATCATCAAGCCCGGGGTAATCGCCTTACCCGACATACACCGATTTCAACGCACAAAATCCGTTTTCAGTGAAAAATTCGAGTTTTTTCTTTTTGTTTTGAATTTTGCTCTTTTGTGTTTTGTTTTGTACTTTCGTCAGTCATAAGGATATTCGTCCCTCCACTCATCTAGATACTCTCGCCGTAGTTCATCTGCCTCGTCACCCTCGTAGGTGTCGTCGACATCCATCCCAGCGAGCCATGAGGCATGCTGGTCTTCGGGCACGTTGTGCGTGCGCATGATCTGCAGGGCCTTCTCACGCCGGACCGTCGGGTCCTCAATGTGCATGAGCGGCGGCAGCAGGTCGCCGAGAATTTCGGCGACAGACGGCGCGGGCATCTCGTCGAGGTACCCTTGCAGGACATTGCACAGCCGCGTCAGGTTTCCCTGTGCGCACATGCTGACGTTGTCCTCGAGCTCAGTCTTGAGCGTCTTGATGAGCACCTCCTTGTCGGAGTGCGCCTTGATGTACTGCCAGACGCTGTCGAGCGTCTTGCCGTAGATGCCGGGGACCATATCGTAAATGGTCTCAGGCGACGTGTACTTCTCCATCAGCAGCTTTCCGGCCGCAATAGAGAGCTTGCACTCGGCGATGATCTCGCCGGGCGTCTTGGCGACCGTCTCCATGTTCCAGCGGTACTCCGCGGGCACAGGGATCGTGATCACCTTCTCGATGGTCTTCTTCACCACCTCGTTGACCGTCACCTCGCGGTGAACGTTCTGGTTGTCCTCGTGGAACGCAACCTCTCGGCGACGAAACCACGCATCAGCCTCCTCCGCGTGTCGCTGCTCGCGCTGGCGCCGCCGAAAGGCCTTTCTCTCCGCGCGGATGTCCTTCTTGAGGTTGTAGTTGGCGTCGGACTTCGTGTTCGGCGACATGCTTAAGATTACCTTCATGCGATAATACGCAAAGTCGTGGCGCGCCTTCAGTACCGCCATCTCTTCGCCCACATCCTCTCCCGAGTTGGAGAGCGCCTCGAGGCGGGTGCACTCGTTGATATACGTCATGTACATCCGCGAGAGCACGGCCTCCTTCGGACCCTTCTCCTGCTCGGAGTGGTAGTGCAGCTTGCATAGCCCATCCTTGTGCACGCGGAACTCGCAAGGTCCGCTCGTGTGGTGGCGAACAGCAATACAGTTTATTGTGCTGGTGTTCGACATCCTGGGATAGGCAGAGATTACTGCGTACCAAATGATACAAATCGCATTGAAGGTAAAAATTCCGTTTTTAAGTATAAGATGACCAAGTCCAAACCAGATGCCGTCGATTCTATCATAAAAAGCGTCAACTGGAAAGTCGGGGGATTCAACCTCCTTCCCATCTTCTTCGGAACTGTGATGGCTCTCGTCGATATCCTCATGATGTCCACTACGAAAATGGTCAGCTCGGGAACGCTGAGCTCGGCCGTCGGCCTTCCGTTCGCAGTCGGCCTCTATGCGCTCGAACCCCTCATCTTCCTGCGAGCCCTCAAGTACGAGGGAATGGTTGTGACGAACTTGGTGTGGAATCTCATGAGCGACATCATCGTGACCCTCCAGGGCATTCTCGTCTTCGGTGAAAAGATCCAGGGCGTTCGATGGATCGCTATCGGAATGGCCATTTTCTCTCTGGGGTTGTTCGCATACACGGACGGCGAATAAAAACGAATTTTGTAGCTGGTATCCTCTCATGATCATCCCAACATGAGCATAAAGACCAACATCCTGCTACTCTGGATATTCTCCACCACACTTCTTCTTGAAGTTGCGTATATGGAATATACCGACGTTCGCGACGGAAAGACGCATATCAGTCAAGACAACAGCAAGACGGCGATCGTCAGCTTGTTCATTGTTACCAGCCTCGCAGTGTTCCTATCCGGAATAATGTGGCTGCTTGCGTAAACAAACAAAACACACACCAAAACCCCACCAATAAAAACGGAAAGTTTTTGTTTAAGAGAGTGTAGTTCGGGACTCGCGTAGTTTCTCAGACATAACGTTTGATTGGATAGGGTAGCTCCCGTTCAGTTAAGACTTGGTTTGCGAACACTACCAGTTTCTGATTATGGGGGAGCACGGCAATGCGGGGCTTCACAATTACAAGCAAGAGGTCTGAAAGGATTGGGTGATAGCTTGTAGTAATTGACGATATTGTGGTGGCACATGAGAAAATAGATTGAATCAGGGATTGTAGAGTACTACGGACTAAGAAGGCTGCCACGCCGACCTAGTTTTTGCCTTTCGGTTCCAAAGTAAAAATTTGGGTTCGAGACGTTCACCTCTTCACCCGTTAATCCTCTCTTATTCAATTCTTATTCTACTTTGACCTCCTTGCACTCGCTGCACTCGTACCGAAAATACTCCCGATCCCGAACCTTCCACGACGCTATGAGCACCCAAATGTGCATACAGATATCGGCAAATCTCATTTGGGGAATACTATTCTTTTCCCAAGTGAGCGCACTTTCCGTTTTCCAAATGAAAAAGGTTTCCCTTTCGCAGATTTGGACTCGATACCGGTTTTCTCCTCATTCCTTTTTCTTTGCCCAGGTTTTGTCCTGGGGTAGCCAACAATTTAGGCTCCAATATACCACTCCTTGGGCGGAATAAATCCGTTTTTACCCCACGACTAAAAATGGGGGATCTTCAAGCCCCCCATGCTCTACCCTACCTTGACGTAAATAAATCCGTTTTTAATGCTTGCGCCTCCGCGTATTGCGTTTCGCCTTCTTCGTCTTCCGCGTCTTCTTACGTCCCTTACCCGACGCTACTCCAGTGGTGGAAATGGGATTGGGGATGTTTGTGGGGGGAGGGAGCGACTCTCTCCCAATTCCACCCAACATCCAAACCTTTCGATACCTGGGGAGGCTTTGGTGGAAAGTACTTTTCCGCATTCGGATTCAAATTCGTCTTCGTTTGCTGCAGCGCCATACTTACTTTACTGCGCGTTTACTTTCCGTTTGAAGTCGCGGTTCACAGACTCCAGCGTAAGCATTTTTTTCGATAACTTCATCGCCCTCTCCGCAATCTTACGACACTTCGCATCGTTCTTGAGGCACCACTCGTACTGCTCTTCCAGATCCGACAAGTCCTCTTTCACGTCAATCACCGTCTTCCTATGAACCAGCTTGTCTTCGTACCACACAGTGTACTGCCCCTTGACCCTGAAAATCACCGACCCGGTTTGAAACCATTTCAGCAATCGGTAGGCCGCCACATTACCGTCAATGTTCAAAATGTATCGGTACTTTGACTGCTCCTCGAAACTCATCTTGGGAACGAGTTTCACAGCGTCCACCTTTCCCAGCCCATGTTTCCGATCGAACTTCAAGTTCTTCGTGAGCTTTGTTATTCCCGCATTTAACCACGGATACTCTAACCCCGCAACCTTCAATCGCATATTCGTGTCCGCTTTCCGCCCGCACCCCGTCGACGATCCCCGGAACACCACCTTTTGAATTTTCTCTAACCAACCTACGGCCGCGGAAGGAATCTGTTCGTACCCCAGCACCGCTCGCACGTCGTCATAATTTGGAATAGCGATGTCCTCGTACCCTTCAGCACTCGATCCTCCAAAGATGGGAAGCATGGGTCCACGGTACGCCTCCTCCAACGTTCCCGACCCCAGAATTGGCCACGGCTGCGTCCTGTCCTTCTTCAGCATCAGAGCGTCCGTCAAGTTCAAGATGTACAGCCCGTCGTTCAGACCAGACACCTGTCCCACAAACCGCTCCCATTCGACGGACGTTGACGACTTGAACGGTTTCACAATGCACCCCAAGACCCGTATGGTTTTTGCGTTCGTCATCTTCTTGCGCAACGTCTTTCGAGCCTTCGGGGGCGATTCGGAGCTCTGTAGTTTCATGAGCTCGTTCTGACCACCGCGCACCTTCAGCAAATAACAGTTGTGGTGAAGGTAGTTGAAAATATACTCCAGCGTGCGCCTACACACCGGATCGTCTCCTGTTTCAATCAGCGCACTCTCAAGGCTCTTGAGAACCTTCATTGTGTTAGTTCAAGTTAAAATTAACCACCTCGTCCGCTTTCCAGTCGCGCATGTCGTTCGATATCTTACGTATGACCAGTATCGTATCGCATTCCGGGCATATCTCCGCTACGTTCTTGTACGCCCTCAGCACGTACTTTGCTACGGCCTTTATCGCTCGCATCTTCTTATCGTCCACGATAAGCACTCCTCCGACCCTCAGCATCTTTAGGCAGTAGAACACGTCCAGCAGGGTATAATCGAACAAGTGGTATCCGTCAATCAAGGCCACGTCAAGATTCTTAAGTTTCTTTGAGAGTTCCGGAAGCGCCTCGCTGCTTGATTTCTCTACCAGCCGCCAGTTTCGGCCTTTGACGAACCCCACCCTCTTCAAGTTCTCGGCTCCAATTCCTTCCCAGTGCCCGTCCCCCTTTCCGTACTGGTTCGGATCTATTATCGTATGACTAATACCGGGGCTCTTCATTCGCTGATGGTGTTCTGCGAACACGAGTGCCGACGTACCATACGCAAACCCCACCTCCAATGTATCCTTAGCATTCGTCTCAACAAGTCTCTTCCGGATCTCCGCGTGTTCTGATTGACGCGTGTGAGACGTGAGTCGACGGTACTCCCCTGCTGGAGTGAACACGCACGCATACTTCAGAGTAGCGCCTAAAAACAACTTTGTTTGTTCCGGGTCTTTGCCCGCGTTTTTGAAGTCCGCCAGCTTTGTTCGAATCTGCTCCTTCTGTTCCGGGCTCAACGTGTCGAACCACATTATAATTCCCTTCTAAAAAGTAATGTTCAAAGCTCTCCCAAAGGCAGAGCTCAAGGATTTTCCGACCGGCTCATTTACCATCATTGTCCCGTTCCGCGAACAACTCGAACAGAAACGAGGGGATCAGCTAAAAAAGTTTGTCGAGCACTTCGAACAGCTCGGGTGGCCGGTTCTCGTTGTCGAGCAGTCCGACGACGGAAAAAAGTTCAATCGCGGAGCCCTTCTGAATGTAGGATACGATCTCGTTGAAACGGACTATGTGGTTCTTCACGACGTTGACCTGATCCCGAAGAAAACTCTTCATCCATACTACACTGCATTTCCCACGCACCCCATACATATTGGGAAATCAATCACCAAGTACGATTCGCCGTCCTTTCTTGGGGCGGTCGTCTCCGTCTCCAAGAAAGATTACAAGGCCATCAACGGCTTCCCCAATAACTTTTGGGGGTGGGGCGGGGAAGATGATGCGTTCCGGATTCGACTGAAGCTTGCCGGAATAAAGGTCTTTCAGCCAACCGTGAAGTCTGGGTTCACTGAACTTCCCCACGTCGATACTCGCACGAACCCAGAGTGGAAGAACATGAAGAAGTGGGAAGAGCTAGAGAAGGAGCGTGAAGGTAAAAACAAGTCCGGGTTGTCGGACTTGAGCTATGATATTCTATCGAAAGACGAACTTGGCTCGAATGTCCTGAAAATAACGGTCGATCTCAAATGAAATCAGTCCGTCTTCTAGTCCAGCCAAATTTTTGCCCGTCGCCCGTGATAGTTCCGTAGAAAGTTCGCTACTTCGCGAATATGAACGGGCGCAGACGCAATCACTGCCTCGTACGTTGCCTTCCATACCTTCTTCTTATTTCCTATCTCGGTTGAATCGGATGCTAGCGTTGATGCGCTCAGCGCCTCTCGCAGAAGCTCCAGTGCCTTCTTCTTCAATATCAACAACCTCGTCGCGTGGACGTTTCGTTCACGTCGAGGCGAAAGATCTTCATATGTAGCCGACATTTCGGTGTGATATGATCAGGCCTTCATAAAACCAATTTCGTTTTTTAGTGAAAAAGTGGTGCTTTCACACCGGGTTGGCTGGGCCTTCAAGTCTGCGAGATCCACCGAATGTATTCGGGTTTCATCAACAGAACTCTGTGAAGCCAGGTGGCGTTCTCACACGCCCTGTACATATCGCGCTCCGCATCGTTCAATTCCTTCATGCGAAGGTCAATGTTTACGCCACAGCAGTGGCATGCAATTGTATGCTTCATTCGGCACTCAAATATCTCGACACTCGCACGCTGTGCATTGTCGTTGGCCTTGATGTACCTTTCCCATGCCTCATCTTGATCGCGCATAGCGTTTGCATGTGCGTCAATCATGCGCATCGTCGCATCGAGGCTCATCGTAAACGTAGCCAGTGATCTCGTCCGTTTCTTCACCATTCCAATTTCGTTTTCAAATGAAAAATTCGAGCGTTTTCTTTTTTGTTTTTGAATTTTGCTCTTTTGTGTTTTGTTTTTGGTTTTAGATTACCAGACCTCCATCTCGTGGACCATTAGTCTAGACATGGTATGCTTGGGATTGTACACCATGTGTACAAGCCCAGTTTCCGGATTCACCGTAATGCTCTCATTGCACTTCTCGGTGATCTCCATAGCAGATAGCTTCTGGTTTTCATCCAGCCACTCATAGGCCTTGAAATCCTCAACCAACTTGTCGACAAGGAATGCGATCGCCTTCGCCATCGTAGAGAACACACGTTCCCTCTCCTCGTAGATACTACCGTCCGCGTCGTACACTATGTACTTCGCGGTAAAGACCTTCATCAACGGCATCATGTTCGTAAGAAGTGTATGCTTCTAAGTGTTTGTTTGCTTCCCTTTCTATTCTGATAAAAATGATTTCGTTTTTTAAGTGAAAAATTACGTCAACTCTAATACTTATTAGATTTGACGGGTTATTGCGTCACCACCGGGGATGCATACATCCTGATTTATCGGTTTTAAACGGGCTATTAACGTGTCCAAACGGGTTATATCGTCACCACCACATTGGTTATAACGTCACCACCGCATTGGTTATCACGTCACCACCGGGTAAACCTCAGCAGGTCTCCAATATCCACTATGTTTGTCCCGAAAGAATCCGTTTTCTGGGGCGCCCCGCGCGCGTCCTCCGCTCTGTCTTGCGAGAGCCCGGCCGGGTGTGGGCGGGGTTGCGAAAGGGGGTGAACCAAAAACCACATTTGATCAGAA